ACCATCATCACCACAGACAATATCACCCTCTGCATTGGCTTGTTCCAATATTCGTTTTACAAGGTCATCGGTCACGGAGATTATCCTTTATTAGATAAACGAACATTGAGAGGATCCAAATCACAGCGCCCCATACCAATATACCCAATGGGAGCAAGAACAAATAGAAGAACTCTGGGCTCTGACTAAGCAGCATTTTCTACCACCTCCAAATGATCCTTAACAACCTTCAACGTTACTAGCTTACCGACATTAGGATTGCATCTGGTATAATCCCGACCACCGTCGATGAAGCCATCGTTCTCTTCGTCTAAGACACGGTAATCATGACGATAACGAGAGTATACTATATCTTCGCCGATTTGTAAACCAGTAAATTCTTCGAGAGCAGAGATACCATTACAGACGGTAAACTGTCCAAAATCGTTACGATATAATCCCATATAGTTCGAACCTTCCGGATGCGCTTCCTCTGTATAGAAGATCGCTACAGGAAACTCCGACCAACCACCAGTTCGAGTCTTAAGACATGTCTCGAATACGTATTTGGCATTATACATGTTCTCTACCTTGGCGATACCGTCTGGCTTGAGAAACGTAGATTCATTATGTATTTTCATCTATCCACCTCGTGATAATTATAGGACCAAACTTATAAAGCATATAGGGACGACCAGTAATCATCCCCCTTTTTCTCTTTTTAAGGACAGCCCAATATTTTAGTTGGCTAGCGATCCTAATATTCCAACCGAACATTAGTATTTCTCCCGGATAATTCGTTTACGGTCATATTTCTTCTTGTTGCGAACAATACGCTGTTTATATTTGCTCGAGCGGAGCTCAAGAGCGATTGGATTTATCTTAGACATCTATTCCTCTTTCATATTCACAATGATGATTATACCGTATCTTTCGAAAAAGACAACACTTGATTTTTACCGAAGATGTATATATAATAGAGACAAAATGGAGTGTATGATGAAGATAGATTTTAGTAATTTTAATATCATGGATAATTGCTTTAATAAAGAAAAAGATGCTTTGAGATTTTTAGATAAAGATCATACAGATTTCTTTTCTAAGATATGCGAAGTTATATTACTAGAAACTGGATCTCGTAAGGCTACCGAAACTTGGCAATTATGTCAATTGAACCATTTGTTAAAACATGCGGCAGAGAAATCTCCATTCTGGAAAAACAGATTAACAAATGTTGAACTGAATTCTCTGGAAGATTTAAAACAATTACCCATTCAAACAAGACAAGATGTAAAAGAACAAGTATCAAAAGATGGATGTTTATTGCCTCCAGAAGAAGGCATATTCACACATCATACATCTGGGTCTTCTGGTGTACCGATTAAATTTTATTACGCAAAAGCTAATGAAAAATTAAATCAATATAGAATATTTGCCCGATACATTATCGGCGATTTTGATTTGAAAAATAATTCAACCAGATTGCATGCTGCTTCATATATGGAGGATCCAGGGTTTTCTGTAAAATACGCAGAAGTGGCTACAAAATATGGTTTCATTTCTACTGGACCAAGACGAATTATTTCTTATTCTAATCCAGATCTAAAGAAATTCCGTGAATGTATTGGTTCTGAGAAAATAGGTTATCTCATTGTCAATCCATATATGATGGATACTCTAAGAACTCAAGTTTATCCTATCGAAGACATGGTAAAGGATGGATTAAATGCTTGGACGCCAATTGGCGGAACAGCAAGCGACGAGGCTAAGAAAGAATGTAGAGACCTAGGAGTTAGAATTACTGGAAATTATTCTTCAGAAGAAATTGGATTGATTGGATATGAGTGTAATGAATGTCCGGATCATTATCATGTTTCTATGTCTAATGTTATTGTAGAATCTATACCAGAAGACGATTTGCAAATGGGCGATTCTAAACTTGGACGACTATTAATTACAAAAATGAGTTCTCATGCTACTCCATTTATTCGTTATGATATTGGAGACATAGGAGAATTATTGCATAAATGTCCATGCGGTCATGATGGACCAACAATTCGTAATCTACACGGTAGAACTAAAAATTTAGTTAGAAAACCAGATGGATCTATTTGGCCATTTTTGGTACAAGTAAAGAATCATACATTCATTTCAAATTACAAAGAATACAGATTCATTCAAACTGATCTGAATACCATTAGAATACAGATTGGTGGCATTAATTCCATTTCAGAAGAAGAAGTAAAACAATGGGCTGGTGTTGTTTATGATCAGGTAGGTAAAAACACGTTTAATATAGAAATAGAACTTTTAGATAATATCGATTGGGGTGGATCTAAAAAGAAAATACCATTTAAGAGTTTGGTGATATAATGAAACCATGGCTTACAATTATTGGTGTAGGTGGTGCTGGAGTAGACGATTTATCCACTCGTGCTAAAAACGTAATCAAACATGCAGAAGCTGTCGCAGGAACTAAATTTCATTTAGATCAAGTTGAAATAAATGGACAAAAGATATATTTTCCAGAACGTAAAGTGGCAGTATTCGAAGAAATAGACAAATGGAGAGGCAAACAAACAGTCTTGTTAACGCAAGGCGATCCATTTTTCTATGGAATAGGTAAAATAATCTTAGATCGTTATAATTCACAAGAAATATATTCTATTCCAGCACCATCTGCATTCTCTCTTGTTGCTTCTAGAATGAAATGGCAACAGCAGGATTGTAAACTGTTATCGTTATACGACAGACCATTTGATGTGTTTGTAACACATTTAATACCAGGAACAAAAATAATATCCCTCTGCAGAGACGAGAATACTCCCAGAATGGTTGCAGAATACCTTTCAAATAACAACATGGGAAAGTCTATCATTTACGTATTAGAAGGAATCGATACACCGAGAGAAAGAATACGATGGACTCTAGCCGAGGAATATAATTTTAATGATGTAATCTCCTTCCTGAACAGTCTAGCTCTAGATATAAGATAGGTGTTGACTTTTTAAAAGATCCGGGGTATACTATACGTATACTTGATGAGGAGATTGAAATGGTCACCCTGTCTAAAGCCTCTAAGATGCCTGCTAAATCCTGGTCTCTCCAAGCGGGTAATACCTGTCCTGGATCCATTGATCCCGTTTCGAAACAGCCGCTTCCGGTCTGTGCTGGCTGCTATGCTAAAGATGGCATGTATAATATGCCGAACTCCAAGCGAGTCCGTGATGCCAACCGTGAGGATTGGAAACGAGCCGAATGGGTCGACGAGATGGTCGAGGCTCTGAAGAAGCAGAAGTATTTCCGCTGGTTTGACTCGGGAGACGTCTATCATCCTGCTCTGGCGTTTAAGATCTTTCTGGTTATGCAGAAGACTCCGCACGTCAAACATTGGCTTCCCACCAAATCCTACAATATCCCGAAAATCCGTGCAGTTCTTGAGCGTATGAAGGCTCTCGAGAATGCCTCTGTCCGCTATTCCTCGCCGTCTATCACTGGCGAGTATACGGAAGATCACGGCGCTACGGTTATTTCCTACGCCGAGGATGAGACGACTGCTACGGTCTGTGGAGCCTATTCCCGTGGCGGTAAGTGTGGCGAGTGCCGTGCTTGCTGGGATAAGACTGTGTCTGTCGTTGCCTATCCTGCTCACGGATCTCGCATGATGGCCAAGATCCGTCGAATGAAAAAGGCTGCTTGACTTTTTTAAAAGATCAGGCTATACTATGTCTATGGTTGATGAGGAGATTGAAATGAAGACTGCTTCCCAGATTAATGCCGCTATTCTCTCTGGTTCTTTCTCTCCGGAGGAGATCCGCTCTATGTCCCAGGCTGTCTCTATTAAATTCAAGGAGATGCAGCGTCGTGCGACTATTCTCTTTGCGAAGGGCGATAAGGTTAAGTTCGAGACTCGCTCTGGCGAGACTATCACGGGTACTGTGGCTCGTATTAATCAGAAGACTGTTACGGTCAATACGTCTACTTCCCAGTGGAAGGTTTCTGGCTCGCTGCTCCGGAGGGCATAATGAAAATCTGGGTTCTCGTTGGTATCTATGAAGATATGCAAACAAAAATCTTGGGATATTACAACTCCCATATGGAAGCATTCGATCATAGGTATCTTTATCAAATGTTAAATCCTACTAAATTCGAGATGGTGCATATTCATTCTCTAGATCTAACAGAGGCGACTATCTGATGAAAGAGGAATGGTCAATCACTCGAGAAGAGGCTCGAGAAGTATCCACTCTTATCTGGGAATATCTCAAAGAGGGTGGTCATAACCTAGACAACAACATGCTCGAGCGAGTCGGAGAGGCTCTTATTTGGGCTGATCGTATCCGTATTGTTGCTTCAGGAGAGGAACTTGACAATGAATACTGATTGGTGCGAAACGGGAGACTTTCTCTACGAGATCAATCGTAAGATCGAGAACCATATTCAGGATCATTTCGAACTGATATACTCAGGGCGAGACAACGTAGGACTCGACAGTCGCTGTGGCCCTATCTATATCAATCAGGAGTATATCGCCGTAGATAAGTTCCGTGCAGGAACGATCGAATACTACGGTGGCTTCGAATACGTAGACAAGGATCATCGACAGGAGATGGGCGACTTCGTATTCTATTCTCGAGAGTCGAGTCGGATCGCAGAACATATCGATCGGTTCTTCGGTGTAGAGACTCCGGAAGAGGAAGATGTTGACTAGTATCCGTATCTAGGGTATAATATCTTATAGCTTGAAGGAGATAGTCATGCCTCGTGGTGTTCGTGCCCATAAAGATAATGTTGACGCTATTGCCGCTCTGGCCGCTGTCGCCGAGACAGACGACGAGATCGAACAGCGTATTAGTGAACGGTTCGATATCCTCGAGGCATTGACTGACAGCTGTATCGCTGGTAACTCCCGTGCGCTTATCGTCAGTGGTCCGGCTGGACTCGGTAAATCCTATACTGTCGAGAAGAAACTCGAGGCGTGGGATCCTTCGGGTAACAACTACGCTATTACGAAGGGATACGTCCGTGCGACTGGTCTCGTCAAGCTGCTCTACGCCTATCGTGAGGCTGGTCAGGTTCTCGTATTCGATGACGCCGATGCCATTTTCTTTGACGACGTGTCTCTCAATCTTCTGAAGGCGGTTTGCGATACGACTGAGCGTCGTGTCGTGTCTTGGCTTTCCGAGGGTCGGCTGCTCGAAGAAGAGACTGGCGAACTTGTTCCTCGCTCGTTTGTGTTCGAGGGTACAATCGTGTTTATCTCGAACTACGACTTCGACGCTATGATCGATCGTGGCCATAAACTGGCTCCGCATTTGCAGGCGATGGTGTCTCGTGCTCATTACCTGGATCTGGCGATGAAGAGCCGTCGTGACTATCTGGTGCGTATTCGTCAGGTAGTTGCTCAGGGATTGCTCTCTGATCTCGATCTCGACGAGCAGGTGGATGTTCTTACGTTCATCGAGGCGTATAGCGAAAATCTCCGTGAGTTGTCGCTGCGTATGGCTCTTAAAATTGCCTCTATCCGTAAGACTAACGCCAATTGGCAAACTGTTGCGAAGGTTACATGCTGCAGATAAATGGTATAATCTATGTGTACAGAAGGGATACGTGGCTACGACCCTATGATGAGTTTTTCGTAGGGTCGTGGTCATTCTATATCCGTAGAGTTAATAAGAATAGACGTCCGAAGAGGAACAAATGGAAAAGCCCACGCAAGAATTCTTTGCGACTCTAGGTCAATATGTATATCAGTATATTGATTCAGAGGGTAAACCATATTACACTGGCAAGGGTAATGGAGACCGTTGTTACGCTCACGTGATTGAAAAGGGTTTGAACCCAGAAGAGTGTTACATCGTCGCAAGAAATCTTGAAAAGTTTGAAAACAAGAAAGACTGGCAATCCTTTCTGTTGGAATCATATCTGATTGCCACCCAATCTCCAGATGGCAATACTGTCTCTGGTCACTATAAGGAATGTTTTGTTATGGCTTCGCTATCGTCAATGTTCTCTAGCTTCAAGAGCGAACAGTATGATATGTTTGAATCTTTCCCGTCGTGGTATCTCGATAATTATAGCACATTCCGTGGTCGACTTCGTGAGGTTAAGCTGAATGCAACGACTGCATTCTTCCTGTCCATTGCACGAAACAAAATGTATATGATGTGGTGGTGGAACCCAGACTCTGACGATCCTATCAAGGTTACATTCGAGATCAATGCCTATGGTGACGAGTTGAACACGCAGAAGGCTACAATGCGAGAGTGGCTGAAGAAGAATGGTTACTCGAAAGTCCACGACGACGGCAAGGAACAGAAGTTCGCTATCTATATCCAAACGATTGAAGATGTAGTAAATCTGTTCGAAGAGTTTATGTCATAAGAGGTGAAATGATGAAGTGTTATATCGTGGATATTGATGGAACGATTGCCAACAACGAGCATCGTATTCATTACATCACTAATGGTCATAAAGACTGGGATAAATGGCACGCCAATGCGCATAAGGACGAGCCAATCGAGCAGATGGTAGAGATCCTCGATCTCGCTGCCGCCGCTGGTATTAAGATTGTTCTCTGCACTGGTCGTGACGAAAAGTGTCGAGAGGATACGCTCGAATGGCTACACGAACACGATATTCCATACAACGCTCTCTTTATGCGTAAGCTGGGAGATCGTCGTGATGACGATATCGTAAAGTTCGAATTGCTCGAGCAGATCTATGAAATGGGATACGAGCCTGTGCTAGTATTTGACGATCGTGATCGAGTGGTTAAGATGTGGAGAGCCGCTGGACTCCGCTGCTTCCAAGTAGCGCCAGGAGACTTCTGATGAAACGATTAGTATACGCTCTATTGCTTCTGCCGTCAATAGCCTACGGCAAAGAAGATATCGAGTGTGCTAAGAAACATACAGACGGGCAGATCCACTGCAACGCCAATAAGACAATGACGATTACTCGTATCGTAGAGAATGGTGGAGAGTGTGCAGACTACACTCTCTACCGTATTATACCTGAGGGATATCACTGGGCAATCCCTCCGCAGAAATCTTGCCACTACATTTCTGGCTTGACAATATACACCAAAGAGGGTAAGATATACAAGTTCGCTCCCCTTTAGGAGATTGTTATGCGCCTCACGGTTCGTATGAAGGATCCTCGTTATGATGTTCGACATCGTTACGCTACTAGCTGCGTTATCCCTGAATATAATGACTATACTGGCGATATCGTCCCTCGGTTCCCATGGCTGGACGACAATTGGTTTGTTCTAACAACTGGTGATAAAGATGCTCCATTTCGTATACTTCACAAGGATAGTATTATTTGTGGCTGGTTGGGCGTTGGCGGTATCTCTGCTGATAACAGCAATACAATGGTCAGTATCCCTCGGGGTGACAAATCCTACACTGTCACTCTTTGCGATGATGGGAGCCTCGCTTGCAACTGTACTGGTTTTGGCTATAGGCGTAGTTGTTCTCATGTTAGAGAAGTAGAGGAAGCGGCATGATTTATGTTCTAATTATGACAATACAGTCAACCCATGTAGATGGTGGCCTCGCAATACACTCTATTGATTTCGTTGATAAGAATGCAGCGAATGTTGCAGGTCGGCAATGGAAAGATTCATTGCAAAATCAACGTATCAACGCCAATTATGTAGTAGTGGAGAAACCATAATGAAATTCAAGAAAGAACTCCTACAAGAATTAGCATATGAATGTTATGTTGATGGCTTTGAAGTCATTGAACAAAAAATGACTGGTCATACTAGATGGTCACTTAAATATAGTATGATCTTCAAGTTTGAGGATAAGTTATATAAAACTTCCTATAGCACAGGTGCTACTGAATATCAAGACGAAGACCCATATGAATATGAGCCTGACGAAATAGAATGTCCAGAGGTAATTCCTGTGGAAAAGACTATCATTGTATATGAGACAAAGAAATGAAACTCTTAAAGGTTAAAGAAGAATCATTCGACGTTACCTGGGAAAAGGGTAAGAAGTCTAAACTATATGCTGTAGTTTATAGCCCTTGGGGTAGTCATAAGGTTGTTATCGCAGTGTTTGATAATACTTATTGGGCGGAATTCTTTGTAAATTCCAGCGCCATTAAACACCAACTATCGGTAATGGAAGTAAAACGATGAGCGACGAAGGCAAAGGGTTTTTGATTTTTATTGGATGTTTTCTTATTGCTGCGATCGCAATTGCGGCATCAACATCATATTCCAACTATCTGTTTACGATGAGACAGAAGGATTGTATCTCTGCTGGTTACGAGTGGGTGCATCTGCCTAACTTTACAGAAATGGAATGTAGGAAGGTTACAAAATGAAAATGATATACAAATATCCGCTGGGCGTAGATATCCATCACAACGCCATTTATGAGATTGAAATGCCGAGGGGCGCAAAGATCCTCGATATTCAGAATCAGGGCGGAATGCCTATGATCTGGGCGATTGTTAATCCTAAGAAAGAGAAGCGTAAGTATGTATTCCATGTATTTGGTACTGGCTTCGAGATGGTAGACTACGATAAGAAGCATTATGAATATGTTAAGACAGTCCAGACTGGACATCTTACTCAGCTGGTCTGGCATATCTTTGAGGTGCACGAATAATGACGCAAGAGAAACAGTGGTTTGAAGAGGCGCAACGAGCGGCGCATCTCGACGATACCTATCTCCGTAGTATTGATTATCTCCGTGATAAGCTGGATGATATAGTCAGTAGAAATAGAACATATGAGCAGGTAGCAATATCAGTTGATATGGCGAAGCTGCTGCTCGACGCTCTGGAGAAATACTAATGACACCGAAAGCTGAAAGTCTAATGGTCGGCAGCTTATTATTTGGATTGATTGTGTTCATTGGAATTGCTATCTATCTCGATAGTGGTCGTCAAGAACAGGTAAGTCAAGAGTCTATTCGCTGCGCAGAGGCTGGTGGCGTCTATCTCGATAGAACTTATTCCTACGGTAAGAATAACACGGGTCATCTATATACCTGCGTTGACAAGAAAATGGTAATTCAAGAGTTCTAATAAATACACCATAATTGTTCTGCCAATACAAGGAGATTAAAATGGCTGAGAAATATTATAGAATTCCTGTTGCAAAGGGTCTTATTAAGCTATCTGCAATTGAATATATTACGCCAGTCGTAACTTATAGCGAAAACTCTTATGGATTCCGTATCATTTATACCAATTACACTTCTGTTCCGTTGAATCCTAAGAATCCATTGTCTAACAATTTCACTAATACAGAGAACACTGGTGGAATCAGAGTAATTCCAGATTCGCAGCTTGCAGACGGTTACAATTGTTCATTGTCTGGCTCTGATAAAGCAAAGCTAGAAGAATACAGAAACGATCTCATCAATGTTCTTACTGAGAATGGTGTCAATCTAATTGACAATTTTCCAAACGAATAATTAGAGGGGATTCATTCCCCTCTTTTCCTATAGGATGATATGATGAAATATAGTTTTTTGATTACGACTACAGGAGATAAAATACGTATATTCGACGACGTATTCGATCCTCAGAAAGTCTATTTCATACACAAATTCCTCACCCAATCGTATTTCCAATTCCGTTCATCCTCTACGACTCTTCAAGAGCATAGTGCATACATATATCCCTCTTCGTCTTTTAGTAAAGAGGATATCGTCAATCTGTCTTTCTTCGAGGGACAGAATATTATGCATCTATTAGACGAGACTCTGACAGCCAGAGTATTAACTCGATGCTGGTGTAATGCTATTCTGGAAGGCTCGAAGTATTTCTGGCATGTCGACGCTGGAGCTCCGAGGGATACAGGCGACCAGACAATGCTCTATTACGCCAATAGTAATTGGGATAAGGATTGGCAAGGCGAGACTCTATTCTGTAATAAGAATGGCGAGTGCGAGATTGCAGTGGCAGCGAAGCCAGGAAGAATAGTAATATTTGATTCTGGCCTAATGCATAAGCCAGTTCCTATTTCCTCTATTGCTACAACGCCCAGATATTCTATTGTATTTCAGTTTATGAAACAAGGCGAGAATTTATTACCATGCCCGCTAGAATAACCAAGCAATCACCAATATCTGACCAGTGGCATACCCTACTGATTGACCAATACGAACAGGACGAGTTTGAGCGCCGCTATCTGGCCTGGACTCACGGTAAACTTTATATTGAAGATGCATTCCCTGACCTATCAGCGGGACAGCGAGAGTTTATTAAGACTGGAATTACTAGTGAAGAGTGGAAGAAATATATTGGAGATGATGATGCCTAGATTATTAGGAATGATGATTGGCCTAGTATATTGGCTATTTGTAATTACTATTGTTGATGCATTAATTAAGACGCTTAACAGCTGACCTAGACAACGACCAATGGGCTGACCTACACCCTGACCAACCCGTTGACCAACTGAATGACCTACGCTGTGACCTACACGTTGACCTACTAGGCGACCAACGCCGCCACCCGAGCCACTACGAAGCGCTTATGACCGCCAATATGCCAGGAATAATCCTCGGTAGGCGTCTCCGGCAATTTCCAATCGTAAATAGTGGCTACATTGCCGTCGGCAAACCTAATAATCCATTCGGAGTTTACCTTCCCGTCGCCAGAGCCGCTTAGTGGCTGACCAAACACTTCAACAAGGCGAGCGTAGGTAGTATTGACTTCGCCAAGGAAGCCAGTCATATTAGAATCACGGTAGTTATTGGTGACACGGAACTTCATGACCTATCTCCTGACCTATGAGTTGACCTACTGAATGACCTAGAACTCAGCTACAAAGCGCCCATCTTTTATCGAAACGTAGACTCGACCAGTTCCAGGCTCGCCGTCAATATCGTCGTAGCCGATAGTAAACACAGCTTGGCCGTATCTATTCATATGTTTATAATCAGCGAATGTAATATCATCGCTACTATAGCCTGAATGCTCTAGTAAGTCAACAATATCCTGTAATTCCCATTCAGATAGATTATATTTCATTGATAATCCTCGCATAAATCGAGTAATTTATCGGCGTATTCCTGATTATAAGGATTGCCACGACGAATTAATTCCGCCTCGCATTCTAGCGCCTCTTTGGCTTTAGCTGCACCGGAATAACCCCAATTCCAATAGGCCAGATATACTAACTGGTCGTCGGAGAATTCGTCTAAATTAACCTGTTTATTATCATATAAATCGGCTAATTCGTTTGTGCGAATAACCCATTCTCTATTGATATTATCCATAGTAATTCTCCTATTATATTAGAATTAGGCCAATTTGTTTAATTCAAACAATTGACCGCCATACATATCCTCGGAATGGACTATATTAATTAAACCGCCGTCAATTACAATAGTAAAATCGCCGTAGTAACCGATAAGCGGATTTTTAGTTTCGCAGCCCGCAAAGGCGTCCCAGTCCATTTTATCAAAAGGCTTAAACGTAGTCTGAGCCATAACGGAGAACAGCTCAGTTTTAGTCGGGTAGGAATAGGTCATTTCAGTTTCCTTCATTTCAGCTTATATTCTTATATTACCTCAATCCTCGAAAAACGCAAGCGCTAACTGAGCCATAACTCCATTTTTTTTAAAATAATTTTGATAGTCAACTTGTCTCCTACACTCCAGTCGCCGCTTGTCATTTTCCCGGAATAGGGTAGAATGATAATATAAGAGGAGAAACGAAATGGAAAAGCGAGTTACTATAGAGAAATACGGCGAATATTACCGTTTAATTGCCGCTTTATATGATAATGATTATTATCCGGTAAGGGTAGAGGAAATAGTAGAGAGTAAATCAATTAAAGAGGCGAAACGGGTATTATTCGAATTACTCCCGGATTGGAAGAATATTAAGATTGAGGGGGATTAAAATGATATTAACGCCCAAACAAATAGAATGGATTAATAACGAAAAGCGTCATTATACTAGATTAGTTGAAGCAAAAGAAAAGAGTAAAACATATGCCGGAATAGGATATGATAGAACTCAATTACAATTGCTCCAATTGATTATTGACCTCCATAATATAGAAATGAATAAGGATAAGCCTAAATGAAACTACTATTAAATATCGCCTCCCGTCTAATTCTATCATTCGGCTCTATATTACTAGCAATAGGCGTATTAGTATTCGGGCCAAAATGGTTTATTGATATACTAGGGGAATTGAGAAAGGAATGGTTTAAATGAAACCAATATGGGAAGCGGAATTAGATAATCGTTACGCCTGTAAGGTTACTAGGGTACACGAATACGCTGGCCTATTAACCGTAATTGATACTACTAATGGGAATAAACTATTAGAAGAGGAAGTTACTCTATCGTTTGCCGCTATATTCGGGGCTGATTACGCTGATATTATGGAATGGGAGAATAAGATATTAGATTACTTTGAACAAATAGATTTGGCGAATGAAATCGTAGAGGAATTAAAACGAGAGGAGGGGAGTAATTAGGGGAATATTTAGGGGGAATTTAAATCCCGTTTTAGAAATGTAATCGTTGTTTGGTCGGTGTGTTTATTAATTATTATAAAGCCCCAGTAATCACCAAGAGCCATAGTAATTAAACTATTAGCTCCGGTGAATTACTATTTTATTATATTAAAGCCAGCCGCAATATTCCCGTCGGAGTTTATTATTTTCATTTAAATAAACGTAACCGACGACCGTATCATGGCCCATAAAACCCTCACTAACTATATAAGCCACCACGTTATTAATATTATTATATTCATCATTAATATTTTCGGCTTTATTTAAACGGTGGAGTTTTAACATTTTGCTCTCCTTATTTCTATTATAATATTACTACAATCCAATAATAAAGCAAGCTAAGACTGTGCTGTAGGGCGCAGTTTTATTTTTGCTCGTATGGTCGAGTCGTCGCTTGACATTTTGGCTGGGATCAGGTATAGTAATAGGGAAGGCGGGAGGGTGGAGGCCACCACCAGCCCAAAATTATTTTCAAAAAAAGTGGAGTAATGGTCCAGTTTCCGCTTGTCATATATCCAGAATACGGTATACTGAGAATATAAGGAGTTTTGAAAATGATCGTATTCGTCTGTGTCTCCAATGAAGGTAAAATGCGAGTGTTCGCCAATGAAACTCTGGCTTATAATTATGCCGAGTGCATGTATGAAGAGGGCGAATACGTAGAAGTAACAGAAATGGTAGTTGAGACAAAATAAGTGTTGACTATTTCGAGAATACTGGTATAATCATTACTGTGAGGATGATAAACATGTCTAATACTGAAATGCAGAATGTCATTGGTATGATGCTGGTGATTGTTGGTCTCTCTGTGTTCGTTGTTCTTACTCAAATCCTGGATGTGATCCAATGAGAATCGAAACATATGATCTCACAGTGCAATTCGACAATGGCACTATCACCTATACTAATATATCTCTTGTTGCAGTCAAGCGTTATTTGCTGTGGTTTAGGGACAATCACACAGACTACGTTGATGCAGTGTGGGCTAGACATGGTTCGTTAGTAACTGCTTGATCTGGCACGATAAACAAAAAAGTTGAGGATAGGTGTTGACAAATCCTCGAAATACGGTAGAATGGTAATACGGTCGGATGAGACCTCTTATATGATGGAGAAGTGAAATGACGAAGTTGACTCGTGCTGGTCTGGTCCATAGTGTGATGGATGCTAATGCTTCGCTCCCGATGGACGAAGTCTTGGTGAAGATTGTTGCTGCCGATGCTGTGTCTGGTATTCCTGGTAAGGTTTGTGATCTGAAGCGTGCGAAGGCTTATTACAATCTGGCTATCAAGAACGGTCTTGCGAATGGCGTTGGTGCCACGAAGAGTGTTCGTGCTCCCAAGGCGAAGGCTGCTCCGAAGGCTGCGAAGCCCAAGCTGATTAAGCCGAAGCTGGATATGTCTGGTATTAAGGATCGCAAGCCCATTACGGATAAGACTGCCGAGGAAATCGCAGACATTCGTAACAAGAACCTTGCTCGCCTGAAGGCTGTCGGTCGTAAGTATGCCAAGGGCCAAGCTGCCGATGGTGCTCGTGGTTGTATCCATACGGCCGAGGAAGCTCGTGCTGAAGTTGCCAATCTCGAGGCAGAACTCGATAGCTTCAAGGCTCCGAAGTTCCTGAATATGGCCGATGTGAAGGCATTGGTCTAATCGAACTGAGTGCAGGCTCTTGATCCTGTGGCTTGGTTGGGTGGATATAGCACCAGAGGGTGGGTCTTAAGACTACGTACCTATATCCACCCATTCTATTCTAATTGCGACAAAAAGTCAATATTGCTGCCGTTTACTATTACGGATCGTTGTGTGTGCGCACCTCCAGGTTCTGATAGTAAACGGCATATTTTTTGAAAATAAGTGTTGACATATCCTCCGAATGTGGTATACTGAGAATACGATAAGGAGATAAGTCATGGAAGTATTCGCTGTTATCTGGTCGATGGAATATGAGGGCGAGCAGCTCTTGGGTGTGTTCTCTGATTATGTGAAGGCCCGAGAGTTTCAGCTTGCTGGTGGTGATGACGGTAACGTTCACATACGCAAGGTAGAACTTAACTGTATATACGAATTCGGTGGCTGCGGGGAGGAGATCTAATGTCTAACAAACCGCAGAAGATCATATCTGGTGACCTACACTATGTGCGACGTCTGACCCGTGAGTGGGTTCATGCTGGATATTCTATTGTCAAGACCAAGCAATGGTCCGACGGGAAGTACACTGTGGTATTGGAGAAGCGCTAATGACCGAAGAAACCATTGAACGTATCGCCGACCAAGAAATGGATCGATTCGACTACCAGCTGCTCAATGGCATCATTGACCAGGCGACCTATGACCAAGAGGTGCGTGACCTAGAACTGTGGTGTAGGGAGATGTATCGTCGTGGCTGATCATTTGTCACACTATCTGCTCTGGAAGGCATTAATGCATGGTCAAGCTCTGGGTGTGGCTACGGAGAAGAGTTTGCTTGACATCGCCAAGTTTTGGTGGTATGATGGCTATGAGGGTTTTGAAACGGACTGTTAGAGGAGAAGGATCATGGAGTTTATTGCTCTGTTCGTGCTTGGTGTGGCTTATGGAGTTTGGATCGAGTTGTATGTGGACTTGGTGCGATATCGTCGTGCCAATTTTAAGTAATACGCCAAGATAGAGGAAAAGTCAAGCCTCCCCCCCCCCTTGCAGGAGCTAGTGCTTGGCTGTCGGGGGACCCGGACTTAAACAAATATTCCGCCCACCACCAACGACCAAAAAGGTTAAGGTACTTAGATCTAAAAAAATCCGCAAAAATATTTTCACACTGGAGAAGTTCACTATGCAGACTGAGTTTAAATTAACACCACTGAAAGAGAAAGCCAAGACATACACTTGGGAGAAAGACGCCGTTGATCCAGAGCCCAAGTATGCTGTATTGTTTCATGGCAAGATTTTGGCTATCTTTAGTGGACTATATTGGGCAGAGTATTTTGCTGAGCATGCCAATATTACTCTAGAGGTCATGAAGGTAGAAGAGTGATGGCACCACAACCGATTAAGTGTAAAAACATAGAACCTTATACTACACGAGCATTGTGTGGTGAGTTTACATGGCTAGTCTATAATAAGACTCATGGCTATATCGTAGCAGCCACCTATGATGAAGATATGGCCAAGGCTCTTCTTAATGGTATTAGATTATCATCGAAATATAATGGTGACTATGGTATCACTGAGATGTGGAAATCACCGGAACCTATGGTATAAGGAGTTGGAGATGACGACTTATGAAGTGACACTAGTGGAAGAACGCAAATACGTTTATGTAGTTACCACGGATAGTTCTCTTGAGGCGACCACCGGTGTGCTTTGGGATTTTAACCATGCCATACAATGGCAAAGAGACATGCATTGCAAGGAAAGCATCCTCGTCGATTGGCATGAGAAGGAGATCTAATATGGAAGTTAAGTTTAAAGAAAAGGTTGTCACCAAGAAGATCGTTACGCTTGAGCTTGATGAGAGCGAAGCGCTGATCCTTTGTAAGATTGTTGGTAATATTGGTGGCAATCATGATTGGCGTAAGGTGACTTCTGGTATCTATAATGGTATCAATGATGCTCTTGGCTATGATAAATGCCATAGGTTCAGTGATAAGCACGATCATGATATCGAGCGTTCTATGTTCCTAAGAGATAAAGATCGCCCGTCAATAATGGACATGCTGGATAATGTGGGGCAGCGCAATGCATAATCTTACTATTGTCATCAAGAAGGATATTACCTGCAACTTCTCTGCTGATCAGTGGGGTTTACTTACAAATTCGTTCCCTCGTGATGAGATCGAGGAAGTTGCTAATAAGCTGAACAGTCAGCTGAATGACTATGTCAATAATGATTACTCCAAGAAAGATACCCATGATGGTATGTTCAATTATCTTTCTCAGTGGACTCGTTATGGTGCCTTCGACTCAGAAGTTCGTGGCTTTCTTGATGTTGTTCTAGAGGAGATCTATAAGTGAAACCAGAGATTAAGATTTCAATGGAATGGGAAGAATACGACAAGCTCTTCCTCGATATGCTTCTTGAAGGTTATGAAACAACCTACTGGGCGTATCTAGATGCCAAAAAAGATTATGATAGCGATCCTAAGAGGTATGATTTTAAGATGGAGGATATGCGAGACAGCATGAACGTCATACATGCCTTCGAAATTCTTGCTGACCACTATACTGCTCGGGATGAACATGTGCGGATGCTAAAGGATATCCGTGATCGTATGGAAATTAAAGCACGTATTGCGAAAGGAATGTCACAATGATGGCTCAATTCTTCCAACTTTTCTCAACTGCCTTTCTAGGTCTGGCATGGTATAATGAATGGTATAGGCATGATCAGGCCAGTGCGGTTGTTAATTTGCTCTGGGGTATTGTTATGCTGCTTACTGCAATCTTTAATAGACTGGATGATAAGCGATGAAAGATCTTACTGTTCTAACTAACGAAGAACTTGAAACTGAATATGATCGTCTCTGGCGTCTCCATATGTATTATATGGCCGCAGAAGGTAATTGGTCTGCCGAAGCCAAAGAACGTGGTGAGACTGAAAAGGAATACTGGGCTCTGGTTACTGAAATGAAGAATCGTAATATGGAGTTTGAATCATGACTGATAAAGAAAAGATTGAAGCTAAAATCGCTGCTATGGAACTCTTGATGGTCCAGGGATATATCTCTCTTGCCAAATATCTTGAGTTTCTTAGGACTGTTAAGAAATGATCTATTACCATGATCTAGAAAATGGTCCCTATGGATCCCTTTCTAGGAACCATTGGTGCTGTGTCGGGGTTGTCAATTACTGCACCTTTAGTGGTGTCAGTGATTGCGAGTTGATTATAGGGTTTAAGGCGTAGACCGTCTCTAAGAGTAAGAACTGTGAATAAATAGTCTATAAAATAAGACTCTTCTGTATAGGGCGGTTATGACTATTATTGACGAAACAGTGAAGCATCGTAAGGCTATAGCAAAAAAACGTTTGCTGATCTGTCTAGAATGTGACAAATATAATGACACAACCACACAATGTAAAGAATGTGGTTGTGTCATGTTGTTTAAGACCTTTTTACCGAATTCGACATGTCCTTTAAATAAATGGGGTGCTGATACAGAAAACACCAATAAGGATAATTAAATGGCATTACCATCTTCTGGCCAAATATCGTTTTCTCAAATAGCGGCTATTGTATATGCCAATGCTGGAGCAGCGTCTGGGCTAAATGATTCTGATATCAGATATTTGTTGGAAAAGACTTCTGGACAAATAGCAATAACAGACGGTTACTCAAAACCAGCTAATAACAGTTATTCGTATACTTCTTCAGGAGCGTATTCTCTTGTTGTACCTTCATATCAATATATGAGTGCTGACGTCAGAGGTGGCGGTGGTGGAGGAAATGGAGGTTCCGGATCCGACACTTGTACTGGATGGTGTGGGCAATTCTGTTTCTTTGCATACTGCTGTAATGGACGTGGTGGTGAAGGCGGTGGTGCCGGAGGTTCTAGTTACTATCGTGTTGGTGGTATTGATGTAACAGCTTATGGTGGCTCTGGTGGTGGTGCTGGTGGCGGTTATGGCGGAGATGTAATTACTGGTGGTGGAGGCGGAGGTGGTTCTGGTGGAACTGCTTTCGGTTGTTCTGGAGGTAATGGAAGTGCTGGTGGCGGTGGTGGTCGTGTAACTGCTTCTTGGACAAAGGGTGTTAATGGTCCTGGATACGCTACAACAGCTAGCATCTACGTTGGTGGAGGTGGTGGCGGAGGCTATCATAATGGCGGCACAGGTGGCACTGGCGCAGTATACGTATCAGTTTGGAGTTAAAAATGTCAGAACAATCACTATTCATAAAACTGGATGAAAATGGTAGACCAGAGTCACATCCAATTCTAGAGCAAAACCTTGCAGATTTGATCGAAGGGTTTGATCCTACTAATCCACCAAAAGGATTTGTTAAGTTCGTTAAGGTTCCTGTTCCAGAATTACACCCATACGAAAAATATGAATATTTGGATTACGAACATAGTCCAGAACTCTCAGAGGAATATGGTCAAGAAACATGGCATGAAGTGCACCACATCCATAGAATGAACAAAGAAGAAAGAGATGAAATAATTAAAAAATACAAACGTATTAACCCAGATCTAAGCGATTGGGTTTTTGATGAAAATACTTTATCTCTTGTTCCACCAATTCCGAAACCAGAAGATGGTAAAACTTACTACTGGAATGTTGACGTAAAAGCATGGCAGGAAAGTAAACCAAACTTGTATTTTGATGAAGTTATGGATTTGGCCAAAGTTATCGGTATCGACCTTCATAGCGCTTCTGGTGGAAAGCCAGATGTCCCAGACGAACAATTGATGAAGAAGTTGGTTGGAATGATTACAATAGGAAAGTAATCTGTGAATTCTGCTTATAATATTTTAGGACATATTGACCCTAAATCGTTGATCGATAAAACCAATTACATATTAAATAAGGGCTGGGAAAGTTATTGCTACGATCCTGGCCCTCCTTGGAATGAGATGAATAAAATCCAATCATTGGATATGATCTTTCTGTTCACACTTCCTGAGAAACAAAATATAATACTTCAGAATACTATTGTTAACAAACAGCTGTTAATACTTTTTGAGTATGAAATCGATAAGATTACAGAAATATTCAATCGTCATTATTCTAATAAACAGATAAAAAGAATTACCCTCAATAATATGAAAGCTCATAGCGTTATTCCCGAGCACATAGATTATATGTATCATTATGAAAACACAATTCGTATTCATATTCCCATTTTTACAAACGAAAATGTTATTTTTAAGTTTCCCTCTGTTAACGAATCTCTGAATATGAAAGTTGGAGATCTCGTCGAATTCAATAATAACATACCTCACTCTGGTAGAAACGATTCCGATCAAAACCGTATTCATCTAATAATTGATTACGGAGAAAAAGACGATCTTTATTATGGAGATGTTGAGTATGATTGGAAAAAATATATTTGAAATTTCTCAAAAACTATAGTATGATTGGTTATCTTTCTTGAAGGAGAAATAATATGGCTTATGTAGAAGTTAGTATGACCGAATTCGACGATAATGATCTGGTTGATGAGCTCCAGGATCGTGGTTATACGGTCATTCGTGGTGAGCTTGGTGACGTCCATGAGTTAAAAGAACTGTATAAAGATTACAAGGCATATGGCTTTACTGAGAAGTTCCAGGCTCTTCTTGAAGACTTTTTCGAAGATATTGACCTGTAATGGAGGAAGAATTGCTAAACGATCCAAGGTTCCATCGTTGGATGTTCCGTATTAATGTATTCTTTCTGACAACCAATGCATTTTTCATGCTTGTGTTACCAGAATCAACTATTAACTTCGTATGTGCAATGATTGCTCTTTGTGGAGCAATGAGTTCGCATATTATGGTCCAGCGCCTCGAGGAATAAATATGATATATTCAATGGAGGCAGTGAATGGATTATACGTATACCGTATCTGGTCGAGCTAAATTACCAAATCAACATATAAGTGATTTCCTTTCAAAAGGATTTCCAGATATTGAATTGAATAGAATCGATTCAGTATTTGCATTCTCAGATTTTCCGTGCAGAATATACGGTGGCAGACCTTATCTAGAAAATTCACCAGAATTGGTAGAACAAGATATACAGTGGATGTATAATCAAGGAATTGGTTATCGCATTCCGCTGACTTCCTCGTTGGTTACAGAAGACCTTTATAAAGAAGCCATTCCGTTTCTTGAAAAATATCATCGTGAAGGCAATTCAATCATTTGTGTTAAAAATAATTTGGCCAAATGGATACGAAGAGATTTTCCTCTCTATAAACTAGAAGCATCAGTCATTAAAGAAATTTCAGACGTTTACACTCTACACAAATCTCTGGAATTATATGATACTGTTGTTCCTCTACCAGCAGCATTTAATACTAATTTAGAATTGCTTTCTTCCTTAGATAAGGAAGTTAGACAGCGACTTAGATTGTTTCTAGTTACTGGATGCGCATTTACATGTCCAGCTAAATTGTGTTATGGGTTTTTCTCTAAGTTTAATAGAGGGGACAAAGGTATTCGATACGAATGTTCACAAAAAGACCCTAAGTATGACTACAATTATGATGGGGTTAATCATACCTGGGAAAAAGAACCATTCATGGAACTAGGTATCAATAAGTTTAAATTATTAAGAGATCATAAACCTGCTGAAATTTATTTCGGTAAACAAAAAGATAATGAAACCAAACCAACAGTGAAGATAAGTGCTTACTAATGTTTACATTTTTTCACAAAACTCCAGTAATTCATTTAGATTGTTTCACAAGCGATGGGAATGTCAACAAATATACTCCCATTGTGAATGCTTCATTAACTAAACCTGAATGGTTTAACAATATTCCAATTCCAGAAACTCCGGTCGATTTAGATTTTGATAATCTAGAATCAAGACATAGAAATTTAAGGTCTTGTTATGGATTTTTAGAATTCTATAAGAAAGGCGTTGTGATTGAATCATGGTGTGATATGGGGTTTAAGACTGACGTAAACAACTTTCAGTGTTTTTTCTCTTCACCACCTGATCCAGTTTCTCACAACCCTGAACAATACGGAAATGCATTTTCAAAATATTTCAATTTAAAGATGAGATCTCCATGGTTGTTTAATTGTAAAGAAAACATAAATTTTCTATTTGTTGGAGCGGAATGGGCTCTTGGTGAATATGATATAAAAGTTTTACCAGGCGTTGTTAATTTTAATTTGGCTTCTTCTGGCAATTTCTTTATTATGGTTCCTAGAAAACAAGATCAGTATATAATTCCTATAGGTACGCCTATGGTGCATGTCATACCACTTAGTGAAAAGAAACTCAAACATAAAGTTCATCTATTAACTAAGGGCGAATATCAGAAAAAGGTCAACTCCCCAGCATATAGTTTCTATGGATGGAGAAAAATCAAAACCATCTTAAAAAGAAATGAAAAACGAGGGTGTCCATTCAGCGGTGAATAAAAATGTTTAGATTTGATCAACTTCGAGCAGCGCATTTAGAGATTACTAGTAATTGTCAGGCTGCATGTCCAATGTGCGCCAGAAATATTAATGGTGAAATTGTAAATCCTGGCTTGCCTATTATTTCTTGGAAATTTGAAGATTATAGAAGAATTCTCAATGAAGACGTTTTAAAACAGATGGAATTTCTTAGGTTCTCTGGAAATTATGGAGACCCTATGTTAAACGACGATCTAATTGATATGATCGAATATACTTCATTTGTCAATCCAAAGATTAATATAAGAATCCATACAAATGGTGGTGCCCGTAAACCAGAGTGGTGGGCTCAATTAGCCAAAGTTATGCCAAAGGTTAGCGACGTTTATTTCGCAATTGATGGACTAGAGGACACTCACCATCTACATCGTATCGGAACAAAATACGAAACAATTATACGTAATGCTAAATCTTTCATAGAAGCTGGCGGAAACGCTGTATGGGTGTTTCTATCGTTTAAACATAACGAACATCAAGAACAAGAATGTGAGAAAATAGCCAAAGAATTAGGATTTGCTAGATTTGTCGCCAGAAAAACTCTAAGGTTTTTTAACACCAAGAAAATGAAAGTAGTAGATAAACAAGGAAATGTTACGCATTATCTAGAACCTTCTTCCTCCGATCAAGACATGAAATATCTTGATTTTGAGTTCAGTGATAGATATAATGACTACATCGATAGATCTGTTATTAATTGTCCTGTTCTCCAGAACAAAGAAGTATATATTGATGCTTGGCAGAAAATGTTCCCATGTTGTTATATTGGAGTTGGCGCTAAATTTCCAGTAAAGAAATTACCAAATAACGATGATCGTGACTCTAGATTTATTAATATGATTAGAGAAATAGATAATCAAAAGTTAAAGTTTATTGAAAGAATTGAGAAAAATTTTGGAAATGACTTGAGGGTTAAATCCTTAAAAGATGTTTTGGATGGCTATGAGTGGCAATCTATTGATTGGCATAAAGAATATTGGGGAGAAGAAAAATTGAAAGTTTGCGCCCGAACTTGTGGCGAGAACGTTCCTGTATCCAAACCAAACGAACAGTATTATAAAGTTTCAATTTTAAAATCAGTTAATGAAGAATACGATTCCGACACTAATGGCGTTGAAGAAACTAGACGTAGCCGTAAAAGTTCTATAGATTATAAAGGAAATTAAATGACTAAGAAAATTGATAAGATTGTCATCGTTGGTGGTGGTTCAGCTGGATGGATGGCTGCAGCCACTTTGATCAAAGTTTTTCCTAATAAAAATATTACTCTAATTGAATCGCCAAATATTCCAACTGTTGGTGTTGGAGAGTCAACATTAGGTTTTATTAATTCTTGGTTAAAACTTCTTGAGATCGAAGACAAAGATTTCATGAAAATTACAGATGCAACGTATAAACTTTCTATTAGATTCGAGGACTTTTATAAAAAAGGCGCTGGAGCGTTTCATTATCCGTTTGGTTCTACCAATACTGATGGTAATGTTGCTGTATTAAATGATTGGTATTTTAAAAAGTTCCTTTACCCAGAAACGCCTAATAGTGATTATGCAGATTGTATGTGTCCAATCATGGCGTTGGTTAATGAAAATAAAATTTTTGAAAACTCAGAAGGTGTATTACCAAACTTCAATTTCAGAAAAGACACAGCTTATCATTTTAATGCTGTCAAGTTTGCTAATTGGTTAAGAACAGAATACGCTATTCCACGTGGTGTTAAGAATATACTAGCTGAAGTAAAGATGGTTGATTTTGATGATGAGAACGGTATCAACTTTCTTCAGCTAGATAATGGCGAAAAAGTCACCGCCGATTTGTTCATTGATTGCACTGGTTTCAAATCTATTCTTTTAGCTGGAGCTCTAAACGAACCGTTCATTTCTATGAGCGATATTCTACCAAACAATTCTGCTTGGGCTGCTCAGATTCCTTATGTTGATAAGCGTAAGGAAATGATTACATATACCAACTGCCACGCTATTAATAATGGTTGGGTGTGGACAATCCCATTGTGGAATCGTTTGGGAACAGGATATGTTTATTCAGACAAATACATCAGTGATGAAGATGCTCTAGAAGAGTTTAAACAATATCTCCGTAGCACTGGTCATTTTGATGACGAGATGGATTTTAATAACCAAGGAATTAAATTTAAGAATATCAAATCACGTGTTGGTATCCACGAGCGCATTTGGGTCAAGAACGTAGCAGCTATTGGATTGTCTGCGGGATTCATTGAGCCGCTTGAGAGTAATGGACTTCTTAGCATTCATGAATTTTTGATGAGAATGATTCGTATTCTTGGTAGAGATTCAGAAGGTTATGTGAGCCAGTGGGACATTGACGTTTATAATTATGCTTGTAGAAGATACTTCAAGGCTTTTGCAGATTTCGTTGCATTACACTACGCTTTGTCTCACAGAGACGATACTCCATATTGGAGAGATATCGGTAAAAGAGACTTTGGATCAATAACAAAGAAGGTAGACACAAGCGAAGTAAGTGGTTTTACTAGGGCTGCAGACGCTAGAATGGAAAATTATGGTTTTACTGGTTTGGGCGGTATACCATTTATTTCTTCTGGTATGAATTATTTTCCAACTGATAACAATTCTTTGTATGCGTATAATGATATATGCAAAGAAGAGTGGAAAGAAAAATATAAATTAGCTGCTGATAACCTAGATAAGAAAAAGGCTGAGTGGAAGGAAATAGTCAAAGATTGTCCTACAATGTATGATTATCTAAAAGAACATATCCACGGTACAGACTGATGAAAATACTTGTGACTGGACTTCCTGGAAGCGGGAAGACCACATTTGCTAACAAATTGTTTGATGTCCTTAACGATAAAAACGAATTAGTCGCTTTATACAATGGCGATGAGATGAGAGAATTCTACGATGATTGGGATTTCTCAGACATCGGTAGATTTCGTCAGTTGTGTCGTATGACCCAGAATGCTGAGATTTGTTGTAAGAATGATATTATTGCTATTTGTGATTTTGTTTGTCCAAGAAATCTGTATAGAAGTTTCTTCCAACCAGACATAACTATCTGGATGGATACTATCAAAGAAGGTAGATACGAAGACACCAACAAGATATTTGAAGAGCCAGATAAATACGAGATACGTATTACGAAATTTGATCAAGACGACATTGAAAATGTATTAAGGTTGATAGATGCTAAAAGACATATATGTGATTGATAATGTCTTTCTTTATCCTGATGAGATTGTTAAGTGGGCGAACACTTTAAAATTTTTTCAGAATGATACTCAGAAATTTAATGATGAAAGAAGAACATATTGGAAAGGTAAAAGAACATACCCTTTACACAAAACTTCTTTAGAAAATAAAGAAAAAACTGATCTTCTGGTACATGACATTTTTAATGGTTGTTTCTTAGGAGCATATGATAAATTCTCATATAATTACAATTGGGAAGGGACTTTTTACTTCCATAGATTAGATAAAGATTGTATTTTTGAGAATTCTTGGATACACACAGACGCTAGATGTATATATGCGGGAGTGGTATATCTTAATAAAAATCCTCCTTTGAATAGCGGAACGATGATATTTAAAGACGATAATAAAGTAGAGTATATTGAAAACATCTATAATAGATTAGTCTTGTATAAATCTAAATTTAATCATAGTGCTATGTGTGGTTTCGGAGAAAATGAAAATTCAAGATTGACTTTTACTGCGTTTTTTAATAAAATTGATATGACGGTCAAAAGCGACGACGTGTTAATGCTGCCGTAGCTCAGTTGGTAGAGCAGTTGATTAGTAATCATCAGGTCGGGAGTTCGAATCTCTCCGGCAGCACCACTAAAAGGATATATTGTGAAGAAACCAACAAAATACAACCAATCTAATTTGTTTGAGTTTAAACCAGATGATACTATCACAGTTAAAGACATAATTGAATTGTCAGAATTGATTCGTATAGGAGTTTGTGGATCTACATTATCTAATGCTTCTCCTGAACTGAAAAAGTATTTTGTGCAAATTAAAAATGAGGTAAAATAATTATGCAAGAATATGTTGTTAATACGTTTCCTAATTACGGATTCATTCAGTCAGAGTTTTCTGATGGAGATCTAGCTCCGATTAAGAATGAAATTTTAGAATTACCGGATGTAAAAGAAGAACTAAGATCTACTGGAAGAAGAGTAATCCAAAAAGATTACTATCTCGAAAGAACAAAGCATCATGCAGAAAAGTTATTGCTGCCATACGTTTCCGCTTATCTTAACACGTTTGGCTACGAGAAAGAAATCAATTACCTAACGAATGGAGCGCCATTGGTTTTGGACACTTTGATGGCTAATTTTCTCGATAGACATGAATGTAATCTCCCACATAAACATGATGGTATCTTTTCGTTCATTATTTGGATGAATTTAGGTATTAAGGCTCCTCCTTCTTTTGTCAAACCAACAGAAGAAATGACTTCTAATTTCTCGTTATATTATACAGATGTTTTGGGGCGTCCGAAGGAATATATTATTCCTGTTAATGAAGATTGGGAAAATAATTTTATCTTATTTCCTTGTGAAATGCAACATGGCGTTAGACCTTGTTTTGCGAATGATACATATAGAACAAGTATTACAGGAACGTTTAAGTTTCAAGTCTAATGCGAAACATCTTCGTCGATGAGGAATTCTTTTCACAAGAAGAAATGGTTCTTCTCGACGAAGAATTCAAAAAATATAATTGGGAATTGGTGGGCTCATCAGTGCCTGAGATCCCAGAGCCTACTTACCATTGGGATAAAACCCTGCCTTCAGAAATAATAGAAAATCTATTCAAATCAAAAATACAAAAGTTTTTAAACAAACAAATAGAAACTATTAAGATATACGCTAATGGTAACACTCATGGTCAATGTGGTCATCCTCATGTTGATGTGTTAGAAAATGCAGAGGGCGAGTATTATACTTTGGTGTATTATTACCATAAGAACTGGAAGCCAGAATACGGTGGGCATTTAATTCTTATGGAATATGGCGGAAAGATTATAGAAAACATCTTTCCAAAAAGCAATTCGGCAGTATTGTTTGATTCTAAAATGCCGCATTGTCCACTCGAACCCACGGTTCATTGTAAATCTATGAGGATAAGTATTGCTTACAAGTTCCGTGTATTAGGAGATTTATTATGAAGTTAGTTGCAGCGATTGTATTCATGTGCGTTAGTGGTGTTTGCCAAGAACAACATGTAGAGATTGAACCGAAGGCTTGTCATATTGGCACCCTTCATGGTAAAGTAATGGGTGTCGAAGCTAAATTCGGCGTTAAGTGTCAAGGATGATCGAATATGTTCCAGTTATTCTTATTTGTAACTCTCTACTCTCTCCTGTGGAATGTAAAGAAGGCGGAAGAGACACGACGATTGTTATGGGAGAGATCAAAAACACGCCGATGTCATGCATCCAGGAATCTTATGAGCGAGCCGCAAAACTTGCCTTTTCGCCAAAAATAGGCGATAATTATTATATTAAAGTGAGATGTGTCGCCAAAGACACTAAGGAGTTCGGGCGATGACTGCAGAGGTTATTCCTTTTCCTAAATCTAAAAAAGAACTAGAACTACAGGCAATGAAAGAGTATGTCGATAAAGCAAAACTTGTTATTGCTAGACATATTGCAGAAGATCTTAAATTTTATTCTGGCCCCAACATTCATGGTGTGCCTGTTGAGGAACCAAAAACGAGACAAGATTTCTTAGAACTATGTAAACAGTTCTTAGATATAGACGATTATCAAGATATTCTTTGCGGTATTATGGACAAAGAGCATTATGATGCACTTGAACCCCAGTTATGCAAAGTAATAGATTCTTATTTCTCTTTTAAGAAGTAACAGGAGGGTTCATGTTTATTGATGACAAGATTAGTTATTATGCAGTCAACGAGGCTTATTGTCTTTTGAGTGCATATCTAAGAGAAGAAAGAATCGCTGCTAATTATAACAGCGAAGAAATTAAAGAAGCTGTTGAATTTCTGGCTGGTGTCTTAAAGCATCCAGAAAATTTTAAAGATGTAGATCGTAAATCCGCTAAAAAAGAAGAGCAGCCCGTAGAGGAGTAAAAGATGAACGACTGGCAATATACTAATCAGTTCTTCGAAGAAGGTAAACTACATTACACTAACGGCGGATCTGTTGACGATTGCCCTTACGATTATCTTTCTGTCGATCAGGAGGATGAGAAACTAGTTCAAAACGAGCTTTATAGACAAAAAGAGTGGCTAGAAGGGTTTAGATTCCAATATAAAGATACTCTTGACAAAGCTCTTATTATCTCCTCTGCGGTCTAAAAAAAGAGTTTGACTTTTTTAAAAGATAGAGCTATACTATGTTTATGGTTGATGTGAAGGAGATCTAAAATGGCTCATATGATTGAAGAGATTGATGGCGTTGCTCAGATGGCTTATGCTGGCGACGTTCCGTGGCACGGTCTTGGTGTTAAGGTTCCTGCGGATCTTACGCCCGAACAGATGCTCGAGGCTGCTGGTCTGAATTGGGAAGTCCGCAAGTATCCTACGTTTGCTATTCTTGATGATAACGATCCGGACAGTGTGATTGAGACGAAACAGTCTGCTCTTGTTCGTAGTAAGGACAAGAAATTGCTTGACGTTGTTTCTGACGACTGGAATCCTGTCCAGAATGCCGAGGCGTTTGACTTCTTCAATGAATTCGTTATGGCTGGTGATATGGAGATGCATACTGCTGGCTCTCTGAAGGATGGTCAGATCGTTTGGGGTTTGGCTAAGGTTAAGGAGTCGTTTGAGCTCTTTAAGGGAGATCAGATTGACTCTTATCTACTCTTTTCTAATTTTCATAAGTATGGTTTTTCTACTGACGTGCGCTTCACTCCCATTCGTGTTGTGTGCAATAATACTCTTACACTTTCTCTCTCGTCGACTGTAGAGCGTATGGTCAAGATTTCCCACCGTAAGCAGTTTAATCCTGCTAATGTGAAGGATATGCTTGGCATTGCTACCGACAAGTTGCAGAAGTATAAGGAGATGGCTCAGTTCCTTGGTTCTAAGAAGGCTAAGACTGAATCTATCGTTGAATACTTTGAACGTGTGTTTCCTCTTAATACGAAGAATCCAGAAGAAGGTAAGCGTTCGAAGAATGCTGATATTGCTCTGAGCATTATCAATACTCAGCCTGGACATGAATACGCCGAGGGAACTTGGTGGCAACCGTTCAACGCTGTTACTTTCATGACTGATCACGTGATTGGTCGTTCGGCTGATTCTCGTATCCAGTCTGCTTGGTATGGATACAACAAGAATCTGAAGACTAAGGCTCTTGAGCTCGCTGTCGAAATGGCAGAAGCAGCTTGACTTTTTATAAAAACTAGGGTACAATATATGTAACCTTGGAGGATAATATGGCTCGTCGCCCTGCTCTTGTTAAACGTAAACCAAAAACTATTCGTGTTACGAAGTCGGAGGCTTACATTGTTAATAAGAAGCATCTGGGCGACGAGCCTAATTTTACAAAGCCTCTGTCAAAAACTGATTACATCAATGCTTTGAATTGGTATAACTACATGTGCACCAATTCAGAAGCCAAAGAGTATATTGTTACCTATCTTAAAAATCTAGGACGTGTTAATGACGCCAAGAAAATCAAATCTGTTCCAGATAATCTTATACCTACTACTGTTGCTTGGGTTTGTCGTCTCTTATCTCGAGGGTTTACGTTACCTACTGATACACAAGATTATATAAACGATCGTATCAAAGAAACATATAAATATGTTCAGGAGACTAAGGAAGAAGATAGTAAGCCAGTAGTTTCCATTCAAGACCGTATGCGTGAGCGTACACATGACATTCTTGGCGAAATTGAGGGTATGATAGACGATTACATCTACGACAATGTAGAGTTTTCTTTGTATGAATGGCTGCAGTCGAATAACATTCCTGCCGCCTACGCTACTTCTATCATCTCTAAATTTACCCCAGTATTAGATGAATTGCTTGAGGCATATGAGGGTAAAGATGAACAACTCAAAGAGGGATATCGCCACCTCAAAAAAGCTGAAATCAAGAATCTTGTATCGTTCTACAACACGCTTATCGAGGATGCGGAGAGATATTCTTCGAACACAAAGAAAATTAAAAAGACTCGCAAGCCAAGAGCAGTGTCGGTCGAAAAGAAAATCAAAAATCTCAAGTACCAGAAGGAAGATGCAACTTACAAGATTGCATCAGTATCTCCGGAGAAAGTCATCGGCGCAATGGAGCTCTGGACTTTCAATACAAAGTATAAGACGATTACGAGGCTTACAGCGATTGATCGTGGTGGGCTCCAGGTCAAGGGCACTAGCATTACGAACTATTGCGAATCTAATTCTATTACCAGGTCTGTGGGACGGAAAGATCCAAATGAGTTTCTCAAGCGCATACTCGAGGGTGGCAAACTTGTCCTACGAAAAGTCTTTGATGAGATCAAGACGGAGAAGCCTCTTGCGTATCGTATCAACGAAAACACGATTTTGTTAAGGGTGGTGACATGACAAAACTATTAGTATGGGGAACGTTTATTTTTATGGTTGGCATCTTTGTTAGCTATAATGATAATTTCGTAAAAAAGTGTAATGATGCTGGTGGTATGTCAGCACTGACTCTTAGTAGTGCAGTTTGTTTGCACCCATCAGCAGTTATGAGGCTAGATAAGTAGCATGAATGAATTGAAGGATCAAAATGCGATTGACGTTAACATGCTAATTAAGTATGTTATGTGGTCTAGAGATAAGGTTGCTGGTGGTGTTAGTAAAGAAAATGCAATCCAGTCTTTGTCTAGACTAATAGACTATGATATTAACCTGATGAAATCTATATCTGGAGTTGACAATGAGCAGAACTAAAGAAAGTTTGATTGCTATTTTTTTCTTTGCGCTAGGGTTTATGGTTGTCCATAATATGGCCAAGGCGGAAGATTTAAAATGCTATCCTAATGCAGAGATGATGAAGATGATCGACGAGAAGGCGTTGGTTACTCTTTATAATGGCGAAAAGAATGGTAAGATTAACGAAGCAATGATGTCTAAGGATCGTCATCTGTATATCGTTGAATATGATAAGGCTTCGGATGGCAATGCGCTGAAGGCAAAGCAATATTGCGTTACCGGTATTCTAAACGATGTAACATTTAATGACTCAGCTATTGAGTTTCTCTCGAATCTACTTGAAAAGTATAAAGGACAAAAGACATGAGTATTCTAGGACCAGATGGCGCTGTCGCCGCTAGTGGACTTCCAGTGGGAGGATTAAATAAAAAGAATCCAATCGTTGATTTGCGAATGGTTGTATTTCAGAAGATGATGGTTCACCCACAGACCAAGGAAATGGTAATGGTTCCTATGCAGGATATCCAGTATCAGCGTCAAGGTTCTGATGAGTGGTTTTCAATAAACGGTGTTCAGTTGGAAAATCATGAACCTAATATAGAAGGTGGTGTAGGAGAGTAACGTGTCAGATAGATGGTCAGTTATCGGTCAAGTTTATAACGAAGAAACCGATCAATTATCTCAGTATATTATACAGAAAACAGGTATTGAACCGAAATACTTTGCTATGTATTCTACCATGGCCGCATTCATCAGGCATGCTGGTATCGACGAAGCTCGTCCAGTAGCCTTTCGAAATGGTCATTATATCGGGACTCTAGATGATATAAAAAGGATCTTAGGATGAAGAAAGTATATCTATCAATTGCATTGGTGTTTCTTAGTTTGGGCGTCACTGGTTGTAATGAGTTGGCGACCATCGGTAAGTGCATTGTACGGGACAGTTCTAATAGACCGTGCCACTAAAGAACCACCTGTTCCTTTAATAGAGGAATTTGAAAACGAGATACAAACTCAATGAAAGTTAAAAGTATTATGATTGTGGGCGGCGGATCATCTGGTTGGATGACTGCTGCCCTTTTGTCTAAAAATGTACCTAATGTTAACATTACTCTGATAGAGTCCACAAACGTTCCAATTATTGGCGTTGGAGAATCAAGTTTAGTAAACATCAATAGGTTTATGAAACCATTTGGTATCCCAGAACAAATTTGGATGCCAAAGTGTGACGCTGTTTATAAAACAACCATTAGGCTAACAGACTTTTATCAGAAGGGTAAAAGTTTTTATGATTTGACTAAGGGGATTACGCCTCCAGTCCCTATGAGAGATATTAAATTATTCTATAACCTTTGTCATCAATATCCAGATTTATTCCAGCCTTTTGATTTTCCTGAATTTTTTGATGACAACTATCATATGGTTCTTCAAAACAAATATACTGACAAACCAGGACCAATGAAATGGAATCCTAATATAGAAAAAGCGTATCATTTCGACGCTTATAAATTTGGATTGATGTTAAAAGACCTTGTCGCTATTCCGAACGGTGTTAAACATATCATCGATGACATTTATGCTATTCGGACTGATGACAATGGTATCACATGTTTAGAGACTAATGAGAATGGACCACTAACTGCAGATCTTTATATTGACTGTTCTGGGTTTAGATCTATTCTATTAGAACAAGGGTTGAAAATAGGATTAATAGATTTTTCAGAAGTTCTTGTAAACGATAGAGCGATTGCGACCAATATTCCTTACGAATGTAAAAAAGAAGAAATGGTTAGTTTCACAGATTGTGTAGCGTTAGATAGTGGATGGGAGTGGAATATTCCAATTTGGGATAGAATTGGTTCTGGCTATGTTTATAGCAGTAATCATACCAACGAAGAATCGGCTAAAGAGGAACTACGTGAAAGTATAAGAAAAAGATATGGTTCAAGGGCGGACGGTTTAGAATTTCGTTCTATGAAATTCACTCCAGGAGTTAGAAAGGCTCCTTGGTATAAAAATGTTATTGCAGTTGGGCTTTCTTGTGCGTTCATTGGACCTCTGAGATCTACAGGGTTATTTTTGACTCAATCTATGATTGAGAATATTGCTCGTATCCTCCTTAATACGGATTGTCATGTAAAAAACTTTGATAGAGAATATTATAACCATTACGTAATTAAAGAAGCCTCAGAAGCCAAAGATTGGGTAACAGCGCAATATTTTCTCTCTCAAAGAGAAGATTCTCCTTATTGGAAGCATAGAACCAATGCTATGAATCATAACCATGAAGGGGATTATTTTAGTAAATTGTTTAGAGATCTTTATGATCAAAACCAATCAACTGATCCAGAAAAATTGAAAATGAAAGAAGGCAACTTTAGTTATCATAGAGTTCTGGCGGCAGGTAATTACAGTTTTGTTACTAAGATGGATCATAATATCGATATGAAACGAAACCCAAAATTAGCTAATGAGTTACATGATATCAAATATAGTTGGCTTAATCATCAAGCAGCGTTGAAACAATACATTAAAACTCTTCCCAATCACTACGAATACCTTAGAGATAACATTTATAAATAAAGTTTGCCGAGGTCGTTGAGAGACGAAACATAGGTTTCTTGGACGTGGGGGCAGTTCCCACCGCCTCCACCATAGATACATCAGCCACCGAGGTCGTTTGTGTGGTCTTATATCGTGCTAGCCGATGGGATATGATAATCGGTGTATCTTTGATGGGGGCGATTCAGGTTCGACAGGATTCAGTAAGGTCGTAAGGAGACCAAAGGCGAAACGTAGATGCAAACGATAATGATGCATCATTTGGAGCTTATGCACTAGCTGCATGATCCATTGGGGTTCGCAAGTTGTCCCTAGAAACAGAAACAACTTGCCTTTTCAATTCTGCTAGGTTATAATACTAATAATGGTTCCGTAGCTCAGCTGGATAGAGCAGGGGATTTCTACTCCCAAGGTCGAGGGTTCGAATCCTTCCGGGACCGCCATTCTAACTGGAGTATATTATGGCACGTCATTATGGTCATGAAGATTATGGTATTGGCTATTATCTTACGCTAATCGCAATCTGGCTCGTTTTTGCCGTAGGTTGGGTGATGAACATTATCTCAATCTGGAACACAATGGATAATCCAATTACAGCTAAGTTCATTCTTCGCTGTATTGGTGTTTTCGTTGGCCCTATTGGCGCTATTCTTGGGTATCTTTCATGATAAACGATAGAGTTGCTAACATAGCAGGAGTTATACTTATGGTTGTTGGAGTTTTATTGGTTCTTGTATCTATGTTCTTCTCTACTCCAGTAAAAGCAGATTACGATATTATTGTTTCGAAACGTCATCAGACTATGACAGTTCTTCAAGATGGAGAGTTAATTGACCAATGGCCTGTCTCTACTGCCCGTAAAGGGTATTATACTCCTACGGGATCGTTTCATCCATATTCTTACCAGCTTATGCACTACAGTAAGAAATACGATAACGCTCCTATGCCAAATTCTATTTTCTTTTCTGGAGGATATGCTATCCATGCTACTCCTCATGTTGGTGCTCTTGGGCGTCCTGCTTCTCACGGCTGCGTTCGTCTATCTCCCACTAATTCTGCTACTCTCTATAAAATGACCAAAGGTGAATATACGACGATCACAATTAAGGACTAACTCTATGGACACAATCAAAGAGAATTATTCGTATTCACATGCCAGCACTATACTCTGGTCTCTGCAGCAGGAACTGAATAGACATAAGGCTCGAAGATTTAATGATAACCATGTAGAAGAGTACCTTACTCGTCGGATCGCCGAACTGAAGGAACACGAAAAACAATGCTTAAAAATTCAGGCTTCGTAGAGGAAGTAGAAAAGCTCTGTCGAGAAAAGAACATCGAATATATCGACGCCGTGGTTTTCTGGTGCGAAAAGAACAATCTGGAGATCGAGACGGCTGCATACTGGATTAAAAAGGATCCAGCTATGAGAGCTAAAATCCAGGCAGAAGCCGAGAATTTGAATATTCTTAAGCGTGGAGCACGCCTTCCGATATAAATACAGGGTTAAACCATTGTTGGAGGCTAATATGCACATTAAAACAATTGGTAAACCCTCGCATATATCTCTGCCTATGGTGAAAAAAGCGGCGAATTTCTACGGAAAATATCTTATTGGAGGGGGTAAACTTTTTAATAATATAAAGTTGACACTTCAGTTCGAAAAAATGGATTCAGCCGAGGGCGATTACGCCTATTGCGACTGGACTGATGACCATCATCATACCAGAGAATTCGTAATAGGTATTGACAGAGCTCTTAATAAAAAAGAGACTTTGCTCGCCCTAGCCCATGAAATGGTCCACCTCAAGCAATACGCCAAAGGTGAAATGAAAGACATTTGGCGACCAACCAGAATGGTCAAGTGGCAAGGCGAGAGATATCTTCACGAACAAATGGATTATTGGGAACAGCCTTGGGAGATCGAGGCTTATGGACGTGAAAAAGGACTTTATTTCAAGTTCTTAAATTATTTAAGAGATGGTGAGCCAGAGTTAAAATGTCAGCCTTCGAAGCGTATCAAAATTATGTCGCCCTCAAAAACCACTTTACCAAAAGCGACTACGACTACATTAAATACAACGGCAAAACCGGATTAAAACCAGCTTCATTTGCCAAACGTAAAGATAAGGTGTTTTTTGAAAAACTTGCTAAGAATGAAAATGTATGCGAGTTTCTTGTTGCTAATTTTAGTGTTAATCCAAAATTATGGATACGTGATCTCGCTTATTCCGAAGTAGCCCAAGAAACGTATCTTCAATGGAAGAAGCGTAATCAGTCTCTATCGTATGTTTTCAAACAAGAGACTAACAAACATCTCTGCAAGCCTTTCAATTACAATTTTGTATGTAAGCCAAACGAACATCCAATTCTATTGAAGCTGTATCTTAGAAATGCATTGTGTTTAGAAACATTTTGTATATTGTTGGAGTTAACAGAAGCCCTTCCATATTTCGATAAGAAAATGGAATACGATCTTATCTGGGACGAAATTTCTCTGAAGGTTAAAAAGTATACTCCTTTCATAAAATATGATAAAGACAAGTTCCGAAAAATCATCTTAGAATTTTACGACGAATAAATAATGTTTTATGATGTTTTTCTTGTGGGATACTTAAAACACATCTTATAGGAGAAAAAGATGACTAAAGAAGATCTAATCGACTCAATGGAATTGATTGTTAAAGCTAACAAACCCAAACTAGCGGCTGAATTGATTTGGGTTCTTTGGATGGATCACAATAATTACAGAATCATTAAAGATAAAGTAGTTCACGTAGATACAGACAAAGAAATTTCAGTTTAATATACAGGGACTTCGGTCCCTGTTTCTTTGGAATGTATAATGTTTTATAAAATCAATAAATTTAAAGAACACAAATTAGTTAAAGATAAAGTTCTTGATCTTATTAAGAGTAGTGTTGGTGAATCTAGTGGCGATATTACCAGAACAGATTGGTATGTAGGTAAAGGAATCCAGAAAGAATATTTTCGGTTTCTTTTGCCTTATATTGGCCCATATATCGAGGATGTCGTCAGAGAACTAGGGCATAAAGAGTGTCAAATAGAAACGTATTGGTTTCAACAATACGAACATAATAGCGAGCATCCTTGGCATACACATCCTCTTTGTGGATGGTCTAATGTATATTATTTGGAATTCCCAGAAGATGGTCCTCCCATCGAAATTAAAATGCCATTCAGCGACGAAATCATTATCCCGAAATTGGAAGAAGGTGATATACTTACCTTCCCATCGAATTTCTTTCATAGAAGTCCAATCAATAATTCTATGAAAAGAAAGACTGTAGTAACTTACGATTTGACAAACCTAAAATAGAACTTGACAAAAATAAGCTATTGCAGTAAACTAAATATATTGGGCGTTATACGTAGCCCATACAATTGTTATACATCGTAATACGGAGAAATATACATGGTAGATTTTAAGTCCCTCAAAGCCGCTTCAGGCAAGAAATCCCTCGAATCACTAACAGCCGAACTCAATAAGCTATCTGGCGGAGAAGGTAAGTCTTCAGACGATCGTTTCTGGTCGCCAACAGTCGATAAGGCTGGTAATGGTTATGCTGTTATTCGTTTCCTTCCTCCGCCAGAGAACGAAGATGTTCCGTTCGTTCGTATGTTTGACCATGGTTTCCAGGGTCCAGGTGGCTGGTATATCGAGAACTCACTAACAACTCTCGGTAAGAACGACCCAGTTTCAGAGTATAACTCAAAGCTGTGGAATTCTGGTATCGAAGCTAACAAGGAAATTGTTCGTAAGCAGAAGCGCCGTTTGCATTTTATCTCAAACATTTATGTTGTTAGCGATTCAGGTAATCCTGCAAACGAAGGTAAGGTTTTCCTATTCAAGTATGGTAAGAAGATCTTTGATCGTCTAAAGGAAGCAATGGAACCACAGTTTGCTGATGAAGAAGCAGTAAACCCATTCGATCTTTGGGCTGGCGCCAACTTCAAGCTAAAGATTCGTAATCTTGAAGGATATCGTAATTACGATAAGTCTGAGTTTGAAAAGGCAGCGCCACTACTTGATGACGACAAAGAACTCGAGAAGGTTTGGAAGTCAGAGCATTCCCTACAGGAATTCCTTGCTCCATCTAACTTCAAGACCTATGAAGAGCTATCTGCTCGTCTAGCAAAGGTTCTTGCAGAGGATTCTGCTCCAGCCAAGCGTGCTCGTGCAGAGGAAGAGGCTCCATGGCAGGAAGAGGAAGCTGCTCCAGTTGCCAAGGCAAAGACTGCTCCAAAGTTTGAATCTTCCGATGAAGATGATGACGAGTCGTTGGAATTCTTTAAGAATCTAGCAAAGTAAAGAAAGGGAGCTTCGGCTCCCTTTTTTCGTTAGAAGTGCATATTCTGTTTTATCTTTTTAGTCTCTTCCCAATTCCAACCACCAATTAATGCAGCCCAATCAGGCCATCCAGTGTCAGCAGCATTATTGTAATCGAAACTAGAAGGTGTACCACTAGAATTTTGGTTTGATATAATATCAGTAGTTTGTTTTTTGGTTTGTTCTGCGAACGCAACCATTTTTTGTTTTTGTTCGTAATCTTCTATTTCATCATTAATTCTTGATTGTTCAATAGTCTGAGATGGTGTTACTGCTGGGGTTGGTACCATACTGGCAGTAGGAGATGGCGCTGGCGGAACAGCTTGAGATTTTAAGTTCTCAATAAAACTTTGCATGTTTACTGGCGCACCCATCATTCCATGTGCAGGTATACCCATTTGTAAACTCTCAAGACTTGGACCAACAGGCGCTGAAGATTCTTCAGCCCCGATTCCTGTAACACCACCACCAAGTTTATTGATGTTTTCTTGAATAGCAGCGAGTCTCTGATCATACGATCCACCGCCCATTCCTGGAGTCACAGCAGATCCGCCACTATATGGAGTTGCACCAGAAGTTCCTTTTTCGGATTCTGGGCTTGTAGCAGAACCAAGATTAAGACCACTTAACCATCCTGCTCCACCCCATGTTGCTGGTTTTCCAAACCCAACATGAATCTTTGAAGCTCCCATATAACCTTCGCCAGCGCCAATACCAGTAGCACCAGCAGCTGCAGCGGCTTCAACGAATTTTCTTTTTACTTTTACATCTTCAGGATTATGATCCGTTAGGACTCTTCCGTTTTGCATAAGATCTAGATCAGCTGCACCAACGCCAATATCGTGTCTGGTAGAGCCTGTTCTTGGACCTTGTGGGTAGTTTGGTTGAGCTCCAGAAGTAATATCAACGGCAACACCAGCTTCAGACGCTGCTTTTTGCAACACACCCAATAACCTATCGTTAATTGGCATATTACGAGTGCCCGATTGCGATTGTGTTACTTTGCCTGCGTCTGCGGATCTTTCTTTAGTTTTACCAGAAATAATACCTTCATGACCGCTATGACCATTATGTTCTTTTGTGCTCTCGGCTTGTTCTGCAGAACCAGGAGTTATTGGTTCTGGTTTTGACGCTGGAGTTGCATCAGCTTTTGGTGTTGATCCAGATCCACCGCTTACTGGCGTTACATCGCCTTTTTGGTCCGATAAAGAAACAGCGTTTGCTATTCTTTTGGCTCTATGTTCGCCGCTTGATCTCTCATAAAATTCATCTACTGCGCTTGCGGCAGAAGATGCATCCGTTTTGGATTTTAATATATCACCAGCTTTACTCTCGCTGTTTTTAAGTTCCCAGTCGACGAATGCTAATTGTTCTTTGAAAGAAGATCCAGCTATAGGTTTACCCATTACTTGTTGGAATCTTGCTTGTCTGTCTGGATGCCATTGAGCTATACCAACAGCTTGTCCGCCGTCGCCTTTTCTTCTTCCACTTATTACATCAGATGAAAAATTGTCAGACTCTACTTGCAAGTTTCCAACTATACCAGCAGATTGTTCTTTTGACCAACCTTTTGATTGGAAGAAACTCATAGCTTCACTGGAACTACCGTTATGGTCCATTGGATTGGCTTTGCCGCCAAAAATATCAGTTCCAAAACTACCAGCCATTCCACCAGCGAGACCCAGCATGGCTGGAGCGGCAGAAGCAGCAGCCCCAAGAATTACGTTCTGAAGCCCTTTGAAACCAGAACCCAGTCTTTCTAATAGGCTTTTATTATTGTCACCAAGGTTATTATTCATAACCTTGATGTTGCTGTTCATTGTTCTTAATTCTGCATAAGTGTTCGAAAGGAGCCCAAGAGAATCCTGTAACAGACTATTTGTTGAGTCTACCTTTGCAGCAACTTTATTAGAAGATTGTTCTACAGATTCGGAAACTTCTGTTAAACCGTTATTTTGGACTTCGAAATGTTTTCCGATGTCTTTCAAAATAACAGAAAACATTTTTTGGTTATCGCTGGCAGTTTTTCTTATATTACCAACAACGCCGCCCATTTCGGACGAAATGTTTCTTGTTATTTCTTTAAGTTCTGGTGCTAATGCCATTTACTTGCTTCTCTGTTTAGCGTCCTCTAATTCCTTCAAATACTCCATCAACAATTCAACATAGATATCTCTCTCAAACGGAATTAAATTTTCTAATTCTGTAATAGAATATTTATGGTGCTGAGCTAACGAAAATATTGTTTTATAGTAATTCGCTAAAGAGTTATGACTCAGCGCCACGTAAAAAAATCGTTTAACGACGACAGAACGATTTCTCGATCGTGCTCCAACGAATTCTTATAATTGATTACATATTTCATCTTAGGAACATTAACTAGAAAGTCCTGGATTTTCTGGAATGTCTTGATATCCAAATTTTCTAGGAATTCTTCTAGGTCAGCCTTTTTATATTCTTTCGCTGCATAAACTTGATCTTCGTAGTAAATATTTTCGATACAACGAATGATTAATTGAAACAGATAATCTTTATCCAGACTCAAAAACTCTTTATCTTCGTAAAGGGCTGCTGATGGGTATTTCAGAGATATCCCAGATTTATTAGTGATCTTGATATTGTTATCCATTTTCTCTGGAAACTCTACCTTCACATCGTCTAGGTTGATTTCGAATTCATAAACCGTTTCATCTTCATTATCTTTGTATGATGCTTTGATTATGTTGTCAACCGAAACAGCTCTTAGCTTAAGAAAGATATACTCTAAATCAAACACAGCCAACTTGCTGATATCTAACTTTGGATCAAGCGAACAATTGTTAACGATTTGTTTGATGGCGGCTAAAACATCAACATCGCTGCCGCCTTCTTTTGCCATAAGCAACAGTTTTTCTTCTTTTACAAGAAATGGTCTAAACTTATAATTTTTCTTCAAAGAAGGTATTTCAATATTGTGAATAGGGTGGTCAAGTTTTGGCAAAGTTGACATATTATATCTCCATTATTTTAATTTACGCCAGGTCTAATCGTAGTTGTATTTCTGATCGATCTGAAAGGTCTTTGTGGTTGTGGTGCTGGTTGTGGTTGGACAGAACTTCCAACCAATGCATAGCTAGTATAAGAAATTGACAAATTCAATCTCATTAAACTACCATCGCCCCAGGAAAGAGGCATTTCTCTCATTGCTACAGGAAATGCTTCATAGAGGTTTATTTTCTGAATAGAATTACCAAAATGATCGTAGACTATAATTTGCATTACAGTTGAGTAATTATCTTTATACTCAGCTTGATAATTCGGAAAAGAATTACTTGTTGGTCCATTAGCGGATTCTAGACCGTTAAACCCAAATATTAGGTTCAACCAGTTATACCAATACTGCCATATTTCGCCATAATGATCCATCAATAACGTCATGTTTATGTCTTGAAATTGAGCGTTAATAGGCATATTTTGTACTGAGCCGATACCATATCTTTGTATTTGCGATGTCATTAAATTAATACCAGGAGCTCTGACCTGTTCAACTCTCAACTTTAAATTCTTGGCGATTCTTTGAATATCGCTATCAGTACCCTGATTGTTTAGAACTTTATTCTGAAGAATATTTGGAGTTTTGATTATTACATCAAAACTGTTGTTATCCAAATAACCGTAGGAATTAAGGTTTTCTTTGAAGCCTTGTATATTAAATGGCATTTCTGATCCTAATATGGAGGCGAACCTGCATATCGCCTATTTGGGTTAACATTCCATTTTTGTAGAGGCAATAATGCAGCCTTTTCCCAATCTTGCGGATCAACCTGATAAAAAGAACTTCTTACATGATTGAAGAGATATCTCTTTATGCAGTTCTCAACGCCTCTTAATTGGTTAGAATAGTATTTTAGTAAACTATACGTAAGAACCAATTTTTTATTTTGTATATATTTATCGTTATCATTAATATCGACTAATCCCTTCATCATATTAACTCTGGCCAAAGGAGGCAGATAATGAAGGTTGATTCCTAGAAAACCGTCATGATACATCTCAACAGGAAATACTAAAGGATGAGCGTCATAAAAAGGGAGAGTGTTTTTATATTTGGGATCATACAGAAATAACATCAGAGCGCCAATTTGAGGGCTGCTGCTTTTCTCGAATATCTTGTTAGGGTCTCTTTTACCCATATTCGATACAGTGTCTTGATACCACTGAGAAGAATCTTTGGACTTATTCGATAAGTCCATAGCGGTAGATCTCAGAAGTTTACTAAATCTGTTTGACATTAAAATTTGATTCCTAGTTCTTTTTCGGTCATAATAATAAACTCGTAACCCCTGTCTTTACAGTATTCACGAGCAGCTTTCCATTTAGCAGAGTTCACACCCCAACGCATTACCTCATTTATATATCGTTTTGTTTTGCGCCCTTCCATGAGCGGAGGTGGTCTGCACTGAGCAGCTGGTTTCACTTCAATCAAAACAGTTCTCGTTCCGCCGTTCGGTGTTTTTAACCTAGCGGTGAAATCAACATAATAACGATGAATTCTATTATCCAGAGGCGAACGATATGGGACTATCGTTTCTTCGCTTTGCCACCATATAACGTTGGGATCCTTATCCAACCGAGCCATGAGAACGGATTCCCATCTAGATCTATAGATTATGTTTGTTGGATCGCCCTTGTATTTGTTCGGGTTTCTTGGATTAAAATAACCTTTGTGAGTAGCCATTCTCAGATTTCTAATAAATAAAGATAAAACCTTATTTATTAAAAAGGGTAAAGATGGCCAACTTTAATTTTCCAACTCAACCTCAGAAACAAAATAATGGAGGTAATGTTTTTCCTTCAGATTTGCTTCAAGGCGATAGACAATATTACACTAGTATTTCGTTCTCTGATTATTCTGCCAATCCAGGAGCTCTTTTGGGGGGAGGTTCAGGATATAATTTCAGTTTTGGTGGTCAATTTAAACTACCTTTACCAAAAAGAATAGTTGATAACAATTCTCAAATATGGAGCGAATATGACGCTTCGACGATGGGTAGTTCTTTGCTTCAGATGGCTCAAATTGGCGGCGCTGCTGGTGGCGGAACATCTTATCTTAGTCCATTAGTGTTCATGACTTATAAAAGACCAACTTATAAAGAACACGAGTTACAATGGACTCTTTCTGCTTCGAATAAAACTGAATCGAATAATTTGAAGAAAATGATTAAAGAGTTTAAGGCTAGTGCAGCGCCAAAATTAGCTCTCATGGGAGCTGCCTATAAATATCCTAAAATTTGTCAAGTTACATTTAACCCAAAAGATTATTTGTTCGCACTTAAACCTTGCGCCGTAATCACAGTTTCAGCAGATTATACAGCCGCTGGCGGACCATCATTTTATAAAAGCGGTGCACCCACAGTAGTAGGTCTTACACTAAGGCTGAGAGAGATTCAGCTATGGACAGAAGATCAAATAAGAATGATGGATCCATAAATGCCAGAAAGATATTTCGAAAAATTTCCTGTAATAACTTACAGTAACAATCAAGTCGTTGATATCACCAAAAGAGTAACTCTATTGGATAGAGTATCTGAAAGCCCATACGTGTTTTATCCATACGATATTTCTAACGCTGAAAGGGCTGATCATTTCTCACATCGATATTATGAGGACAGTTATAAAAGCTGGATTCTCTACATTTCCAATAAAATAATTGACCCTTATTACGAATGGTATCTAGACAACCAACAATTTACAGATTTCATAACAAAGAAATATGGATCTATCCCAGACGCCCAACAAAAAATAAAATATTATAGAAATAATTGGGAGTCTGATAAAGGTAATAATATTGGTACAGCTGAATATAACTCACTAACTGTTGCGCAACAATATTACTGGGAACCAATTTACAAAAACGGCGTTGTATATTCTTATAAAAGAAAAGAGTCAAATTGGAATAAAGATACGAATAAGATAGTTAGATATTCCGTATCTGCTAATGCATACCAGTTAAGCGCATTTGTCAATAACGAAATTGTTGAAGTTGTTTTTGATAATTATAATACTGGTAACGGTCAATTTGTTATGTCGAACACAGTAAATGTATATGTCAATTCTTCGCTTTTGACTAACACTAACCTTAATTTCGTTTATTTGCAACACATGAGAGGGCAATACGAAACTAATAATACAGCTGGTATTGTGGTCACTGGTAATAGTTACATTTATGGAACAGAAAGCCAAATAAACGTAGCTATAACTATTGTTGAGAACGAATCAACAAATGATTCTGTGATAGTTGTAGCAAATAACATTGCAGCCGATGAAGAAAGATATTGGGAAAGCGTTTCATATTACGATTATGAAGAAGAAAAGAACGAATACAACAAAACCATCAGAGTGATGGAAAAGAATCTTTCAGAAGTCGCTGTTGACAATTTAATTAACTTGATGAAGGAACCTTTCTAATATGCCAGCTGGTGATATTAAAATATCTTCTCTAAAAATTGGAGATTTGGATTTAACAAATTTCAAACAAGCTAGTTATGTTGGTTTGAATATCTATGAAGACATTCTAAATCCATATGGTCCAGTTGCAGAAGTTAGAGTCCTAGATCATAGTGACGCTCTTGGTAAAAATAATATCCAAGGAGCGTATGATAAAGACATAGAGATAACATTGTCCGGAGCCGACAGTGGTTTCAGCGGCGGTCAAAAGAAATATAAGTTGAAAATGTATCAGAATAAAAATCTGAACGATCAGTCGATTCATAATATTTCCAACCTAAAACACAAACAATATGATATCCGTGCAGTATGTCCTGAGCTATTAAACGCTCAAGGTAATTATATGCAGAAAAGCTATAACGACACGACTGACAATATTGTAGAAGATGTTGTGAAAAAAGGTTTCAAGACCAAATTACAAATCGACAAAAAGAGTAAGACAGACGGTAAAAGAAGAGTTATTCTTAATAATAAACATCCTCTAGATGCATTAAAACACTTAAATCGTCTACACGTTTCCCAGGAAGATAAATCTTCTTGTTATGTTTTGTTTCAGGAAACAGGCGATCAGCAAAAGTATGTATTTTCTACTTTCGAAAAACTGTTCAAAGAACAACCAGTCGTTACATTAAAACAAACAACAACACTCGACGCTTCTAATGCAAGCGATCAAGATAGACAAAACTCTATAATGTGGTTCAAGGCTTCTGATTCGTTTTTTACCCCGACTCGAGTGTTAACTAAATCAGCGCAGAAAACGTTTAATTTGACAACACATAAAGTTTCTTCGCCAGATCCAGATCAGCCTCAACAGTTTAAACTTCCTGGACAGCCAGAATATACTGGTCAGGCTCAACACGCTGACGCTGTCCATCATTATACAACTTTTGACAAAGCGAACGACAAAGATAAACACAAAACAGCAGATGCCAGAGATAATAGAGCAAATTTTCTTTCTTATTTGATGCAAAATTCTGCAGAGCTGGAAACCTATTTCAACCCAAAGATTAAATTGGGTTCTATGATTAAACTTGATATTCCTGCGAGAACTGCTGATGGTTCAGGTAAAGAAAAACAATTCAACGGTCAGGTTTGTGTTGTTGCAATTAGAACAAAAATTAAACCGCTGGGACAAACCCCAAGAGCTACTATGATTCTTAGAGTTATTAAAGGTGGTGCATTTGATCAAAGTGGTGGAGGTCAACCGTGAAATTAAGAACAGGTTATGTAGTTGAATATAAGAAAGACCCAACAAAATCTGGTCGTGTAAAAATACGTTTACATGGTCATCAAGACGACACACAGAAAGTCAAGGACGAAGACCTTCCTTGGGCTATTCTTATGCAACCAGTAACTCATGCATCTACTCATAAAATTGGTCCAACACCGTTCGGGCTGAAGGTGGGTTCTAGAGTTATTGTTGGTTATATGGAACATGACACCGAAGAATTGTATCCAATCGTATTAGGTTCGATTGCACGTGGAGAATTGGACGACGCATAATGGCAAATAAGATTAAACAAAAAGACCAAAAGACTGGTGGTAAGATCGAACCTAAAAATGCAGGTCCAGATACTCCTGGTTTTTCTAGCACAGACGAAGAAAATTTCTTTGACAAAGATTTAACTATTTTCTTTAATCAATTTCTTGGTCAGGAAAAACCAAAAACCGAAGATCCAAAATATCCAGAGTCTCCAGGAGTTGAAAAAAACAAAGCCAAAAAGCTCGAAGATGTAAGAAAGAAAGTTGCACCGAGTGGTGACAAACCAACAACGGCTGCTGCTAAAAAGGGAACTAAAGATCTACCAAAAGCTGTTAAAGAAGTAGACCCTCAAGGTCAAGCACAGCAAATACCTCAATTATACCAAAACATGTCTATGATTATGGGCATTATGAGTATGGGCGCTGGTCTTGGTGGTGGTTCTGGTGGTGGTAATAGCGGTTTCACAGTCACAGGAACACCATCAGGAATGAGTATCGTTCTTACTGATGGTTTCGTTGGGGCGCTCGCTATTCTTATCAAGAAATTTGGATTCGAACGAGTAATTAAAATGTTCGTTCTTATTACTCTACCTAATGGCGGATTACAACAATTAGACAGCTGGTATCAACCAATCGTCATTAAAGCGATTTCTGCTCTGTTAAAAGTAGCAATTTATTATGGACCATTGAATATTCCAGTTTCTTCTTATGACGAAACGTATTATGGAGATATCGTTCCAACTAATCTAGTTACACTAGAAGAAGTTCCAGACTTTTACCAGAAACAATATTATGGTTCTCCTGCTAACGAACCATATCCAGGCTACGATCAATGGATCGATCCCAACGACCTAACAGCTACAATTTATTACGTTAGAAGAGAATTGGGAACTTATACGTTTGCTTCTGCACAAGAGGAAATTTACTCAAATGTTGAACGTGGTATTGCTGCTGATCTTGACAAATATTTCTATGTTGATCCAACCCAATATACTATTAGTCAGGGAGCAGATCCATTATTCCCACGTTATTTGAACGATGTTCTTGATAAATGGATTAAACAGATTGAAGTTCAACAAGGAAACTTAATTATTGGTAATAATGCTGGTGGCGGAGGCGGCGGAAACAACATGGCTGCTATGATGGGTATGTTAATCGGTCTGTTGATGCAGCTTATTCAGATGTTCCAACAAGAACAAATCGGATCAAAAAACGGAACGGTTGCGGGAAGCACAGCCAGTGTTATGGAAGATTTCCAGAAACAAATGGGAATGAACAATCAAATTCTACAAGTCGGAATGCAAGCACTCGGCGGTGGTGGGCTCGGTGGCGCACTTGGCGGATTGGGTAGTCTTGCTCAAATCGGCGGTATGGGTGGTTTTGGAACACTCGGAGGAATTTTGGGCGGAGGTGATATTGGTGGAATGATGGGCAGTCTAATGGGTGGTTTTGGTGGCCTTGGAGGAGGCTCTGGTGGTGGTGGAGGAGGAGCAGGTTCTGGCTTCCCCGACGCAACTATTGGTGGATCTGGTGCATGGTCGGAACAAACCAACAGCGGTCTTTCTAACACTGAAATATCAGATATGCAAACATTACTAACACTACTAGGAATTGAAGAGACTACAAATGGCGCATAAGGATTATAACAAAAAAGCACCAAAGTCTAAAGTCTGTAACCAGAAAACCAAACCAAAATACGGTTTCGTTCATGGTAATTGGGACGAATGTGGTGGTCATGATTGGGTATATGTAAACGCTGAAGAAGGAAAGAAAACTTTTCGTCAGAAATTAAACCCTTCTGGTGGTTATCAAGTAACTGAAGCAGATGATGATGTCAAAGAAGGTCATTTTGAAATAACTCCAGGAAATAAACACTCATATGCTGGAGCAGGTCATTCTGTTCACGTCGACGGTCATTACGATTTTAATACAGAGTCAACTTTTAGATTAGAGTCTGGTGGTGATGGTTCTTTTGTAGCCAAAATGAACGGCATGTTCGGTATCGGTGGTAAGAAAATCGAGCTTGTGAAAGACGGCTCTGCAAAAATTATTGCTGGTGGATCTTCAGGTACAAACGATGTTGGCGTTAATGGCGATCATAGACAAACCTTCAAAAAGAACAAATATACTAAGGTCGAAGGCGATACAGTAGATGGTCATGAGGGCAAATATGTCCAAATGAACAACAAAGACACCGCATATTATTTCAATGAAAACTGGGACGCTTTTGCCAAGCAGAAAATCAAATTAGAGTCTAAACAAGCATTCAAGGCGTTTTCTCAGGACACCATGCTGTTCCAGTCCGATCAGGACATGACTGCTAATTCTGGGGCGAAAATAAGCACCAAATCTAAAAGCGATACAAAAATAGAGAGCGATACTAAAATCGAACTCAAAGTTGGTAGTTCTACAATTACTATCGAAAGTGGTTCAATTACTATCAAGTCTCCACAGATAAAATTCGAGCAAGGATAATAAATATATGTCATACGCTCATAAACACGGCGATCAAAGATCATGCGGAGCCACTACGGTGGTTTCCGGACAGTCGTTTGTTACGATTGGTGGGCAGTTGTGGGCGGTCGAGAACGATCAAAATACCCATGGTCATGGGGAACTGATAGCTTCTAAGACGTTTATTAAAATAGGTGGCAAATCTATCATTATTAATAACGATAGCGCCCAGCAAGATAATTTGTGCCCCACAGCGGGCGGTGAGCATTGTAATCCTAAAGCCGTTTCTACTAGCGGTTTCGTAGAGGTAAACTAAATGGTCACTAGAGCAGAAACGCTAATAGGTTCTAATAAGAAAATAGAATATTTTTCTGATGTTCCTAATGGGTTCACAAAAACTATATTTGGCAATGAACTTACAAAAGTTGTCAATGAACGTTCGATAACACAATCTATCAAGAACCTAGTTTACACTAACCTTGGCGAAAGATTGTTCCAACCAACGGTTGGTTGCGATATTACTTCTATGTTATTCGAACCAAATTACAGAGATTATGCTTCAGAGATAGAATTGTTTGTTAGAAGCACAATATCAAATTTTGAGCCTCGAGCCGAAGTAATTGAAGTTCTTTTTCCTGACCCTCAAGACGAAAATTCTGTTGAGATAACATTGATTTATCAAGTAATAAATAACCCAGAACCTATTACTCTTAATTTAGTCCTAAAAAGAGTCCGATAAATGGCAGCAAACAGCTCACTAAATCTTAGCTCTCTCGATTTCGATACGCTAAAACAGAATTTAAAAACCTTTCTAAAGTCGCAGTCAGTTCTTAAAGACTACGATTACGAAGGTTCAAACATGAACGTTCTCTTGGACGTTCTATCATATAACACATATTTGAATTCGTTTTACCTTAATATGATCGGATCCGAAATGTTTTTGGATTCCGCTCAGAAATATGACTCTATTATTTCTCACGCCAAAGAATTAAATTACACCCCAAGATCTTATTCTGCTGCTGTTTCTAACGTTAATATTGCGTTCGAGACCACAGGTATTTCAACCACTACTGGTATTCTTTCAGTTCCAAAAGGAACTAGATTTTTTGGGACAAACTCAAACGGTACATTCCAATTCGTTACCACAGACACTCAAACTTATGCTTCAACTAATGATACATTTTCTGTAGCTAATCTACAAATTAAAGAAGGTTCATATAATAACGAATCATTCTTGGTAAATTACGATATCGAAAATCAAAGATTCATTTTATCAGACCCAAAAATTGACACTGACACTATCAACGTTTATGTTGTAGAAAATTTTGGAGCTTCAAACACACTATTTACCAAAAAGCCAACATTGTTTGGTCTAGATTCTACATCTAACGTTTACTTCTTACAATCTACTCAAAACGGTCAATACGAAATTCTTTTCGGTGATGGCAATTTCGGTAGAAAACCATTAAACGCTTCAACAGTTCTTGTGGAATACATCGTAACAAACGGTTCTGATGGTAATGGTATTTCCGAGCTTACAATTTCAGACGACATTGGTCCTTCCAATGGTGGAACTATTGTTTCTGCTCCAGTAACAGTCTCAGCTAATTCTTCTGGTGGAGCCAATCAAGAGAGTATCGATTCTGTTCGTTTCAATGCTCCAAGATATTTTGCAACTCAGCAAAGAGCAGTTTCATCAGACGATTACGCTTCGCTAGTTAAAAACAATTTCCAAGGTCAGATAGCTGACGTTGCTGTGTTCGGCGGAGAAACGCTTCCAGAAAAGAAATATGGTAGAGTTATTATTTGTCTGAAACCAACAGCGGGCGAAATTGCACCAAATTATGTAAAAGAAACTATCGTAAGATATCTTCAGGATTATATTGCTCTGCCAAATAGAGTAGAAACAGCCGATCCTGACTATCTTTATGTTCGTTTGGATTCATCTGTTCAATATGACCCGTATTCAACAGATAAAACAGTTTCTGATCTTAGAAATATTGTTTTGTCGGCTATTAATGTTTACAGCGATCAACACTTAGAAATGTTTGCTGCCGATCTCAGATACAGCCGTCTTGTGGCTCATATTGACGACAGCGATAGTAGCGTCGTAAGCAATCAGACAGATTTCCGTATTATTAAGAGAATGGCTCCTCTTGTGAATAGAACTTATAATGAGACGCTCTATTTCAATAATACAATTTACTTAGAGAATCAACCAACGTATTCTCAGAGTCATATTGCATTTCATGGATCTGATTATAATGTTCATTACGCTCATGCATCAGTGATTTCTTCACAGTTTACATATAATCATACTGACGGTGTAGCGTATCCATTTAGTTATTTTGAAGACGATTCTCATGGAAATATGGACATATATACTCTAGTCGGTAATCAGGTAACTAAATTAGCAACTATTGGCACTGTAGATTATATTTCTGGTATTGTAAAACTTAACAGCATTAATATAGCTTCTTATACTAGTCATATTTCTGTTTACGCTAGAACAGCTGATAGGGATATTTTTGCTGGCCCAAAAAATATTCTTGTGATCGATCCAAATGATGTTACGGTTACCATAGAAGAGAAAAGAAACTAATGGATTTTTCACAAGAAAAATTTATATCAAATTTTATTGAGTCTCAGCTTCCTGCGTTTTATCAGGAAGATGGTGAGAACTTTATTCTATTCATTAAAGCGTATTACGAATGGATGGAAACCGAGAGTTCAACTCACGAAGCGGCTGATGGTGGTCCAATAGTAGAAGCACGTGAGCTTATGGGTTATCGTGATATCGATAGCACACTAGAGCGTTTTCTTATTCATTTCCAACAAAAATATCTTTACGGTATTCCATTCAAAACCATTACAAGTAAAAGATTCCTATTAAAACACATCTTGGACGTTTATCGTTCTAAGGGTACAATTCAATGTTATCGTTTGCTATTCAAACTTGTTTATGGAGAAGATGTTGAAGTATATCTTCCAGGAAAAGATATTCTTAGAGCTTCTGATGGCATTTGGTTAGAACCAAAATATCTAGAACTTTCCGATTCACCAGCTCTTCAAAATTACGTTGGTAAAACTATTATTGGTATTACTTCTGGCGCAACTGCTGTTGTTGAGAATTACGTAAGAGAATCATTTTCTGGTAAAATATCTAGCGTTCTTTATATAAGCAATATTTTACCAAGAGGTATTGATTTCGTTGTAGACGAGCCTATTGTACTAAAAGGACAAGAAGCAAATGCTACTGCAGTAGCTGCAGCTTCTCATGTTTTGGGGTCGCTTGATTATTTGGAAATTACTTCTGGTGGCCAGAGTTTCAAAAATGGTGATATTCTAAAAATCGCTTCTAACGACCTTGATACGGGTGTTCGTATCTCAGAGGGCGTGGAAGGTATGGTCAAAGTTACCGAAACTGCTCTTGGATACGGTTCTTTGTATTTTGATATATTGGAAGGCGGCTGGGGCTTTACCGCCAATGCATCAACATTTACATATAGAGGTTTAAGAGACAATTACGGGCAGGGCGCTTCTTTTGATATAGGTTCAATTATCTCTCCTCAAGAAGTTACCTATAACACTGACCTCATTTGTAATATGGTTGACGTTAATACAGCCATTAATGCAACTTCTTATGGATTCCCAAACAACCCAGGAGCCAATTTAGTTTCCGCTATAGGTTCAAATGTGAGTTTGAACGCTATTTCTTATTCCGGAACTCCATTAGGTTACAACAATAACGATGTTATTATTTTCGTGAACGACCAACCAGGTGGTGTTAACGCTGTTGTTACCATGTTAACAAACGCTACTGGTGGAGCTTTATATTTTACAATTTCTAATGTTGGATCAGCTTTCGTTAATACTAATCCTTCAGTTGTTATTACAAACGTAGCTCATGGATCAGCTTATGGAAACACCAATACATCAATACTGACATATACGTTTAATACTACCAATGGATGTTTGTCTTTTACAAATAGCGTTTTCGGAAAAATAGCTAGTCTTTCTAATGTAAAAATTGGTAACAGCTATGTCCAGAGAGCAAACACTTTCGTAAGATCTACTCTCGCTTCAAATACCATGAGAGGAAATGTTTCTTACAGTTCAACAAATACTAGAGTTTATACAGTTTCTGCGGTAGGAACAATGTCAGGATACAGTAACACCGATTATGTTACTGTAGTTAATCCAACAGGCACAAACGCCACTGCCACTGTTTCTACTAATTCTAGCGGTGGTATTACTAGTTTAGTTGTTTCGAATTACGGAGCAAATTTCTCTGCTCCAACTTCTAATATTATGATTTCAAATTCAACCGGAGGAAATTCTTCTGGATCTGGTGCGCAATTCGAAGCTACATTCTTACCTTATATAACTGGCGTTAACACAGCCTTTACTACAATTTTCAGTGGTAATAGTGTAATTCAAGTTCAAGCCAATTCTAGCTTATCAAGCACCAAACAGCTTCTTGTAATCAAAGAAGTTGTTAACTCAACAAGCATGTTTTTGTATGGTAAACCTACATTAAACTCTACTGCAGCCGCAGTTTATAGAGTTATGCCAACTATCCTTCCTTCTCAGTTTGCTACTTACGAATCCTTGATGGCTAATCCTGCAGGAGAAGTATATGGTGAAAATCAGAGTATTGACGCCAACTATACAGGCGGTAATGGTGTTGTTGCGCAAGTAAGACTATACAGTTCTGGTAAAGGATATACAGAAGAAGAATATGTAAAAGCGTATCTTTATGGCGCTATTTCAAATAATGTTAACATTATTAAATCTGGGCAAGGTTACGCTAATAATGAAAAAATGATTTTTTCGGGAGGGTTTCCTAGTCTTACGGCGCAAGGTTATATCACAACCGACGCCAACGGTTCTATTGTTTCTACAACTCTGACCACTGCTGGGTCTGGATACGATGTTATTCCAAATATATCTATTCAGACAACTAACGGTTCTGGCGCAAAACTCGAAGCCACTATTTCTTCTTTTAACGTTTCTGCAGAAATAACTGGTAGAGTGGTTTTGAGAGGTTATGGTAAAGGAAGGGGTTATTGGCTTAACACTCAAGGTTTCTTGAATTCTAATAAATATATTCAAGATAGTCATTATTATCAAGATTATTCTTATGAAATACAAGTTGCTAGAACTTTAGATAAATATAAGAATATCTTATACGAAACTTTCCATTCTTCAGGCTCTGAATTGTTCGGAAAGTTCTTATTAATAAGCGAAGAACAGGAATTACTGGGAATCCTAGAAGAGCCTACAGAAGCAGATATTCTACCTATTGGATATCAGTTCTTGTCTTCGAGCGGTGTATTGCTTTGCGATTCAGCGACAACAGTAGATAGAATTTCTTAATTAAGGGGATAGAAATTGGTACAACAGGTTGTTAACGTAGGTTCAGCGCCAAACGATGGAACTGGTGATACCGTTCGAAACGGTATGATCAAGATCAATAATAATTTTACTGAAATATATACCACATACACTATGACTGGTATGGTTACAGTCGGTAATTCTACTGTCAATGCTTCTGTATCTAATGCAGTTGGTTATTATTTCGGTAACTCTACCGCCACGTTCACAGCTAATAATAGTAGAATTGCTATTACGAACTTCAGCGTTAATTCTTCCCTTGTTAACGCTGCAGCAAACGTAAATATCAGTGGTCTATTAAACGTAGCCCAGTATCTATTCGTAAATTCCACAGTTCTTACTGTAAACGGTTCGGCTAATGCCTCATCTTTTACTGTAGGTTCAGACCTTGTTGGTAATGCTTCAGGCGTTTATCACACAGGAGTAATTAATGCAGCTTCTCATACAGTCGGTTCTAGTCTTGTTGGCAATAGCACTGGTATCTACCATACAGGAACGATCAATTCTGCATCGCACACTGTTGGCTCTAATTTCGTTGCTAATTCTACTGGTGCTTATCATACAGGGACAGTAAACGCTGCTTCCCATACTGTTGGAACTAGCACAGTTGCTAATAGCACTGGCGTGTTCACTTCAGGAACAGCTAATGCTGCTATACTTCAGGTTGGCGGTAAACTCGTTGTCAACAGTTCCCAGTTCTCGTTTGGAAGCGCATTACCCGTTGAAGCCAATGGTAGTACTGGTACTGCAGGGCAGTATCTAACTTCTGATGGAAGTTCAAAGGTTTATTGGTCTTCTCCAGGCGTTGCCTCTGTTAACACTGCTGGTTATTTTGTTTGGTCGAACACTCATATCTTTAATAAAGATATCCAAGCAAACACTGTTAATGCAGTTTCGGTTACTGTCGGAAATGTTACAGTAAACTCTTCGATATTCAAAATTCCAAGCACTATCACGCTTGAAGCGAATGGTAGCGTAGGCACATCAGGTCAGCTACTTACTTCTAATGGTTCTACAGTTTATTGGTCTACTGTTCCTGGCGTTAATACAAACGCAACTTATACTTGGAGCAATTCTGCTACATTTAATGGAAATGTTGTTTTTGCCGCCAACGTTGTCACAAACACTAATTTATACACCCTTGGCCCAGTTTATATATCAAACATAACTTCTTTCGCTGCAAACGTATTGATAGAAAACACAGCTTCTGCTAACATTGTTGGAACGGCGGCGTTCAATAACACTGCTACATTTAATGGAAACGTTTCTTTTACATCAAACGCTTCATTTACCAAAGCAACATATTTTAGTAATACTATTTCGGTAGTTGGGGCTGCTATCCTTTCTAACACAGCTAATGTTGCTGGTAATTTAAATGTTACTGGTAATTCCACTTTTACTGGTGTGGTTAATTGCAATGGTGTATCTAATTTCAACGCCAATACTATTTTTAAGGGAACAGTTAGTGTCGCCCAAGCCAATGTTCTCTCTCAAACCCTAACAGATGCATCTACTATTAATTGGGATACATCTTCGGGGCAAGTAGCCACTGTAACTCTTGGCGGGAACAGAGCCATGGCGGCGCCAACCAATCTTAAGATTGGAACTTATATACTTCATGTCATCCAAGATGGTACTGGAAACAAATCATTGACATGGAATTCTGTGTTCAAATGGACGGCTGGAGTGGCTCCAGTGTTAACTACCGATGCTAACGCTAGAGATATTATAATGTTTATAAGCGATGGAACAAATATGTATGGTTCATACCTAACGGACGTTAAATAATGGGTAAACTTACATCATCATTCAGAAAATCTATTTTTGACGAAATTGTTGATAATATTTCATCAAATACTTCTCATTATTATGCATTTGCTGCTGGCGCAGAACCATGGCCAGGAGATACACCAACTTTAGCTAATACAGATTATGATGTGTATTTTGAAAACGATTGGCAAATGCATTTTGGAAAAAGATTATTAGCTAATAATTTTTCATCTATTGTTAAAAAATATGTTTGGACATCAAACACCGTTTACGATAGATACGACAATACTAAAGATATGGCCAATAGTATGTTTTATGTTATTGCTCCGCCTACAGCTATCGGCGGGGCTTATCATGTGTATAAGTGCATAGATAACGCTAACGGTGCAGCTTCTATTAAAAACCCTTCTTCGATTGGAACACCAACTCAATCAACTACATTCGAAACAACAGAAGATGGTTATAAATGGCGTTATTTGACTTCTGTTTCTACAGAAGATTTTGATAGGTTCTCTACAACCCACTACGCTCCTGTATATCCAAACACCACAATCCAAGCTGCGTCTTTAACGTATTCAGGAATCGAAACTGTGGTTGTTTCTAACGTTGGTGCAGGTTACGAAACTTACCATAATGGGACTTTACAAGGCATCACCAATTCAACAGCTCTCGTTATTGAATCTAATGCATCTATCAGTCCAGGTCATTATGTAAATAACAGCATTTATCTATACAGTTCTTCTAATAATGCATACCAGATTTTTAACATTACTGGCTATACAGTAAACGGTCCCGTTAGAACTGTAATTCTTGATTCTGCAGCTAACACTACTGCTCTTACCGCAGGAGCTTCTCTGTATAAAATTTCTCCTAGAATTTTATTTACGAGCGACACTGCTTCTGGTAATAACCCTACGGCTTACACTACAGTAAACACTGTTACCAATTCTATTTCTGGCGTTGTTGTTCTTGATAAAGGCTCTTCGATTACTTGGGCTAATGCAGTTGTTGTAAGTAATTCTTCTTATGGTTCCGGGGCCACGGTTTATCCGATCGTTCCTCCTCCTGGTGGTCATGGAAGAGATCCAGCAACAGAATTAGGCATGCAAGGGATTTCTATCTCTTTTACTTTTGCTAATACTGAGTCTAATACTATTTCTTCGAATGTTGTTTACAACAAAATTGGTTTGATAAAGAATCCTTACTCGTTGATCGCAAACAATCAATCTAAAGGTTCTAGATATAGCTCAAATACGTTCAGTCAGATCCAAATATCTACCTGTACTCCAGCATATACTTTCAGTAATGCAGACGTAATTATTGGAGCAAACAGCAAAGCTAGAGCAACTGTCGTCTGGTCTAACGGTTCGACAGTTCATTATGTCGGTGATAAATATTTTATCGATGGTGAAAATATATTAAATACAAATAATCAGATTGTGACTTCTATAGCCATCGAAAGTAGAGGCGATATTTTCGTAGAAGATTTATATCCCCTTTACGTGCAGAACATAAATAACACAGAACGTTCAAATACGCAGTCAGAAACATTTAGACTGGTAATCAAATTATAAGATAGGGTTAGCCGAATATGCCTTTAGAAACTGATTTCAATACTTCCCCTTATTTCGACGATTATAACGAAAATAAGCAGTATTATAGAATTCTTTTCCGCCCAACTGTAGCGGTTCAGGCTCGTGAGCTAACACAAGTTCAGACCATGCTCCAAAACCAAATTGACAAATTTGGTAATAGAATTCTTAGCGACGGTAGCGTGGTAGACGGGTGTGCGCCAACCACAATTAAGAGTTTCGATTTCGTTCGTGTAGCTGACAATTTCACTGCTAACGCTAACGCTGTATTTACTTCTGTAAACAATCAGTGCCTTCTTGTAGGTCAGTCTTCAAACGTTAGAGCTGTGGCTATGGTTACCACAGCTGGCCTAGAAGTTAATTATCCAGACACTAATCGTTTTCATTTAAAATACTTAAACACTGGTATTAACGGAAACACTACATTCGCTAATGGCGAATTGATTAATATTTACGACGAAAATCAATCTAAACTCGGTGTTATTGACGCTAACAATTTAATCAATTCAATTTACGTTATTTCAACAAACACCTCTGTTAACGCTGTTGGTAAGGGATATGGATTAACAATCGAAGATGGTTGGGTGTTCCAAAAAGGTTTCTTCCAAAAGGTTAACCAACAGACAGTAGTCGTAAGTGATTATAGTACAAACGTTTCTGGATATGTTGTAGGGTTCGAGACAGCTGAATCAATTGTAACAGAAAACGAAGACACATCACTATTAGATAACGCCCTTGGTTATTCTAACGAAAACGCTCCCGGAGCGCATCGTCTAAAGTTGACACCAACGTTGGTTTCAAGACTAAGAACAGAAGTAGCAAATAACGAATCATTCTTTATTGCTTTCGAATTTTCAAATATCACCAATGAAATCGTTCTAAACAGAGAATCAGATCCATATTCTGTTCTTGGTGATTTTCTTAACACCAGAACTTTCGAAGAATCTGGTGATTATGTAACCAAACCATTCCAGGTGGAAGCAACTTATGCAGCCAACACCTCAAACACAGACGCTTTTGCCTATGAAGTTTCAACAGGCACAGGCTACGTTCATGGTAAACGAGTAGATTTTATTTCTTCTCTTAAAGTTGACACCGATAAGGCTATCACTACAAGAGAAGCAAACTCTCAGGTAATCACTACAAACTATGGCAACTTCGTATATGCAAATGAAGTTATGGGTGCGCTTGACTTTTCTAACTTCATTACTGTAGATCTTTATGACACTCAGCAGTCAACTATCTCTGTTGGTGTAGCAGATTACACTTTGAATGGTTCTAAGATCGGCACCGCCAAGGTAAAACAGGTCGTTCATGATGAAGGCGATCCAGGTCTTCCAGGAACAACTTACCGTATTTACTTGACTGATATTGCAATGAATAGCGGCAAGAGCTTCATGAACGACGCCAAAGCTATTATCGCCAATTCGTCAATTAATACATATGGCGAATTCCGTGCTGATATTGCTAACTCTTCTACAACTGCGTTTCTAAATCAAAGCGGTAGAACTAATCTAGTATTCCCATTTGGTAAAAAGGCATTAAGAACTCTTAGAAGTTCAAATGGCGCTGTTAATGCTTCTGAGTTCTATTTCAGAGCAACATCAACTGCCAATCTATCAAATCTTGGTATTCTTTCTGTAACATCAAATTCTTCTTATGCTGGTGGAACAGACACTCTTGGCTATCAAGGGTCTTATCCATTCCAACTTGGTGATACGCTAGAAAATGAATTTATTGTAACATTCAAAGCAAACGCTACTACTATCAACATTGGTGGTTCTTTTGGTGTAAGTAGCACAACTACTACTCTTACTGGCACAAATCTAACAACTTATTTTGCTAACGGCGAATATATTAAGATTTTCTCTGGTGGTTCCGGAACAGTGGATTATCGTAGAATTGTTTCTACAAATAGCACTGTTATGACCTTAAATGCAAATTGTACCGTAACTAATGCTTCTGCAAATGTTGCTAAGTTCTATCCAGTTGGATATGAAGTTCCTCTAGATGCAACTTATCCAGGTAGTCGTTACGTAAATATCACTAGCTCTACAACTTTCGATATTAGCACTGGTTCTGCTAATTCTTCTCTTCCATTGACTACATCTACAACTGCTATGACAGTTCAGTATAAGATGAGAAGAAGTCAAGCAACACAGGCTAAAAAAGACGTCAATAAAAATAGATATGTTAAGCTAAACCTAGCAAATAACGCTTCTGGGTTTACAGGGCCATGGATTCTTGGTCTTCCTGATGTTATCAAGTTAAGAAATGTTTGGGGTTCAACGAATTCTTCTTACTCAAATACAACAGCCGAAAATATTACAAGATATTTCGTGTTGTCTTCTGGTCAAAAAGATGATTACTATGATCACGGAACTCTTATATTAAGACCAGAATATACTGGATATCTTGCTTCAACTCCATATCTAACAGTCGAAGTCGATCACTTCACTGCTAATCTAAACAACGGTATTGGATTCTTCTCTGTAGATTCTTATCCAACTACAAATTCAGCAGTAAACAATACAACTATTTCTTGGGCTGAAATACCAACTTATAAAACTGGAAGCTCTACTTACGATCTAAGAGATTCAGTAGATTTCCGTGCGTATAAAGCCAATACTGCTAACAGTTCAACCACTATGGCTGGGGCCACTGTAAATCCAGCCACAACTAACTCATTCATTAGCGGAACATTCTCATATCTATCAGAGCCTGATTCTAATTTCCAGGCTGATATCGAATACTTCCTAGGGCGTATGGATCTTATCACTATCAGCCAGTCTGGTCAGCTTGGTGTTATTCAAGGCGTTCCTTCAGAAGATCCAAAGAATCCAAATCCTGAAATTGATTCTATGGTTATCGCAGCAGCTAACGTTGCTCCGTTCCCAACTCTAAATGCTCGTGAACTTGAAACTTACAAGAGAAAAGATCTAGCTGTAAGAACCACTATCACTTCAAATAGAGTTTATACTATGAAGGATATTGGACAGCTTGATCAGAGAATTAAGAGACTAGAATATTATACAACTCTAAACCAGTTGGAACAGAAAACACAGAATATCCAGGTTCCAGACGCTGCTGGTCTAAATCGTTTCAAGAACGGTATATTTGCTGATCCTATGACTTCTCACCTGTTCGCTCAGGCAGACGATCCTGGATACAGATGGTCGATTGATGTTCGTTACGGTCACGGTCGTCCAACATATTCTCAATACGATATTGATCTAGCATATAACAATACCACAAGCACTGGTGTAACATTAACTGGTAAACTTGTTACTAGACCATACACTCACGAAGCATATATTCTACAGCCATATGCTACGAAATTTAGAAACAACAACCAAGATATTTGGTCTTGGAATGGAACTCTAAATCTTTATCCAAATTATGATATGAATAAAGATGAAACTCAGATTCCGAACGCTGATGCTGTTTTAGATTTGATGCAGCCATTCGTAGAATTGGGCGAAGCTGGTAACATCTGGGGTTCACATTACGGACCATGGCAAGTTTACGCTCAGACTGGTAATATCTATTCAGGTCAAACAACTTATTGGCAACAGCTAGTAACAACTCATTGGTATGTTCCAATGACTAATACTGTGGAGCTAGGCAAGTTCCTAACTGATATTGCTGTTCAGCCATATATTAAGTCTAAGACAATCGCATTTATTGCTACTGGCGTTAAGCCTTCGTCAAGAATGTATTGTTATTTTGACGAGACCCCTGTTGACGCCTATTGTGCAGCAGGAACTCTTAATGTTGGTCTAGGAATTACTACTTCAGCTATAGTATCTGCAGCAGCGCAGACAACAAATCCAGCCGCTGTTGTTAAAAGAACTGCAAACTTTGGCGATCCAATTTACTCAGACCAATTTGGTAACGTATTCGGCGTCTTCAATATTCCTGCCAACCAGTTCCGTGTTGGTGAGAGAAGATTCATGGTTATGGACACTGATAGCTTGGTTTACGGCGACGATGCTGCTCTTTCTAAGGCATCAGGGACTTATGTTGCAAGTAATATTACAACAACAAGTCAAGAAGCAACAATCACAACTATTACTCCTGATGTAAGAACTTGCTATGCCTATAACTACACAACAACTTATTTCCGTGATCCTATCGCTCAGTCATTCAAGGTAGAATCACCACAACAAGAAAGCGGCGTTTTCGCAACTAAGGTTGATCTGTTCTTCAAGTCTAAAGATCAGAACGACGGTATTCGTGTCGTTGTCTGTGGAATGAACGCTGGGCTACCAGACAACAATAAGATTTATGGTTGGGGTCGTCTCGATGCTAATAATGTTAATGTTTCTGATACAGCTAACGTAGCTACAACCTTTACGTTCAACGAGCCAATTTATCTATCTGGTAACACTGATTACGCCTTCTGGGTAGAACCAGAATCAAGCAGCCCAGATTATAGAATGTGGGTTGCAGAGCTTGGCGATTTCGACGTAACAACTAAATCGCAGATTGGTCTAAATCCATATACTGGCGAATCATTCCGTTCATCAAACGCCAGAACTTGGACAGCTCTACCAAGAGAGGACGTAAAGTTCAACCTTTACGTTGCTAACTTTACTGTTGGTACAGGTCAGGCATATTTTAACAACGAAAACGACGAGTATATTACATATACTGGTGTCGCTTTGGCTAACTCTTTGGTTATTCCATCTTCCGCTGGTGGCGATGAAGTTTATGTAATTAATGCTTCTTCAAACGCTATTATTAATAGCCCAGCATTAATTCATGGTTCGCTTCAGTCAATTGATATCGCAAATAATCAGATGATACTTGATAGTTCTACTGGAACTTTTGCGGCTGGTCAGAAGATTGGTTTCTTCAGATTCAGAACTGCTGGAAATACTGCAGAAGCATCAGCAAATTCAAATACATTGATTGCTACTGCTACTATTTCGACCATTGATAATAAAGCGTATCATGCAATTGTTCCAAGATTCTCAACTATTACTCCTCTTGGCACAGCAATAACAACTTCGTTCAAAGGCTCTTCTAATTCAGGAGTCGTTGATACAGATTACAACGCTCTAGATTTCGATGTTGAAAGAGAAATGCTAGACTACGAAAGAGTTGTTTACAGCCGTTCAAACGAGCCTGGAATTCTAGGAACAGATAAATCTGTAACTATTAAGAACGAACTAACTTGTGTTCAGAAGTATGTTTCGCCAGCTATTGATATTTCAAGAAAAGGCGTAAAGATTCTTAATAACACAATCAACTTCAGCAGCTATGGCGAAGACACTGGAAACGGTAACGCTGTATGTCGTTACATCAGCCAGCCAATTGTTCTAGCTGATGGTCAGGATTCTGAAGATATGAAACTATATCTATCAGCATATCGTCCATATAACACTGACGTTGAAGTTTATGTCAAATACCTATCTTCTTCAGATCCAGAAGGTCTACAAGATAAGGCATGGACAAAAATGACAAACGATAGCGCCGAGCTATATTGCAGCCCGATCGATCGTTTTGATTTCAAGGAATTTGTTTATACTCTTCCAACATCTGTAGGTTATTCTTCGTATAACATTACAGCTAATACAACTGGTGTAAGCAATACAAACGAAACAATTGCTCTTGAAGCTGCTAATTCTACATTTACTGTGGGCGATAAGGTATACTACGCTGTACCAGCATCAAACACTGCAATTGGTGGACTAACAGCAAATAGTTATTATTATATCTCTTTTGCTAATTCTTCGGCAATTGCTCTGGCAAACACTCCAGGCGGCGCTAACGTTAATTTGACTGAGTCAAGAACTGGCGCAGGAGAAGTTCATACTATTTCTGGTCCTCGTGTTAACAGAGCATTTGCTAACGCTGCTAATTTTGGTCAGATTGAGTATTACAATGACTCTGGCGCTAGATATATTGATTATAAAACTTTCGCCATCAAAATCGTTCTACTAAGTACAAGCGGAGTCTTTGTACCTAAGATTGACGATCTTCGTGGCATAGCCCTAATGGTGTAATAAATGGAAACTAAAGAGTACATTAGACAGAAAAACAATCCAGGCGCTCTGATAAATGTGGATAATACTGGATTGGCTGCTTATAAACGTCAAAGGGAAATCATGAGAAATGTAACCACTCATGAAGATAGAATTAAGAAAATTGAGTCTAGCATAGACGAAGTTAAGAATCTTTTACTGCAGCTGGTAGAAAACGGAAAATAATACATGTCAATTACAGTAGCTAATACCGCCAATACGAATACTTGGGAATACTTTATTAATAGAGTAAACGAATTAGCGTATCATACTTCTGGCGCTGTATTAACTTCTGATAGCACCGGAAATAATAACGTTACTTCTGGTAACGCTGTTCTTAGCGGCACATTTACTGCTAACGTTGTTTCTGTTGGTAACTCTTCTGTCAACGTAGCTATTATTCCTGCCAACTCAACTATTCAGAATGCTGGAAAATATTACCTAAACGCTAACGGAAGTTGGGTGGAAACTGGCGGATCCAAAATAACTACAGCTGTTTCTTCTACAGGTTGGACTCTTATTGACTCATTTTCTGCAGCTGATTATTCCGCTGCCGACTACGTTATCGCTGTAAACGATTCTTCTAACAGCAAAGTTATGGCAACCAAAATAACTTTGGTACAGGATGGATCTGGCGTTTATTCTACAGAATATGCTACGATAGGTTCTAACACCACATTCGTTGTATTTAATGCTAATATTAGCGCTGGTACTGTAAGACTATATGTTAATACAGCTGTGACACCATTAACAGTCAAGACAACAAGGTTAACAGTGTAATGGCAACAAAAGCTAATCTAGTAATAGACCAAGGCGCTACATACGAAGTTACTCTAGATTTGACCGACGAGAACGGCGATATTTTAAATCTAGCAGGATACACTGCTAATTCTCAAATGAGAAAATGGTATACTTCTTCTAATTCAATATCTTTTTCTTCTTCTGTTAACACAGTGGCAGGAACTATAACTCTTTCTTTAACAGCCGGACAGACTGCAAACCTAACCGCTGGAAGATATGTCTACGATGTAGAAGTCACCGAAGCTGCGGGAAATACAACTTCTAGAATTATTGAAGGTATCGTAACTGTAACGCCTAATGTAACGAGATAAAGATGTCAATAAACAAAACCATAAACGTCTCTATTTCTAGAAAATCTTCTACTGGGGTGATTAACCCCACAAACCCAGTTACGTTAAAAAGCGTCCCTACTATTAATTCTGGAGTCGATAGACTAGATGCGCTTAAAGACGTATCTCCTAGCGGAGAAACATCTGGAGCGGTTCCAGTATACGATTCTGTCACCGACAAATATATAGTCCAGAAATTGAATATGACCGATATCGTGGGCGACCTGGACGGTGGGACTTTTTAAATAATAAATAGATAAAAATAACAAAAGGACCATCTAATGGCTAATAATAAGATTCAAATCAAACGTTCGGTAGCTAACGCAGTTGTATCAGGCTTATCAAACGGTGAATTGGCGTTCACGCAAGCCTCTAATACGCTCCACATTGGTCTTCCAGATGGTTCTGGTGTTCTTCGTATTGGTGGTGCTCAGTATCCAGGTACACTTACCAATTCTCATGCTCTAGTAGCTAATGCTACTGGTGGTATCGATAAAGTTATTGTAGCTAATGCAGTCGTTGGCGCTCTTTCCGCTAATGGATCTACTGGAACAGCTGGTCAGGTTCTAGTTTCTAATGGCTCTACAGTTTATTGGGGAACTGGTACTACTGGTTCTAACACGCAAGTTCAGTTCAACGATTCAGGCGTAGCTAATGCTTCTGCTGGATTTACTTTCGATAAGGGTTCGAACACTCTTGCAGTTTCGAACACAATTCTAACAACTACTGTTAACGCTGCTACATTCCAGGTTGGTTCTTCCCTTGTAGCTAATTCTACCAGACTATTCATTGGTTCTTCTGTTGGTATTGACGCCAACGGTTCTATCGGTTCGAACGGTCAAGTTCTTCATTCAAATGGTACTAGTGTATACTGGAGAGATCCAGCATCTGATGTTATCACTGCAGTTGTAGCTGGTGACGGTCTAAACGGTGGTGGTACAGAAGGCACAGTAACTCTAGATGTTGGCGCTGGTAACGGTGTTGAAGTAAATGCTTCAACTGTTGCAGTTAAGGCTGGTCTAGACGGTGGTCTAGTTTCTAACTCTTCTGGTGTATGGGTTGATGCCGGAACTGGTGTTACAGTAAATTCTACTGGTGTTAGTATTGGTCAGCCAGTCGGAACTTCCGATAGTGTAACATTTGCTAATGTTGTTACTGGAAAACTATCAACAACTGGTAACGTTGTAATTGGTGATTCTTTCTCAGATATTCTTACAATTACTGCAGCAGTTAATACAAACATCATTCCTTCCGCTAATCTAACATATAATGTTGGTAACAATACGCTTAGATGGAATGAAATGCATGCCGGTAATGTTCACGGTGTGGAAGGTCATTTCGATAATTCTGTTTACGTTGGCGGAGATATCTTTGTTACTGGTAATCTAGTAACAACTAACGTTCAATCAGTCGTTATCTCTGATCCTATGATCTACCTAGCTGGTAATAACTATACTAGCGATCTTGTAGATATCGGTCTTGCTGCTAATTACTTTGACGGTGTTACTGAAAGACACACTGGTTTCTATCGTTCTTACACTGACGGTGAATGGCGTTTATTCACTAATTCTGAGCAAGAGCTTTCAGGTAATAACCATGTTAATACTGCTGCTAATGGATTTACACTAGCAGTTCTACATACCTATTTAAATTCTGGTGGTCTAACAACCAATTCATCATCAGCAAATCTAGTAGCTAATTCTACTTTTGCTGTTGGTATTGTTGCTAATACCCTAACCCTATCTACTGCTCTTGCAGGAACAGAGGGTGGTACTGGTTGGAAAAATACAGTAAGTCAGTCTATCCTAGTAGGTAACACATCAAATGGTTACGATAGACTAGCTCTTGGAACAAGTGGATATGTTCTACAATCTAATGGAACAGCATTGATATATGACGTACTAGATGGTGGTTCTTTCTAACGACAGGAATATTATACTATGGATGAAGTGGAAGGTCAAGTAAAAAGATTAGAAGAACTAGTAAATACTTTACAGAGATATATCCAGAAGCAAGAAAAAATGCTTCTGGACCATCTCCGAAGAAATATTGAATATGAATTAAAAACAGAAGATTTGTCAAGAGCTGTTAACGAGCTTTCTAGTAAATACGAAGAATCTCAGAAACAGGTCGAAATACAAAACGATTTGATGCAACAAGCCGCCAATGGTGTCGAAGCTGTTACAGTTGAAAAACAAAAATTAGAAAAAACTGTTTCTAATTTAGAAATTATGCTTTCTAATAAAAAGAAAGAATATGACGATTTGATGAAAAAACTTTCTGAAATTAGAAATGATTCTGAGAAATGTAAAGAAGAACGATCCAACCTTGTTTCTGAAATAAACGAATTAAAACAAGAATATAAAAGACAAACCGAAGAACTAAATATATTATTCAAAGAAAATGAAGAATTGAAAGGGAAGAAACCTAAGATTAAGGAATCCCCGAAACCAATTGACGAATTTTAATCTCAGTATATACTGAGTTATTGGAGAGCCTAGAATGGCAAATACAGTTTTTAAACTGCGTCGCTCATCAGTCGCAGGTAAATTCCCTAATACTTCTACGCTCGCAACTGGCGAGCTTGCAATCAATCTCACAGATAGAAAATTATTCTCTTCGGATGGAACCACAGTTTTCGAATTAGGTTCAAACGTTGGTATTATTCATACTGGTCAATTGACTGCTAATTTGATTTATAGCGTTGATTTGAGAGCGAATAATAGCGCTATAATTAAAAATTTAGATTTATCAGGTTATTTAAAAGCAGCCAATTCTTACGGTAATACTGGATTATTTCTAACTTCAAATGGTTCTGCTGCTTACTGGGCTAATCCCAGCGCCACAATCGATATCCCGCACATCAATCAATCAGAAATAAGTAATGGAGTAAAAACAGAATACTCTATTACTGGCGGTTACGACGGCGAGAATTTAAGCGTTTACGTCAACGGTATTAGGTTAAATGATTCAGAAGCAAACGTTTTCTCTGGTTCAAACGTTTCGTTTACTACTGCTCCAGCAAATGGAGCTTTAATTGAATTTTTTGGTTATAAATTAGACGGCACAGACGGAACTCACGTTAAATATAATTTTTCTGGCGACGGTTCAGAAACAACTTTTTCTCTTCCTAGCGGTTTCGACACTGGTAAATTAAATGTTTTCTTAAACGGCGTTAGAGCTTCTAACTCTGAAATTGATGTTTCTTCTGGTAATAGTATTATTTTCAATACCGCTCCTACTAGTGGATCTGTAATTGATGCATTTGGAATAAAAGACCTCAGCCCTCTGGCAAGTTATGTTTCTGACGTATTTACTGCAGACGGTGTAACAACGGTATTCAATTCTTCTAATACATATAACGCAAATCGCCTTTCTGTTTATCTGAACGGCGTTAGAATGTCAAGTGTAGAAGCAAATACTGCTTCTGGATCTAGTATCGTGTTCTCAACAGCTCCAGCAAATGGCGCTGTTATTGAAACATTCGGAATTTACACAGCCCTTGAAGTTGCTATTGCTAACGCTGATATTGCTTATACTTGGACAAACGTTCACACGTTCAGCAACACTGTATCTTTCAGTTCTGTTTCTGCTAATGGTTCGTTAGGTTCTCTTGGACAAGTTCTTCTATCTAATGGTTCGGCTGTTTATTGGGGTTCAAACCCTGCAGCTTCTGGTGCAAATACAGACGCTCAGTTTATCTGGACTAATACTCATACGTTCACAAATACAGTAACGTTCAATCAGACTATTAATGGAACAGCGAATTCAACTCTATTTGTTGGGTCTCTACCAGCTGCTAACGTAGTTTCTAATGCACAACTAAGTTCTAATCTAGCTAACTACCAAACAACTGCTGGGTTGTCTTCGAATGTTGCCACGTTAACATCTAATAATACTAGTTTCGTTGGTTCGGTATCAGCCGCCAATGTTGTATCTAATGCACAACTAAGTTCTAATCTAGCAAATTATGTTGCTAAGAGCACTATAGTAGCGTTCTCGGCGGCTCCGAATTCTAGTATAACTCAAACTATAACTTCGGGAAGTCAGCAAAAGGCATTGTTCCAAGTAGAAGATTATGATACCAACAATAATTTTGCCAATTCGAGATTTACACCAACAGTTGCTGGTTATTATCAACTAAATTCTACAGTTCGATTCGATGGAAGCACTGGAACTGGAGAATGTATGATTGTTATTAGAAAAAATGGTTCCGAGTATAAACGTGGATGGAACTCTTCTGGAACAAATTTTGCAAACGATTTTTGGTCTATGAGCGTCAGCACTTTGGCTTATGCTAATGGAGCTGGAGATTATTTCGAAGTTTTCGTTCAACAAGGGTCTGGTTCAGATAGAAATATTACTGTTGCTGGTGGAAACATAACGTATTTTAATGGATTCTTGGCGAAACCAGAATAAGCTCAAACCATTAAGTTAAAAAGAATAAATATAAATAAAACAGAATTTTATGGGAAAAGGAAGCCATGGCTCAGAATCAACAGTTAGGTACTTTTGGACAGGTAGTTTCAGTAAACACTGCCGCTAATACCGTAACCATAACAAGTCAAATAGCTGTCGGCAACGTCAGCATTAACTCTACTGGTATTTCGATCAGCGGTGGAAGTGTTAACAATACTAACTACCCAGGAACTGCTAACAACGCCAATAATTTAGGCGGCGTTGCAGCAGCTTCTTATGTGAACACTGCTGGTTCTTATACTATAACAGGCGTTCATACTCATGACGCTAATATTATTATCGGAACTTCAGCTGGGCTTTCCGCTAATGGTGGATTTGGATCTTCTGGGCAATCTCTTCTTTCAAATGGTTCTAGTGTTTATTGGGCGACTGCTGGTGCTACTCTTAACGCTAATAACACTGATGGAACAACTTATTATATTGGACTTTCTAGCGGAACTTCTGGGTCTTGGACCAACGCTGTAGTCGCAACTTCTGGATTATCCTTTGTTCCAAGCACAGGAACATTAACGGTTGGTAACACTATTGTCGGCGCTACTTTTACTGGTACTGCCAACGTAGCAACCTATCTTGGTAATTCTTCAGCTACTGTGGCTAATGTATCTTCTTGGATTACTACAAACGCTGCATCTGCATATTCTAACGCTGTAACGTATACTGACACTAGTATTGGAACTGCCAATGCTGCTATAACTGGTAACGCCGCTACTGCTTATACCAATGCTGTATCGTACACCGATACAAAGATTGGAACTGCTAATGCAGCGATTACTGGCAACGCTGCTACTGCTTATACTAACGCTGTTTCTTATGTAGATGGCCTAAAACTTGACTCCGTTACCAACACTTCAATTAGCTTAATTCCAGTCGCTAATACTGTTAAGAATGCATACGATAGAGCTATCGATGCTAACACTCGTGCTGCTTCTGCTCAAACAGCTGCAGCTGCTGCATACACTAACGCTGTTTCCTATGTAGATGGCAAGATTCTAACAGCAAATGCTGCGATCACAGGTAATGCTGCAACAGCATATACTAACGCTACTACCTTTGCAGCCAATGCTACTAATATTTCTAGTGGAACTCTTGCTGAAGCTAGACTTCCATATCGTATGGACCAGAACGTAAGGTCTACTGATAGTATTACAGTCGGTAATATTACTGTTTCTGGTAATCTTTATGTTGGTTCGAATGTTAATATTATCGGCTCGAACGTAGTGTCATATGTCGACGCCATGATTTATTTGAACGCAAATAACACTATTGCGAACCCAGATATTGGTTTTGCTGGTAATTATAACGATGGAACTTACCAACATACTGGATTCTTTAGAGATGCTTCTGACGGTATCTGGAAAGTTTTCGATAGTTATCTTCCAGAACCAGACGCTAATACCTATATTGACACCACTAATACTTCTTTTCATTTAGCTAATTTCCAAGCCAATAACTTTATTGCTGGTAATACAAGTTCTGTATGGTTCAGAGCTAACACTTCTGGTGTGTATGTCAACTCAACTCTTATCGGTAATGCCACTGGTCCTTACGGTAAGACAGAGGCTTCTCTGAGCGTTGCTACTGCTAATAACTCAACATACGCTTATGGTAAGACAGAGGGTAATCTAAACGTTAATAATGCTACTACTGCATATGGCAAGACAGAAGGCAATCTAAATGTTAATAATGCTACTACTGCTTATGGTAAGACTGAAGGAAACTTGAATGTTAATAGTGCATTAACTTCGAACAATTCTTCTTATCTGGGTGGAACAGCGGCTGCTTCATACGTAACAACCTCAAGTATTGGTGGTTTAACTGCTAATAACGCTTCATATCTTGGTGGAGTTGCAGCAGCTTCTTATCTGACTACATCTTCTGCTTCTTCCACTTATGCTCCATTGGCTTCTCCAACCTTTACTGGAACTGTTAGCGTTGCACAGGCAAACGTTCTCAATCAGACTCTAACAGATGGAGCCACTATTTCTTGGAACACTGCTTCTGGACAGGTAGCAACAGTCACTATTGGAGCTTCAAGAACCATGGGCGCTCCATCGAACCTTAAAGTGGGAACCTATATACTACATGTAATCCAAGGCGGTTCTGGAAGTTATGGAATTACTTGGAACTCAGTGTTCAAATGGCCAGCTGGTGTCGCTCCAGTTCTATCAACAGCAGTTGGTGCAAGAGACGTATTCTCGTTTATCTCTGATGGAACTAATCTTTATGGCTCATATCTAACGGATGTAAAATAATGTTTGTTGTACCTTTACCAAGACCAACTAAAGTTGTTAAGATTAGCGCCGCTGAAAACAACGTTGATTTGTATTCAAAGGCGTCAAATCCTGCTTTCCCCGTAGCAGTTTATTGTTTCGTTGATGCAAACGTTGCTAGTTCTAGTTCTGCTAATCCAGCATTTAAAACAGGAACTTCTTGGAAAAGTGGTTCTTGGCTTTACATCAAAAACAATGCTGTTATAACTGGCGCTACTGGATCTTCAGGAACAACAGGATCTTCAGGAACTACTGGAACTACTGGAACAGCGGGAAATGCAGGAGCCACAGGAACACCAGGAAACGCTGGAGGTACTGGTTCTACAGGTTCAGTCGGTGCTGGTGGTGGCGGAGGCTGGGGTGGTTGGAATGGTCCAACAGGTCACCATTGGGACGGAGATTGGGAAGGTCATAGACACAATACCGATGTTAACGCAGGTAATGCTGGTGGCGGTGGTGGTGCTGGTGCTGCTGGTGGAACAGGTGGTACAGGTAATGCTGGTGGCACTGGAGGCACTGGTAACGCTGGCGGACCAGGTGGTACAGGTAATGCTGGTGGTCCAGGTAATTCTGGTGGCACTGGTGGTGTTTCTTTACAAGCTGATACAGTTTCAGGTATTAAAATTCTTTTGAATAACACTAACACTATTACTGGCGGTTCAGGTGGTTCAGGTGGATCTGGAGGCGCAGGTGGTCCAGGTGGTCCTGGTGGATCAGGTGGTGCTGGTGGTCCAGGAGGTCCAGGAGGAGCAGGTGGTCCAGGAGGTCCAGGCGGCACCGGAGGCGGTGGCGGTGGTGGTGGAGGCGGCGGTGGTCGTCACATCTTCAACGCTGGCGGAGGCGGTGGCGGCGGTGGTGGTGGAAGCCCTGTCGGTGGTGGCGGTTCATCAGGTCGTGGTGGTGGACATGGTTCTTCTGGTAGCGGTCACTCAGGTGGTGGCGGTGGTGGTGGAGCACACTCCCACGTCAACGATCATGGTTATCACTCGCATGGTGGCGGTGGTGGTCACGGTGGCAGCATCGGCGGTGCTGGTAATGCTGGTGGTCACGGAACTTATTCAGATTCTACTTGGTATGATGCTCACTCATTCTATGTTGGTGGAGGTGGTGCTGGAGGTGGTGCTGGCGGAGCAGCTGGTCCAACAGGTGCAACAGGGCCAACAGGTGCAGCGGGTGCAACAGGGCCAACAGGATCTGCTGGTGCGACAGGGCCATCAGGATCTCCTGGTGCGACAGGACCAACTGGAGCTTCAGGATCTCAAGGTTCTGCAATCAGCGGAAACTCAAATATCATTTACGTAAATTCAGGAACAATTAACGGTCCGAAGGTGTGATATGAAAATTAATTATAGGGTTCTTAATATAGATGAGGCTCAACATTCTATAGTTGTTAGATATTGGACAGATAAAATAACTGAAGAAATGTTAGCCTCAGAATACGAATCAAACGGCAAAATACGTTTATCTAGACATGGTTGGCCAACTAGATGCGTCACCGACTATAATTTAACCTTTTATGAAAATAATATTCCTACAGAAGAGGAAGTAGATTTTTTCATAAAGAAAAATGCACCAGTTAATTGGTTAAAACTCAGAGAAGAAGTTTTAGACCCACAAGTTAAAACAGACCTCATTTCAGCAAAACCTTTATTAAACAAAGATAATAGTTTCGAAGCAATGGTATAAAAAGAAAGTTTTATCATGCAATATAATATGATTTATAATAACCCGATTGATAGAAGAAAATCTACATATCCATACGTTTTATGGAATATTCCTTTTTCCGATGAAGAATTGGAAAATATCATTTCTTTAGAAAAAAATTTTAATTTTACAGAATCAAAAACTTTTGGGTCTGAAGAGTTAAGAGAAACACCAGATATAAGAAGATCAAAGATACATTTCATTCAAAGAAATCAAGAAACTGGTTGGATATTCGATAGATTTAATAACGCTATAAAAGGAATAAACGACGAGTTTTATGGTTTTGATTTAAACGGTTATAATCAAATTCAATACACTGTTTATTCTGCAGAAGATCAAGGAATGTATGATTGGCACATGGACACCTTTCTAGGTAGAAATGACAATAAAACTGAAGACACTAGAAAAATGAGTTTAGTGATGTTATTGTCTGACCCAAGCAAAGATTTCGTGGGCGGAGATTTTTTGTTGAATTATTCCCGTGAAGATAATGCAGAAGTATTACCTTTGTCTAAAGGAAGAATCGTCGCTTTTCCTTCGTTTCTTTTGCATAAAGTCAAGCCAGTAATTAGAGGGGTCAGAAAATCTTTAGTGATTTGGGTAGAGGGACCAAAATTTAAATAATTAGAGGATTTTATTATGAGATATAATTGTATATCTAACGAACCTTATGAAAGAAGTCATGTAACTTATCCTTATGTTTGGTGGGAAAATTCTTTTAACGAAGAAGAAATAGATTCTATAGTTGGTATTTGCGATAATAAAAGGTCAAATAATTATTTCAATAAAATAAATTTCTTCCATAAAGAAGAAGACACTTTTTGGATCTTTAATCGTTTAAATAATGTAATATCATGTATCAATAATGAGTTTTATGGCTTTGAATTGAATGGTTATAAAACGTTTCAATACGGGGTTTACGATCAAGAAAACAAAGGTAGCTGCGATTGGCATATGGATATTGTTTTAGAAGATTTTCCAAACGCTGAATCTCTAAAAAAAGAAACCAGAAAACTTACTTTGATCATGGCTTTGAATCAGCAAGATATAGATTTTGAGGGCGGAGAAATTGAGTTAATTATGGGCTCTGTAGAAAGACCAGTAAAGATTAATTTAGACAAAGGTAAAGTTATTGCGTTTCCTTCTTGGATGAATTACAGAATAAAACCTGTTACCAAAGGGGTCAGAAAATTTATCGCTGTTTGGGTGGAGGGTCCAAAGTTTAAATAAATACATTAAAAGAACCATAGGGGAAAGGGAACCATGGCTAATAACGATTTCGTAGTAAAAAATGGTCTTATTGTAAATACCAGCCTTCTTTCTGTTAGAAACGGGAAGGTTGGTATTGGCACATTGACTCCAGGTCAAGTCCTGACAGTTAATGGTAATTCTGAAGTTTTCGGATGGGCCAATGTTGTTGGTAATTTCCAAGCTACAGGAAACGCTACTTTAAATGTGGCAACAGTTTCTACTGCAAATGTTACTGGTAATTTAAATGTTGTTGGCGCTACTACGTTTGCTAATTCAATAACAGTTACTGGTCAAGCCACTTTCTCCAATCAGATGAGTTTCAGTGGTAATGGTTCGTTTAGTGGACCTTTGAACGTAAACGGGGCTGCAACTTTCGCTAATACATTAACAGTTACTGGAGCTGTTACTTTCTCCAATCAGATGAGTTTTAGCGGTAACGGTAGTTTCAGTTCTGATATTAATGTTACTGGAAGCGCTGTTATTGGCGGAACTCTTAACGTAACAAGTTCTACTACAAATCTTAGACTCGTTAATATGAGTAACAACGTCACTATTTCTGGCGTTACGACTATGAACACCTCAGTAACAACTGGTGTTTCTCAGATTCAGTCTCTTGGCGTTGGAACACCAGCCTCTGGAACAACTGGCGAAATTCGTGCCTATAATAACATCACTGCTTATTATTCTTCAGATGCTTCTCTTAAAGAAAACGTGTCAAACCTTTCAAACGCACTAGAAAAAGTTCTATCTTTGGATGGTGTGGAGTTCGATTGGACAGACGAATATATTAAAGAGCACGGCGGCGAAGATGGTTATTTCGTTCGTAAACACGACGTTGGTGTTCTTGCTCATCAGATCGAAGCGGTTCTGCCAGAAGCAGTCGCTACTAGACCAGATGGAACTAAAGCCGTTAAATATGAAAGAATCGTTCCTTTGTTAATTGAGGCTATCAAACAATTAAACGAAAGAATCAAGTAACATGGCTGTACCAACATCAAGAGCAGAGTTCACCGAATATTGCCTTAGAAAACTAGGCAAGCCAGTTATTGAAATCAACGTTGACGAGGACCAGGTAGGCGATCGTATCGACGAGGCTCTACGTTATTATTGGGATTATCACTTCGATGGTTCGGAAAAAACTTATTATAAAAAGGTAATTACCCAAACCGATATCGATAACAAGTATATCACAATGCCAGAAAACATTATTGGTGTTGTTAATATATTCGATCTTGGTTCTGCTTTAGGGTTGAACAACCTATTCAATATTCGTTATCAGATCGCTCTTAACGATCTTTACACCCTTACATCGGTTTCTATGGTTCCATATTATATGGCCATGAATCATGTTCAGTTCCTAGAACAGATGCTGGTTGGTAAACAACCATTGAGATATAACCGTCATGTCAATAAACTTTATATTGATATGTCTTGGGATCAGGTCGCTGTTGACAACTATCTTATTGTTGAAGCGTATCAGGTCGTCGACCCTGCCGTTTATACTGATGCTTGGGGCGATCGTTGGCTTGCTAGATATGCTTCTTGCCTTATTAAACAGCAGTGGGGTCAGAATATGAAGAAGTTCCGTGGAATGAAACTTCCAGGCGGAATCGAGTTCAATGGACAGCAAATTTATGATGAAGCGACTGCAGAAAGACAGCAGCTTGAACAGGAAATGATTTACACATACAGCTTGCCTGCAACTGATATGATCGGATAATCATGGCCACTAATTTCTTCTTCAATAACTTCCAAGCATCGCAAGAACAACTACTTCTTGAAGATTTAGTTATTGAAGCAATTCGTATTTACGGTCATGATGTATATTATATTCCTCGTAAATTAAATAATTACGACGAAGTTTATGGCGCTGATGATGTTTCTAGTTACGAAGTCGCTTATCCAATAGAAATGTATATCAAATCTATTGATGGGTTTACTGGTGATGGAGAATTCCTATCAAAATTTGGCGTTGAAATACGCAATCAAGTTGTATTCTCTATTGCTAGAAGAAGATTTAGCGAAGACGTTGGCGAATATACTACTCAAGTGAGACCAAACGAAGGTGATATTATATATTTCCCGCTAAATCAACGTTGTTTTGTTATTCGTTACGTTAACAAATATGAAATGTTTTATCAGTTGGGCGCTTTACAAACATGGGAAATGACTTGTGAAGTGTTTGATTACGCTGGAGAAAAATTCAGCACAGGCATACCAGAAATTGATATCATCCAACAGAACTATAGCACTAATGTTCTTGATTGGACAATTAATGACGAATTCGGTGGAGAAATTAAGACTGAAGATGACGATTATCTAATTCTAGAAGGCAAATCTGCATCAGACCTTGTTATCGCTGACGACGGCGACGAGATCCAAAGAGAATCAGATCTGTTCGTTGACTTTACTTCGGCAGACCCATTTAGCGAAGGAAACATTTAATGTTCGGCGCTCCGTTTTATTTCAGTTTAATGCGCAAATATGTTATCCTTATGGGTACTTTGCTTAATAATATTCGTATTACCAGAACGGATAGCTCTGGTAATACAACTGCACTTCTTAAAGTTCCAATTACATATGGACCAAAAGACAAAATGCTTGCTCGTATTATGCAGGATCCTGCCTTAGACAGAGGAACTGCAGTAGGTCCATTACCCATGATTTCTTTTGAGATGGGTGAAGTCAAATATGATGGTTCAAGAAAACTAAACACTATCGGAAAAAGCGTAGTTAATACTGCTATTGCTGGGTCTCCTAGCAAATTGAAATATCAATACAACCCAGTTCCATATAATATTTCTTTCAAGGCATTTATCTACGTTAAGAACGTTGAGGATGGAACTAAAATCATGGAACAAATCCTTCCATATTTTACTCCAGATTGGACTACCACTTGTAATCTAATTCCGGAAATGGAAATTACAATGGATATTCCTATTATATTAACAAATATTAATTACGAAGATAAATACGATGGAGACTATAAAGATCGCAGAATGATCATATGGTCTTTGGACTTCGTATTAAAGGGGTACTTCTATGGACCTGTTAAAAAATCTGGTATTATTAAGTTCATCAATACTAACTTTTATATACCTCAAGTCGCAGATGGTAAACTCTCAGATGCAGTTGGCAACACTGAAATCGCAGAAAAGATCACGATACAACCAGGATTATCGAACACAGGAGTGGCGATAAACTGGACTGGTGGTCCAAACACAAGCACTGGAACTATACCATATACTGAAATTGAAGCTGATGATGACTACGGTTTCATTACTATGATTTATAACAATGATGAGATTTAATGAGCGAAGAAGATAAAGATCCAATCGGGAAGGCTCTCGGTCTTCCTGCAATGACGTTTGAAAAACAAGTTGACGATTTAATAGCAAAGGCTCACGATGATTCCGCAAGGAATGATTTCGAAGCGGCACGTGCTAATCTCTACGAAGTAATCTCAACAGGTCAAGAAGCTATGGACAAGCTAGCAGAAATAGCTGGCCAGTCTCAGCATCCACGTGCGTTCGAAGTTTTGGCTAAACTTATGGATACAATGGTAAGCACCAACAAAGAATTGCTGGAACTTCAAACCAAAATTCGTGAGATTGATGCTAAAGATTCTCCGATCAGCGAGAAAGCCCAGACTATTCATAACAACCTATTCGTTGGCTCTACAGCCGAATTGCAAAAAGTTCTTAAGGAAATGAAGAACAATGAATGATTTGAGTGGTGGTTATAAGGGTAATGTTCTTCTAAAGAAAACAAATCAGAATATTGAATGGACTCCTGAATTACTCCAGGAATACGTTAAGTGTCAGAACGATCCCGTATATTTTACAGAAAACTATATGAAGATTATCTCGATCAACGAGGGTCTTACTAGCTTTCATATGTATGAATATCAGAAGGATATGGTTAAATCCTTCAAAGACAATCGTTATACGATCGTTACTACGGCTCGTCAGGCAGGTAAGTCAACTACTACCTGCGCTTTTATTCTTTGGTATATCATTTTCCATGCTGATAAAACTGTCGCTCTACTAGCCAATAAGGGCGATACGGCTCGAGAAATTCTTGGTCGTGTCCAGCTTGCCTACCAGCATCTTCCTAAATGGCTTCAGCAAGGCGTTGTTGAATGGAATAAAGGTTCATTCGTTCTTGAAAATAACAGCCGTGTTTTGGCTGCTGCGACTTCTGCTTCTGCTATTCGTGGTTACACCATCAACCTTCTATTCATCGACGAAGCGGCGTTCATTGAGAACTGGGATGAATTCTTCACCTCAGTTTACCCTACGATTTCTTCTGGTTTGGATTCTAAAATTATTCTAGTTTCCACGCCGAACGGTCTAAACCACTTCCATGCTACTTGGGCTAACGCTCAACTTGGTAAAAATGGATATCATCCGATCTTGGTTCACTGGACTAGCGTTCCAGGTCGAGACGAAAAGTGGAAACAAGACACTCTTGCTGGTATGAACTTCGATCTCGAGAAGTTCGATCAGGAATATAACTGTGAGTTCTTGGGTTCGTCAGGTTCGCTTATTGCTGGTTGGAAACTGAAAGAACTAGTGGCTCAAGCTCCTATTCTACAAAAAGATGGACTTACACAGTTTTTTAAGCCAGAAGAGGGTCGCATATATATGATGGTCTGCGACGTTTCTCGTGGTAAAGGTTTGGACTATTCAGCTTTTCAGTTAGTTGATGTTACTAAAATGCCTTATCAACAGGCGGCGGTTTATAGAAATAATAATATCACTCCAGTCGACTACGCCGACGTTATCCACCGAGTAGCAAAAGCCTATAATAATGCTTCTGTTCTGGTCGAGGTAAACGATATCGGCGAGCAGGTTTCTCACTCGCTTCATTATGATTTTGGTTATGAGCATATTTTGTTTACCGAAAACGCTGGTCGATCTGGAAAAAGAATCACTGCTGGTTTCGGTGGAACGAATGTTGATAAGGGAATTAGAACTACCAAAATCGTTAAGTCAGTCGGTTGTTCGATTTTAAAACTTCTGGTGGAACAGAATCAGCTTATCGTCAACGAAGTAAACACTATCAGCGAATTAGGAACCTTTTCGAAAAAAGGAAATTCCTATGAAGCTGAACCAGGAAAACACGACGACTTGGTAATGTGTTTGGTTCTTTTTGCTTGGTTGTCAGACCAACAATATTTTAAAGATTACACTAATATTAACACCCTCAATTCTTTGAGGGATAAAACAGAAGATGATATGGAGCAGGACATGGCTCCATTTGGTTTTATCGACTCCGGTAGAGACGATTTTATCGAAGAAGATTATGAGAAATATGTCCCTGATGCCTGGATGTGGAACACCCCTGACATGTTCTAAAGAGGCTTATTTTATAAATATAATGAAATAATAACCAAGTTCTCGCAATAGGGAGATATAGAGATGGCATTTCAACTAAGCCCAGGTGTTAACGTATCAGAGATCGATCTTACAACAGTCGTTCCAGCAGTAGCCACTTCAGATGGCGCTTTTGCTGGCGTATTCCGTTGGGGTCCAATCGGCGAAAGAGTACTAGTCGATTCCGAAAATCAGCTAGTAGCAAGATTCGCAAAGCCAACCAATTTTAATGCTGAGACTTGGTTCACAGCTGCTAACTTCCTTTCATACGCCAACCGTCTATGGGTTTCACGTGCCGCTAATACTAGTGGATCAACTCCATGGGCATTGGCTGTTGGTAATACTGCAATCAATGCTTACACTATAGCTAATTCTACTTCTCTTAATAATATTGAAGTTGGAATGTATGTAACACAGTCTTCAAATAATACTGTTAGACCTGCTGGAGAAAACATCACAGTTCTTTCTAAGAACACTTCAGCTATCGTTCTTTCTGCAAATCCATTAGCAAACGGTATTACTTCTTTCTATTTTGGTCGTCCTGAAACTGCTTATACAGCGGTTGCATTCGATTCTAATACTGCTTCTTCTAACGGTATTGTCGCTAACCTAGTTAATCAAATCGTAAAAAACGAAGAACATTATCTAACAAAAGATGGTCTTTTTGATTACGATATTACCTATGTGGCGAAATACCCAGGAGCTCTTGGTAACTCTCTAAGAATTGGTGTTTGTGATAACGCAAGCAGCTTCCAGTCAAACATTGCTGTTACTAACTCTTCTATAACTACTATGATTGATTTTAGAGTTGGCTCTAATGCAGGTCTAGTTATGTTCACAGGAACAACTAACGCTTCGGCTAATGCTGTTTCTGCTCTAATTTCTGTTGGCGATCAGATTCTCGCTGGAAATGCTTCTATTGGTATGCAGTATCTACAGGTTACTGGTGTTACTGTTTCAAACACTTATGTCTTGAACGGCAACGTTGTAGCTAATGCTTCTGTTACTGGTACTGATACAGACATCAATAGCAATACTGGATTCATTACAGCTTCTGGACACCCATTCAGTAACGGTGAAACAGTTGTTTACGCTAACGCTGCAGGCAATTCTGAAATTACTGGTTTGACTTCAGGAACTAACTACTACATTGTTCATGCTAATAGTTCTGGATTCAAACTTTCAACTACTTCATATGGAAGCGTTGTTAGCGTAACAGCAGCTGCTTCGAATGCTTCTGGAACATTTGTATCAAACACTAATGTTCTAAAGATTAATTTCGAAGACCCATATAGACTTCGTGAGAATTATGTTTCAAACACAATTCAGCGTAATTGGGAGTTCTTCAACGTTGTTGAAACTGCTCCAGGTCAGTCAGATTGGCAGCTTTATAACGGTAACACTTCTGCTCACGACGAACTTCACGTCGTAGTTGTTGACGAAGACGGTTTGTTCAGCGGAACTCCAGGTACAGTTCTAGAAACTTTCAAGGGTCTATCACGTGCTACAGACGCAAAGACTGCTGACGGTACATCTAATTATTATAAAGATGTAATTAATCAGGTTTCTGAATATGTTTGGTGGGCTCATGACCGTTCACAGGCCACTTCAAATACTGGTCTAAACCTAACAAATTCTTCAGCTACTGCTCCGTTGAACGCCAATTTCTCACTAGGCGCTGACGGTCTTAATGAATCTACAGCAACTCTGTCAATTGTCGGTGCTGCTTATGATTTGTTCCAATCAGCAGAAGATATCGATATCAGCCTAGTTCTTCAGGGTAAACCAATTGGTGGAACTACTGTTGTTGGTGGTCAGACAATCCAAAATTATCAGCTAGCAAATTATCTAATCGATAACCTAGTTGAAACAAGAAAAGATTGTATTGTTCTGATTTCACCAGACAAGAATATGGTTCTTAATAACCTTGGTAACGAAGCATCAAGCCTAAAGAACTGGAGAAACGCTCTTCATAGTTCTTCATACGCTGTGATGGATTCAGGTTATAAGTATCAGTATGATAAGTATAACGATCTATATCGTTGGGTTCCGCTCAATGGTGATATCGCTGGTACATGCGTACGCACTGATAACACAAACGACGCTTGGTGGTCGCCAGCTGGTTACAACCGTGGTCAGATCAAGAACGTAATCAAACTTGCTTGGAACCCACGCAAGGCTGAACGTGATGTAATTTATTCAAACGGTATTAACCCAGTTGTTACTTCACCTGGACAGGGAACTGTTCTATTCGGTGATAAGACTCTACAGGCTAAACCATCTGCATTCGATCGTATTAACGTTCGCAGATTGTTTATCGTTCTTGAAAAGGCTATCTCTGTATCTGCTAAGTACTCACTATTCGAGTTCAACGATGCATTCACTAGAGCACAGTTCAAGAACCTTGTAACACCATACCTAAGAACTGTTCAGGGTCGTCGTGGTATCACTGACTTCCTAGTTGTATGTGATGACACCAACAATACTCCACAGGTTATCGATAGTAACCAGTTTGTTGGCGACATCTATATTAAACCTGCGAGAAGCATCAACTTCATCCAGCTTAACTTCGTTGCTGTTCCTTCTGGAGTACAGTTCTCTGAAGTTGTTGGCAAGTTTTAATAAATAGATAAAACTCAAAGGAGTAACTAGATGCCATTTAATATCGCAGCTTTCAAATCAAATGGTCTGGTATATGGTGGTGCCAGACCATCCCTCTTCAATGTTTTCCTATCAGTTCCTGTTGGGATTGGCATTGATTTGGTTTCAGTAGACAAGTTCCGCTTCGTTTGTCGTGCAGCGGAACTACCAGAATCAACAGTAAGCTCAATCGACGTTCCATATTTTGGTCGTAAGGTTAAGGTTGCTGGCGAAAGAACTTTCTCTGATTGGTCAGTAACTGTAATGAACGACGAAGATTTCGCTGTTCGTTCTATGTTCGAAGCATGGTCAAACGCTATCAATCGTATGGTTGCTAACGTTCGTGATCCAGCTGTCGCTCAGGAGCAGTATAAAGCCGATCTAGAAATTATTCAGTATAGTGTCGATGGTTCTGACATTCGTTCTTATCTTCTAGTTGGCGCTTTCCCAACTGCTATTAGCGGTATTGGTGTTGACTGGAATTCTGCAAACGCAATTGAAGAATTTACTGTCGCATTTGCTTACGATTATTGGGTTCCAGTAATTGAGGCTTCCGATAAGAAGGCTGGTGGCGTAAACCTATATGGTCCGCAGTCAGTCATCGACGGTCCAAACGGTCCATCGTAATATTATAAGTATAAGATGAAGAGGGGAGTAACTCTCCCCTCGTTTTTTGGAGAAATAAATGGCAGAATTTTTCGGTTTCGAATTCCGTAAAAAAGTTAAAGAAGAAGAACTCCCATCCTTTACCCCACCAAGTAATACGGATGATGGAGCAGTAGTCGTATCTGCAGGCGGTGCATTCGGAACGTATGTTGACCTTGATGGTACAGTAAGATCAGAAGCAGAACTTGTTACAAAATATCGTGAAATGTCTCTGCAGCCAGAATGTGACGCTGCTATTGACGAAATTGTTAATGAATCTATTGCGATTGACGAAGAGCATGTTGTAACTATTAATCTAGACGATCTTAAAATTGCAGACAATATTAAGAAAATGATTACTGATGAGTTTAATTATTGTCTTAATTTGTTAGAGTTCAACAAATATGCTTATGAAATTTATCGTCGTTGGTATATCGACGGTCGTTTATATTATCATGTCGTTATCAACGATAAAACGCCAAATGAAGGTATCAAAGAACTTCGTTACGTTGATCCACGTAAGATCCGTAAAGTCCGTGAAGTTCAAAAGAAACGTATTCAAGCCAATAATCCTGGCGATGCAGTTGTAACTAAGACAGTCAACGAATATTTTATTTTCAATGACAAGGGTTTCAACTTTGGTAATAAGGCAGTTGGTCCATCAACCACTGGTTTGAAGGTCGCAAAGGATTCAGTTCTACATATTGTGTCAGGTCTTACTGACAATCAGGGAACGATGGTTCTCTCATATCTACATAAAGCAATCAAGCCACTTAACCAGTTAAGAACATTGGAAGACGCTCTAGTTATCTATCGTCTTGCTCGTGCGCCAGAACGTCGTATTTGGTATATTGACGTTGGTAATCTTCCTAAAATGAAGGCAGAGCAGTATGTTCGTGACATTATGGTTAAGCATAAAAACCGTCTAATTTACGACGCACAGACTGGTGACATTCGTGACGATCGTAAGTTCATGACGATGCTTGAAGACTATTGGCTACCACGCCGTGAAGGTGGTAGAGGTACGGAGGTTACTACCCTACCAGGTGGCCAGACACTGGGACAAATGGACGACGTCCTATACTTCCAAAAGAAGTTTTTACAGGCGCTTAATGTTCCGGTGTCAAGACTTAATTCAGATGCTTTGTTCTCTATCGGTAGAGCAACAGAAATTACAAGAGACGAACTTAAATTCGAGAAGTTTGTTGTTCGTCTAAGAAACAGATTCTCACAGTTGTTCCTAAAGCTACTTGAAAAGCAGTTAGTTCTTAAGGGTGTAACAACGGTTGATGATTGGAAAATGCTAGCAGCAAATATCCGTTTTGACTTCTCATCAGATAATTATTTTGGCGAGCTTAAAGACGCTGAAATGCTTAATGGTAGAATTCAGCTTGCTGCTTCAATGCAACCAATCGCTGGTCAGTATTATTCACATCAGTGGATTCGTAAGAATGTTCTTAAGCAGACTGATACTGATATGAAAGAACAAGACGGTCAGATTGGTAAGGAACAGAATTCTGGTGAATCTAGATGGATTAATCCAACTATTCTCAGCAACGAACAAATGGCAATGCAAACTGATATGATGGAACAACAAGGACAGCAAGGATTGCAGCCTGGAGTTGAAGGACAAATGGGTGGACCAGACCCAGAAACTCAGCAAAGAATTGAACAAGTTCGTCAGGCTGAAATTATCGTCGATCAGATGAAGAAAATGCCAAAGGGCAATAGAACTATGGCTGATGAAGCCAAATATAAAGCGGCTGTTCAAGTTATCGCCAAGAATCCAGGTTTAACTACAAAGGCGCTAGCTGGTGGTGCGCCGCAACAACAACAGTAAGGTGAGATGTAATGTCAGAAGATAATAAATATGGAATAAATGATTTAATTTCTGCAGCTGTTCTTCAGAAACCATTAGAGTTCGAAACAGCGTTTGCTGATATTGTTACTGATAGAATTAGAACTGCAGTAGAAAATAAAAAAATCGAAGTCGCTCAGCAGCTTTATAATTATGAACCAGAAGCTGAAAATGATGATGAGTTTGGCGCTGCTGATATGGACGTAGACAACTCAGAGGAAGAAGAAAATGGCGAAGCCGCTTAGAGATATTACAAAGCATGGTGTAAATGCTAGTAAAGAAGTACCAAACGATCTAACAAATCTCGCCATGTCACCTGAAGGTAACAAGGGTGAAATTGAGTTTGCAAAGAAACATAAAATTAGCAGAAAAGAAGATCCTGCTGGCAATGGCGACGAAGTGTTCAAAGGTAGTAACATAAAAGTTGCCAAATACGACAAGCAAGACGCTAAGGTTTACGAAGAAGCCGAAGAGGAGCTTGACGAAAAATATTTGGGTTTTAAGAAGCTCAAAGCATCTATCGCTGCCAAAGGCGACGTTAGAGATCCAGGAGCCGTTGCTGCTGCTATTGGGCGTAAGAAATACGGCAAAGAAAAGTTTCAGGCAGCTGCTGCCAAGGGTAAAAAGTTAAGAGAAGCAACCTCTAAGTGCAATCATACTGGTCTTGGCGTTATGTGCGAAATGCATGGCACAGAAAAATGCCCTCCAGGTATTGAACCAAAAGACATTCCAAAGTTTGGTCAGAAAGTTTTACTAGACAAAAAAGCAACTGTTAAAGAAGAAGTTATCAGCGAAGTCGCTCCGCCAAATCCAAAGATTGAAGCATGGGTTAAGGCCAACAAAGAGCGTTTCGTAAAAGAATATGGTAAAGAAAAAGGCACTCAGGTTCTTTATGCCAAAGCGTGGAAAATGCATGGTCAGTCAGAATCAGGTTCTGCAACAAATACAGATTATACTGGACCAGGAGCCTCTGGATGGACAACTGGTAGATTAGATGTGGGGACTCTATAATGTTTATTAAATTACTTGGCGCCGAAAGAGCAATTACTACAGCAAACAATTTTGGCAACACTGCAAATCTTTGTAGAGTTGTAAACCCAACTACTGCTGCTGTTCTTAATATTGCATATGCTAATGGTGTTGTATATGCTAACACAACGGTTACAAATACAGCTCCAATTTATGTTGTTAAATCATTAACAGATACACTTCAAGGTACTGGTTTATTAGCAACTCCAGTAGCATACAGAGGATAAGAGATGAAACTCATCGCCGAATTAAACGAAGATACTCAATATATTACTGAGAGATCTGAAGACGGTAAAAGAAGCCATTATATTACTGGTCGTTTCATGACCGCTGAAGAAAAGAATAAGAATGGTAGAATGTATAAAAAGGATATTCTAGAAAATGAAGTTTCTAGATATCTCAGAGAAGTTGTTCAGGCCAAAAGAGCTTTCGGCGAATTGAATCATCCTTCAGGACCAACAATTAACCTAGACCGTGTTTCACATATCATTACAGAACTATCATGGGATGGTAACTACGTAAACGGTAAAGCCAAAATTACATCAACTCCAATGGGTGAAATTGCTAGAGGTCTCCTTGAATCAGGTGGACAGCTTGGTGTTTCTACACGTGGTATGGGTTCTTTGAAAGAAGAAAAAGGTGTAATGGTTGTTCAATCCGATTTCAAACTTTCAACAGTTGATATTGTTTCTGACCCTAGTGGTCCTGGTTGCTTCGTAAATGGTATTATGGAAAACGTTGAGTGGATTTACGATCCAGTCAAGAACACATGGCATGAAGAAAAACTTCATGAAATTAAAAAGACTGTTCATAAGATTTCAAAAGCGCAGTTAGAAGAAAAGAAACTTGCTATATTTGAAGCATATCTTACTTCTTTAGCAAAATCTAAATTTTTATAAATATATGTAAATTTCACTAATAGGAGACTATTTCAATGGATAACCAAGAATTCGATCTTGAAGATGTTGCTAACCTAGAGGATACTGCTGTATCCGAGGCAAAGCACGAAGAGGAAGAAGAAGAGGAAGAAGAGTCTTCTAAGTCTGAAAAGAAGGACAAGAAAGACAAGAAAGAAAAGATGGACGAGGAAACACTCGCTGCATCTTCACTTCATCCAAAGGCTCGTGGTTCAGAAGCTATGCCAAAGCTAAAGGCAATGACTGGCGTTATGAATGTCATGGCTGGTATGGGTAATTCTGACCTAATCAATTTCTTCAATCAGGTTCAGGCTCAGTTTGGTCCAGGTAAGGATCATGGTGTTGGCGATAAGTCAGCACAGAATCAGTCATCAATTGACATGACTACTGGTTCAGGTCCAAAGACTCGTGATGCTATGCCAAAGCTAAACGTCAAGGAAGACATTGAAGAAATGTTCAATGGCCAGGATCTTTCCGAAGAATTTAAAGAAAACATTTCTACACTATTCGAAGCTGCAGTTTCAGCAAGAACTATTCTTGAGACTACTCGTCTTGAAGAAGAATTCGAAACTAAGCTACAGGAAGAAATCGCTAACTTCAATGAAGAAGTAACTTCAAAGCTCGACACATATCTTGATTATTGTGTTGAAAACTGGATGAAGGAAAATGAAGTAGCTATTGAATCAACTCTACGCAACGAACTCGCAGAAGAATTCGTTGATGGATTGAAGAGCCTATTCGCTGAGCATTACATCAATGTTCCAGAGAATAAGGTTGACGTTCTAGAGGCAATGGCCGAGAAGGTTGCTGCTCTCGAAGAAAAGATGAATGAAATAATTTCTGAAAATGTTGAGCTAAAGAATAATTTGCTAGTTTCATCTGCAAATGAAATCTTTGAGAACATTTCTTCTGATCTTGCACTGACTCAGAGAGAAAAGTTCGCTGCTCTAGCAGAGGGAATTGAGTTCGACGGCGATCTAGAAGTTTTCGAAAAGAAGCTAATGATCGTTAAGGAGAACTACTTCAAGAATGACGCTACTGTAAGTTCTTCAAACATTGAAGAAGAAACTTTTGAAGGCGAGATTAATGAATCTGTTGTTAACGTTGATCCTTCGGTCAGCCGTTACGTTCAGGCTCTCGCAAGAACAGTTAAAAAGTAATATATTATAAATAGAAAAGATATTTATTTCTTAGAAAGGAAAACAAATGTATCTAGCTGAGGAAATTCAAAACAAGTGGGCACCAGTTCTTGACCACGACGCTCTTGGTACCATTAAGGACCAGCACCGCCGTTCAGTAACTGCAGTTATGCTCGAGAACACAGAGAAGGCTCTTCGTGAGTCAGCTTCACATGGTCAGTATCAGACTCTAACTGAAACTGATTCATTCGTTCATAACAACCTAATGGGCGCTTCATCTTCAACTCAGGGAACTGGTGGTATCGATACTTTCGATCCTGTCCTAATTTCTCTAGTTCGTCGTGCAATGCCTAACCTAATTGCTTACGATATCTGCGGCGTTCAGCCAATGACTGGTCCAACTGGACTTATCTTCGCAATGCGTTCACGTTATGCTACTGGCGGAAACTCTTCAGTCCAGTCATTCAACAACTCCGGCGCAGAAACATTCTACAACGAAGTTAACACTCAGTTCTCATCTGTTACTTCAGGAGCTAACACTCTTGGTCAGAAGCATGTTGGTACCATCCCAGGTGCTACTAACACTTCACCACTAACAGCTGTTAACACTTATAACACTGGTTACGGTATGTCAACATTCCAGGCTGAAGCCCTAGGAACTGATGCCAATACTGCATTCCCAGAAATGGCTTTCTCAATCGAGAAGGTTACTGTATCAGCTAACACTCGTGCTCTAAAGGCAGAGTACACTATGGAACTAGCTCAGGATCTTAAGGCTATCCATGGTCTAGACGCTGAAACAGAACTAGCAAACATTCTATCAGCTGAAATCCTAGCCGAAATCAACCGTGAAGTTGTTCGTACTATCAACATCACTGCTGAAGCTGGCGCTCAGGAAAACACAACTACTCCAGGTATCTTCGATCTTGATACTGATTCAAACGGTCGTTGGTCAGTTGAGAAGTTCAAGGGTCTTATGTTCCAGCTAGAACGTGAAGCCAATGCTATCGCCAAGCAGACTCGTCGTGGTAAGGGTAACATCGTTATCTGTTCTTCAGACGTTGCTTCTGCTCTACAGATGGCTGGTGTTCTAGACTACACTCCTGCCCTTAACTCAAACAACCTACAGGTTGACGATACAGGTAATACCTTCGCTGGTATCCTAAACGGACGTCTAAAGGTTTATATCGATCCATACGCTCTAGGTGGTAACTACCTAACAGTCGGCTATAAGGGTTCATCAGCATTCGACGCTGGTCTATTCTACTGCCCATACGTTCCACTACAGATGGTACGTGCTGTTGACCAGTCATCATTCCAGCCAAAGATCGGCTTTAAGACTCGTTACGGCATGGTTGCAAACCCATTCGCCGAAGGTACTAACCAGGGTCTTGGACGTCGTGCTATCAGCACTAACAAGTACTACCGTCGTCTTATCGTTAACAACCTTATGTAAGAACCACATAAGCAAGGTGGCGAAAAACTTAGGGGGAGCTTCGGCTCCCCCTTTTTAGTATATAAAGGTTGAATAAGAAAATCTTCCCATCCTATTGAATGGTGTTTTGTCTTTCATAATTACTGGCTCTACTGTATGCATAGCCTTTGACGGAAATAATATCCCTGAATTATTTTTAATTTCTACCCGATAATCAATATCGTTCAGAATCAAATCTCCTCCAGTAAATTGTTTTGGTTCTTTGAACAGCCAAAATATAAAAGTAAATTCACTAGCGTCTCTGTGTGTTAAGTAATAATCATTATCTTGATAGTAGCTAAACAGAGTCCTAGTATTATAAAAGTTCTTCGAAAAGAATTCAAAATTGTTATCCTTTTCGTTTAATTCAGAAAAAGGAAGATACTCGAATTGTTTACTTGATAACCTCAGGTAATTTGAAAACTTCATAGGTTCAGAGTAGATATCTTCCAAGAATAATCCTTTGTTAGTTTTTAAAAGATTACCCTCTTTATCTCGTGCAGCGCCAGAATTAGCAGTCAATTCTAATTTCTTTTCATCGCATAAGAATATGCATTCTTTGTATATGGTTTGTAGTTCTTCATCGTCGTAAATATTTTCATATAGGACGAAAGAAAATTTGTCAGTTTTTAGATGATTAAAGTCCATTATATCCTCATATAAATAGTAGAAAGGAGTTAAAATGACAGCGATAGATAACACACCATCTAATAAAAACTTTCTAAGTCCTCTGAATTTCAAGTTCACGATTAAGAAAGCACCGCATGTCAACTTCTTTATTCAGAAAGTTAATATACCAGACCTAAGTTTAAAGCCTGTTATCACATCAAACCCAATGGTCGTTATACCGCAAATTGGGGATCACTTAGATTACGGTTTACTTAATATTACTTTTAAGGTCGACGAAGATCTACAAAATTATCTAGAGCTTCATAATTGGATGAAGGCTCTTGGTAAGCCTAAAGATTTTGTTGAAAGAAAGGCTATCAGAGAAAACCCTTCTTATACAGGAGATGGCGAAACTTCGGATATTTCTCTTATGGTTCTTTCTTCTACAAAAATGGCTAATTATGAAATCGTATTCACAGATGCACATCCAACAAGTTTGACTGGTGCAGTTTTCAATACAACGGACGACGATGTTAATTATATCGAAGCGTCTGCTACATTTAAATATACTTATTACGACATTAATAACGTATAAAGATCTTTACTTTTTTCCAGAATTATAGTATACTATTGACAGTTTAAAAGTCAAAGGCGATAATATGAAGATTGATGAAATTTTTGAGCAGTGGGAAAAAGACACTCAGGTCGATAAGACCGAGCTAGGGGATGCTTCTTTAGACACCCCTAAACTCCACCATAAATATTTTCAAATTCTAGTTAAAGAAAGATTAACTCTTCGCAAATACGAAGCAGAGTTAAAACAACTCAAGCTAGACAAATACGAATTTTTAACGCAAGGTCCAAACGAAGAGACAAAAGATAAAGGCTGGAGATTACCAGCAAGAGGAATGGTCCTTAAAGGCGATATTCCTATGTATCTTGATGCTGATGATGATATCATTAACATTACCTTGAAAGTTGGATTACAGCAAGAAAAAATAGAACTACTTGAATCAATCATTAAACTTGTTATGAATAGAAATTATATCATTCGTAATGCAATTGATTGGCAGAAGTTCACTATGGGAGCATAATGGTAGATATTATCCAGGTCGAGAAATGCGACGAGACTTACATCAAGGTTAAATGCGAACCTAGTATTATGATGGAGATGAGTGACTTCTTCACCTTCTCTGTTCCAGGAGCGCAGTTCACTCCAAAGTTTAGAGCTAAAGTTTGGGACGGTAAGATTCGTTTGCTCAACACTATGACTGGACTTATCTATCATGGTTTGCTTTCTTACATCGAAGAATTCTGTCACAAAAGAGAATATCAAATAGAATATCTTTCTGATTTTTCTACAGAAGAATTTTCTATCAAAGAAGCAAAAGAATTTATCCAAAGACTAAAACCAACATTTCAACCAAGAGATTATCAGTTAGATGCATTCGTGCATGCAGTAAGAGAACGTAGATCACTATTACTATCACCAACTGCTTCTGGTAAATCGTTTATCATTTATTTGCTTGTGAGGTATTATGCGAAAAGAACTCTCATTATTGTACCAACTACTTCTCTTGTTAGTCAGCTTTCCTCTGATTTTGCTGATTATGGTTTCGACTCTTCCACTTACGTACATCGTGTATACGCTGGAAAAGATAAGGTCACAAAACGACCAATCACAATCACAACTTGGCAGAGCATATACAAGTTACCTAAAGAATTCTTTAATAACTTTGATGTTGTCATCGGAGACGAGGCTCATCTCTTCAAAGCAAAATCTCTTACTTCTATACTTGCTAAACTCTCCGGATGTCGCTATCGTTTTGGACTTACCGGAACACTGGATGGTAGCCAAACCCACCGCCTCGTCCTTGAAGGGCTCTTTGGGCCAGTCAGAAAAGTCATCTCAACAGCAGAGCTAATTGAGAAGAAGCATCTTGCAGATTTTAATATTAAAGGTATTGTTCTAACATATCCTGATGATATTAGAAAGATGATTGCTCGTTCGAACAAGTATCAAGCAGAGCTAGATTATATTGTAAGATGCGAAGCAAGAAATAAATTTATTAAAAACTTAGCATTATCTTTAGAAGGTAATACTCTGATACTATTTCAATTCGTTGAAAAGCATGGTAAAGATCTCTATGAGAAGATTCTCTCAGAAGCAGGAGATCGTAAGATTTTCTTCGTTCATGGTTCAGTCGATGGCGAAGAAAGAGAAGAAATTAGGAGGATTGTTGAAAATGAGTCTAATGCTATTATCGTCGCTAGTGTTGGTACTTTTTCTACCGGAGTCAATATTAAGAATCTCCATTCTATTATTTTTGCTAGCCCAAGTAAGTCTCGCATCAGGAATCTACAGTCAATTGGCCGTGGACTACGTAAGTCTGATACGAAAACTGCTGCTACCTTATATGATATAGCAGATGATATGTCTTGGAAATCAAAGAAGAACTTTACTCTTTTGCACTTCATGGAACGAGTAAAGATATACAATGAAGAGAAGTTTAAGTATAAACTCTATAAAGTAGAACTAAAGCTTTAATATTCAACTCTGGCACTAGTGATTATACCTGTGTCTTGAAAAATGTCAAGGAATATATTATGGAAGTAAAGAAGCCAAAAAGAAAAACAAATTATATCAACAACAAGACTCTCTACGGAGCTATGATTCATTATAAAAATGAATTGAAAGAAGCCGTGGCTGCAGGAAAAGAAGAACCTATCGTTCCGAAATATATCGGAGAGTCTATTCTTTTGATTTGTAACAACCTTGCCAAGAAGCCAAACTTCTCTGGATACACTTATAAATCCGATATGATCAGCGATGGCATTATGGATTGTATTGCAGCAGTTGATAATTTCAATCCTGATAAAACAAACAATCCGTTCGCATATTTTACCCAGATTGCATGGAACGCTTTCCTTCGTCGCATTCAAAAAGAAAAGAAACAGACTTATATCAAGATGAAGAATTTTGAGAACAGCTTTATCTTCTCTGAAATGCAAGAAGAAGGACATGCTACTCAATTGAAATCTAATGAGTATTCAGCTGATGTTGTTAGGTCGTTTGAAGATAAGTTGACAAAAAGCAAAAAACCTAGTAAGCTAGTTGGAGTTGAGAAATTTTCAGAGGTAGAAGAAAATGAAGAATGAACATCTCGTGCCTGTTAATATTCAGGATATTGTTAACAGATTAAACGATAAGACTATTAAAGAAAACGAAAAGGCTAATCTTCTATTACGTCTTGACGCTATTCGTGATTATGTCACCGCCGCAGTAGTGAGAGCAAATGAAAATCGCCCTTTTAACCGATAGTCACGCAGGAGTCAGAAATGACTCTATTGCGTTCCATGATTATATGAAAAAGTTTTATGATGATGTGTTTTTCAAATACCTCGATACAAATGGCATTCGAAACGTGGTTCATTGTGGGGATATTGTTGACCGTCGTAAGTATATTAATATTAATACTGCTTATCGTCTCAGAAAAGATTTGATCGAACCTGCTATTGAGCGTGGAATTACTTGGCATCAGATTCTAGGCAATCATGATGTCATGCATAAAAACACTAATAAGATTAGTTCTTTTACAGAACTTTTTAATAAGTTTCCACTAAATATTTACGAAGAAGCAACAGAAGTTGACTTTGACGGTTGCAATATTCTTCTAATGCCATGGATTAACGATGAGAACAGAGAACATGCACTCAAGTTAATTAAGGAAACTAATGCTCAAATTTGTTTCGGACATCTTGAAATTCAAGGGTTTGAAATGTTTAAAGGATCAATCGTATCTCACGGAGACGATCCGTCTGTGTTTGGACGTTTTGATATTGTTTGTTCTGGCCATTATCATCATAGGTCACACCGTGATAACATTTATTATCTCGGTTCTCCTGCAGAGTATACTTGGTCTGATTACGATGATCCTCGAGGCTTTCATATATTTGACACAGAAACGAGAGAACTAACGTTCATCGAAAACCCTTATAAGATGTTTCATAAGTTCTGGTATAACGACGGCGATCCAACGTTTGTGGATTCCGACATTGACTACAACCAATTTGAAGGTAAGATAATTAAAATTATTATTACTGAAAAAAATAATCCTTATTGGTTTGAAAAGTTTATTGAGAATATCGAAAAGAAAAACCCTATTGATATTCAGATAGTAGAAGATCATTTGAATCTTAATCTTGAAGACGATCAGGATATTATCGACGAAGCAGAATCCACTATTGATATTTTTAAGAAGTATATTCAGAATACAGAAGCTAAAGGTATTGATAAGAATAAATTAGAAAATAAAATTGTTGACTTATACCATGAGGCATTGACCTTAGAATAAAGGAGAATAATATGTTCGAACTAACAGAAGAAACTAGAAATAATGTAATTGCTCTGCTTAGAGAGAAGATGGAAATTAGTCACTATACAGACGATGAACTAAACAGCATTATTGACGACGTGGTTAGTATTGTAAAGCAGCAGTTCGGATTCTAATATGAATCTATTCCAAGAAGGAAATTTTATATCCCACGCTGGTAATGAATTACAATGGAAAATCGAATGCGATGCATTATCTGATGCAGACTGGGATTGTTTAGCAAGGATTATTCATGAACGTACTAGATTTGGTAGTGTTTACGGTATTCCTCGTGGCGGCATTAAACTGGCTACAGCGTTAGAGAAGTATATTACACCTGGACATCCACTACGTTTGGTTGTTGATGATGTATATACTACAGGTAAGTCAATGAAAGATGTAATGAAAGGGACGGATTTAGGTTTCGTTGTATTCGCCCGTAATCGTATTCCGTTCGACCCCCAGCATTACATTCGTGCCATATTTACTATGGATATTATATAATTATTAACAATATTTTGATATGGATATTGAATGATTTATTTTAAAAAGTTACGATGGAAAAACTTTCTTTCAACAGGAAACATCTTCACAGAGATCGATCTAGCGGGCAAGGACACTACGCTTATCATTGGTCAGAATGGGGCTGGCAAATCCACGATTCTGGATGCTCTGACTTTTGGTCTTTTTGGAAAACCGTTCCGAAAGATCAACAAGCCGCAGCTTGTGAACACAATCACACAAAAGAATTGTTTGGTAGAGATAGAATTCTCAATAGGCACGGTTAATTATAAAATTATTCGTGGTATTAAACCTAACGTATTCGAAGTTTACCAGAACGATAGCCTTTTAAATCAGTCAGCTGAAATGAAAGACTATCAAGAAATTCTAGAAAAACAAATTCTCAAAGTAAATCAAAGATCGTTTTGTCAGGTTGTCGTATTAGGTTCGGCGACCTTTCAACCGTTCATGCAATTGCCAGCTGGTCAACGTAGAGATATTATTGAAGAACTTCTAGATCTGCAGATATTTACGGTTATGAATTCGTTGTTAAAAGATAAGGTAGCAATCAATAACGACGCCATTAATAGTAAGTATGCAGAAAAAAATCTTGTTGAGTCTAAGATTGAGATGACCAACGAGCACCTTAAAGAGATTCATCATAACAATGAAAAACTTATTTCTGAAAAAGAAGTTCTCATTAAAGAAACTACAGATCATATTCTAGAAATGAGAGAAAAGTATACGTTCTTTGAAGATCAGATCTCTTCTCTCGAGATGCAAATAAAAGACAACGAGAGCGTTAATAAGAAAATTGAGAAGTTAAAGAAACTTCGTCATCAAATAGAAGCTAAAGTGGAATTGATGAAGAAGGATATGAATTTCTTTAATGATAATGATAATTGTCCTACATGTAAACAGACTATCAGTTCTGACCATAAAAAAGTTATGGTAAAGGATAATGAGACAGAAATAGAAAAGCTGAATGCGGGGTTGACTCAGCTAACTATTGAATTTAATACTACCAAAGATCGTTTAGATAAAATCTTAGAAATTCAGAGTAACATTCAAAGATTTGAAATTAAAAAAGCTGAATGTAAAACAACGGTTAATTCATTATCCAAATATGTAAATCAACTTCAGGCTGAGATTGATAATATCAATCAAACTCAAGAAGAAGCCAAAGAAACTAAGATTGTTGATTTTGAAAACGAGTTGAAAGAAATAGAAATAAAGTATAACGAGCTTGTAGAAGATAAACATATTCTTATGGCGGCAGGAACTTTGTTGAAGGATGGCGGTATTAAATCCAGAATTATTAAACAATATATACCAGTAATCAATAAACTTATTAACAAATATCTTTCGGCTATGGACTTTTTCGTTTCATTCGAACTTGATGGTGAGTTTAACGAAACCATTAAATCAAGATACAGAGATAATTTTACTTACGCTTCTTTCTCTGAAGGCGAGAAACAGAAGATTGATTTGGCCCTTCTGTTTACTTGGAGAGCTATCGCTAAGATGCGTAACTCTATCAACACCAATCTATTGATTATGGACGAGGTGTTTGATTCTTCTCTTGATCAGAACGCTACGGATTATTTGTTTAATATTATTAATGATGTTGCCAAGGATAATAATATTTTTATTATTTCGCATAAAGATCATATGAATGAAAAATTCAGTAATGTAATTAGATTCATAAAAAATAAAAACTTTTCGCAGATGCAGGTGTAATATGGAACTTGATGATAGATACCTTACAGAAGTATGTAAAGAGTTTGATTTTAATAACCCACAAATTGACCCTTTAGAGTTCGCACAAGAACTTGTAAAAACTATGTATGAAAAGAACGGTCTGGGATTAGCTGCTAATCAGGTAGGATATCCTTGGCGTGTGTTTGCCATGCGTGGTGCTCCAGAGAACTTTGTTTGTTTCAATCCAAAGATCGTTAAACCTAGTGAAGCAGAGATCTCTTTAGAAGAAGGATGCTTGTCTTTTCCTGGATTGTTAGTTAAGATAAAAAGACCTCAGCATGTCCGTGTTAGATTCACGACCCCTAATGGGGATACTAGAACACAACAGTTTACTGGTATGTCTGCTAGAGTATTCCAGCATGAGATGGATCATCTAGACGGTATTCGTTTCTATGATAGAGCAAATAGATTCCACAGGGAGAAAGCTCTGAACAAGTGGCGTCGTGGAGAGAAAACAGAAATGAGGATTAGAGCATGAAGTATTTTGATTTTGATAAACTAGAACAATGGGCTGATTTGTTGGATCGTGGTCAACAAACAATTTTGCTTGCTATTATTATATTTTTAGTTTATACTTGGGTTAAATTGTTCTTGTCTTGGGATAACTAATGAATATCTTTTATCTTTCTGATAATCCTGTAGAAGCTGCCGAGTGGATGGTAGATCGTCACGTTGTTAAGATGATCCTCGAATCTGCTCAGCTGCTTTCGACTGCACATCGTGTTCTTGATGGTAAAGAAATACAGTTAGAAGTTCAGATCGAACAAGAAGATGGCACTTTTAAAACGAAAAAGAAAAAATGGTGGTTACTTGGAGATGGTCGTGAAGACATACTATATTCAGCTACGCACATTAATCATCCGAGTTGTGTATGGACTCGGGCAAGTGTCGAGAATTATAATTGGCTCGTAGATCATTTCTTCGCTCTTATGAAGGAATATACATATCGTTATGAGAAAGAACATAAGTGTTTTGGTGAGTTGAGTTTTGCTTTGTGCACTCCTCCCAAAAATTTAGAAGAATACGATATGACTCTTATGCCATCTGCTATGGCCGATGAATATAAAATTTCAGAAGATCCTATTGTAAACTATCGTAATTATTATAAGATGGGTAAGACTCATCTTCATAGTTGGAAAAAACGTAACCCTCCGGAGTGGATGTATGTCTAATATGTATCAAGATGTAAAAGAATTTCAAACAGCAGTTGGTCAGAATATTGGTCAGGCTCCAGTGTTCCCTGAACCCGCAGAACGTGAATTGCGTATTAAACTTTTGAAAGAAGAATACGAAGAATACATACAAGGTGAATGCAAAAATGACTTGGAAAACATCGCTAAAGAGCTTGCTGATATTATTTACATTGTCTGTGGGACTGCTGCATCTTACGGTATTCCCTTGGATAGAGTCTTCGACGAAGTCCATAGATCGAACATGGCAAAATTAGTTGATGGTAAAGTTATTCGTCGTGATGATGGTAAGATTCTAAAGCCAGAAGGATGGACCCCTCCTGACATTAAATCTATTCTTTATGGAGTTGAGTGATGGTAAGACGTATTGTCGCCAAGAATAAAATTGATTGCGAACATCTTCTGGGTCAGTTTGTCGATGAAAGTAATTACGATATTCTAATCGAAGAAGACACTGATTGTTATATGCCCCCGCTCTGCGATCCTCTCGAAAAAGCTGAGTGTGGTATGGCTGCTTGCGATACTTGTGAAAAGGGCAATGACGAATTGCGTATTGCTTTCAAGTTTCGTAAAAACTATTTCAGTCAAGAAGAACAGGATATGGCTTATCGTGGCTTGAGAGAAGCTGCGACTGAAAGCCAGAATCGTGGCCATGCTGCTGGTCCTCGTGGTGAAATGCTTGCAGCGCAAAGCCGTGGTGGTAGAGATTGGGTTACTCCATATCAGATGGAGATACTAGAGTTCCTTATGAATGATGGTGCATCTCTTATTGATGATACATCAATCGAATCCATCAGAGAAAAATATAAAAACGGTGGTCCAAAAGGTGCTGAAGAAACACGTGGTGTTGTTTGGTTGCGTTCAGAGGTAACAAAGGTTTATCCAGAATATCATGATTGGTTTGATAAATGGGTGGATGGCCTAAGTAATAAACCACAGGAGGAAATTCATGCCGAAGCAAGAATGGTCGCAGAAAAGTGGGCTTCTGCCACTAATTACGCACAATCCGTATTCTCAGGTGTTGCTGGTTGGTACGATCGTTACCCTCGCATTCCTTACGGGCGTGCAACGTCATACACTGAAAAGCATCCAGAACTTTTCGAACTGGCATACCCATTCCTCCAATCACTGAATAAGGGTTTCAAGGAATTACTACCTTGGCGTTGGGGTAATCAGCGAGCAGCTGCAGATAAGTTAGATCCTCGGTTCCTTGTACCAGAAACTGTATTTACCACAATTACAGTTAATAAAACTTTCCGCACTGCCTGTCATCGAGACGCTGGTGATCTTGATGCTGGTCTTTCTAATCTACTCGTTCTAGGCACAGGAGAATATACTGGTGGCTATCTCGTATTTCCTGAGTATCGTGTTGCTGTTAATGTTCGTCCCGGTGATTTGCTCCTTGTTAACAACCACGAAATCATTCATGGTAATACTCCTATTGTTCTTAACAATCCGGATGATTCTACTTGTGAAAGAATCTCAGTAATTTGTTACTTCCGTGAGAAGATGCTAGAACTAAAGTCTTATGAGTATGAAGCGTTACGTAAACAATATGTCGAAGAACGTCGTATGAATAAGGCTCATCCACTTCAGCGTCCACTATGGAATGGCGTCTCTCCTGGAATGTGGGATGACAAAGAATGGTATGAATATCTTCATGCTCATAATATGAAAGATCCATACGGTAAAGACGCTGCTGCTTCATTGGAGTCATTCTTCTAATGTGCGGAGTGCTAGGAATAGCGATCAAGAAGCCGAGCGAGCAGGAATTCGAACTTGTTCGTCGGCTTTTTGTTCAGTCAATGATCCGTGGTAAACATGCCACTGGTGTATCATATGTCAAAGATGGCAAGGTTCACACTATTAAAGAACCTGTTAATGCTTGCACATTCATAAACAATCAAGATATTCCTAGTTGGGTTAATGAAGATGGCAATCTATATTGTATTGGTCATGTTCGTTACTCAACTAGCGATCTTGCTTACAATCAACCAATGGCAACCGAAGAACTTTCTATTGTTCATAATGGAGTTATCTCTCAGGAGAATCCAGAACAATGGAAAGAAACATTTGGTTATGATGTTATCACAAAGAATGATAGCGAACTTATTCTTCGTTGTTTAGAGAAAGGCGAACTCCCTTTACATAAGTTCCATCCTGCAAGCATGTCGGTTTGCACTCTTGATAAAGATAAAGTAATTACTGCTTTCCGTAACGAAGCCAGACCATTGCATTATTCTTATGGAGCAAATGGTATTATATTTGCATCAACAGCAGATATTCTAAAAAGAAGCGGATTAGATATTCAAGTAGCTGCTCCTATGTTTGAACATTTCATTATTGATAATTTCAAAGTTATAAGCTATAATAGGTATGAGTTTCCATCAATCGAGGACTTACAGTGATATTTTTAACAGCAGATCAAGTTAATGGTATAATTGAAAAGTCTCCAGAAGGTAGAAACACAAACTTTTTAAAAGCTGCACATTCACTATGGTTCAGGTTTAAGAACTACGATAAAGCACCGCCTGTTGCTCTTGAAGTAGATAATGAAATAGTTTCTATTATCTTTGCAACATACAATCGTTCTGGATATACTAACCTGTATGAGATTGTAACTGTCCAAGGTAAAGAAGGTAAGGGTTACGCTTCCAAGATTTGGGAAGAATATATCTCATACGCAGTCAAAGAAAAACGTTCTGATAGATTAAAGATATCTTGCACGCCTTCTTCTGTTACATGGCATATGAGAAATGGTCTTTTATTTTGGGCTGTTGATCCTACTGGTTCTCTTCGTTCTGATCAAAAATTATTTCCTACAAGAAAAGAGCAATTAGAATATCAACAGTATGGAGTTAATAACCCTACTCAGGTGTTGCCACCAGAAAAAGTCATCGAACAATTTCTTTCTGAAGGTTTAGAGAATCATAATTTTGGCACAAAAAAGAAAACAAAGGTAGAAGAAGCAATAAATTCTGTTGGAAAGTATTGGTTGCGCTCTGCATTATATAACAATTCGTCCCTTGAAAGTTTCTTGAGTTGAAAGTTAAACAAGACTTTATTAATTGGTATAAGTGGTCACTTTCCATTAAGGATTGCGATCCGGCGATATTCATGACCAATTATCTTTTCAAAAGATTTGAGCATAACAGAGAACAAAAACTCTGGATTGCTTGGATCTACGGCACAACGTATTATTTTCCAACAACATGGGTGATATGGAATGAGTTTCCTGATATGGAACTTGTTGGTCTTGATCGCCTAAAGGATTGGAACAATAAGAATTATAAACGCCTACGTTATCAAACAGACACTAAATGGAACAAAGGACATTTACCTGCGCAGTTTGAATCGTATAAGAACTGGGTTGGAGATCGTTCCCAGATAGAAGCGTTTCGTCCGTTTCTTACTGGAACGCCAAGAGAAAACTTTGATATGCTATGGGATGAAGTGAAAACCAAGTTCCATAAGTTCGGTAGATATTCTACTTGGTTCTATTTACAAACATTAAAACAGTGTTGTGATCTGCCTATTGAACCTGGTAATCTAATGCTAGAAGATCATTCAGGTTCTCGTTCTCATCGTAACGGTTTATGCCTCGCTGTTGGATTAGATCAATGGTATGATCAAAAACTAAATGCCAAACAGATAAACTATTTGGACGGTCAGGCATATTATATTCTAAAAGAAGTTCAAGAGGAATTTCCTGACACTGATTATTTCGATATGGAAACGTGTCTTTGTTCTTTTAAAAAGTTATTCAGAGTAAAACATGGTCGTTACCTGAGTTACTATCTTGATCGTCAGGCAGAAGAAATTGCTCAATGTGAAAAGGATGGCTGGGATGGTATTGATTGGCAACCAATGTGGGACGCTCGAAATGAAACTCTAAATAATAAACTGTTGACAAACAAGATTGACAATAGTAAAATGGCTTTATATATTGAGAATGGCGTTCTAGATTGCACAGGTTTGTTTGTTGAACCTGAGAGTGTCGGTATTGAAAGGTTTATGTAATGAAAGTGATTGCGATTGGTGGTGAGCCAGGTGCTGGCAAGTCTACGTTAATGAAAGAAATTCTTACTAAGTTTGTTTGGTCTAAGATTTATGATAGCGTGAAGCTCGTTCCCTATCTTCAGTATGGAAAATATTATATTCTTGGTAAGTATGACGAAGGCGAAACCTTCTCGGGTACAGACCGTATGTCAATGGCGGTTCAGCCAGAAGCAATTAAATTCCTAGCAAGTTTAGATAAAGATGCGGTCGTTCTTTTCGAAGGCGATCGTCTTTTCACGTCAACGTTCCTAGAACATTGTGTTGAGAATTACGATACTGAAATCATTTATCTAGAAACTGATAAGGAAGTTCGCCAAGAGCGATACAAGGAACGTGGTAGCAATCAGAACGAAACTTGGTTGCAGGGTCGTGAAACTAAGATTGCTAATATTATGACAAACATGACTCTGATGTTTAACACTAATAGATATAAAAATAATAACAAAGACGATCAGAAATTTATTATTGAAGATATTATGAATAAATTGGAGAACTCATGACCAAAACTTATAGATTTGAGAATGGCGATTATTATGGTCAACCGCTTTCTGCGTCAGCGCAGGCAATTGGTGCAACTGGTCCTACTGGTGCTGTTGGTTCAAAGCGACAAGAAGATCCTTATGTTGGAATGAGCATGGATCCGCCAATTGCTTCAACTTGGCCGCCTAAATATAAATATAAGGAAGACGAAATTATTCGTGACTTCCACGCCTATATCGACAAGACATATGGGCAACATTATATGACTGAAGAGCAAAATATAGAATGTTTCGACGTGTGGCTCGCCCTCGGTGATTCTATGCCTACCTTCCGAAACACAGCTATTAAGTATCTCTGGCGCTACGGTAAGAAGAACGGTAGCAACAAAGCAGATCTTATGAAGGTTCTTCATTACACTCTTATGATGTTATACAACGATCATTATAAGGATAAGAAATGAAAGAATTGAAAGATTTTCATGATCATAACGAGCGTAGACATAGAGAATATATGTCTCATTTTATTAATCTAGGAACAGGCATTGCTTGTCCTCATTGTGGAGATGAATTACAAGATACAAATCCCTCAGTAGTAACAACTTCGCTTCCTCCACAAAAAGCAGTTCATTGTAATACTTGTAAGTTTAAAAGTTTTATAGTAGCATAAGAAAGGTATATAATGGAAATTCAGATCCCTATTGAAAAATTGAGAGAGCGTGGTCTATTCGTCGCCACGCCAATGTATGGTGGACAGTGTGCAGGTATGTTCGCAAAGTCGTCAGCTGACTTGTCTGCTTTGTGCACACAGTATGGTATTCCTCTACAGTTTTATTATTTGTTTAATGAATCACTAATTCCTCGTGCACGTAACTATTGTTGTGACGAGTTTATGCGTTCCAATATGCAGCACATGATGTTTATTGATGCTGACATCGGATTCAATCCACAGGACGTCATTGCGCTTATGGCTCTTCAGGTTCAGGAAGAAGATAAGTATGACATCATTGGCGGACCATATCCAAAGAAGTGTATTTCTTGGGAAAAGGTTAAGCACGCTGTTGATAAGGGTGTTGCTGACGAAGATCCAAACGTCCTTGAAAAGTTCGTTGGCGATTATGTCTTCAATCCAAAGGGTGGGCAGCAGTCTATTCCTCTTAGCGAACCAGTAGAAGTTCTTGAAATTGGAACTGGCTTCATGATGGTTTCTAAGAAGGCAATGCAGAAGTTTGTCGATTCTTATCCAGAATATAATTATAAACCAGATCATGTCCGTACTGAACACTTTGATGGCACTCGTGAAATCATGATGTTCTTTCAGGCAGAGATCGATCCTAAGTCTAAGCGTTATCTTTCAGAAGATTATTGGTTCTGTCAGAAGGCTCAGGAAATTGGACTGCGTACATGGTTCTGTCCATGGATGAAGATGCAGCACGTAGGCACCTATATCTTTGGTGGTTCGTTGGCTGATCTTGCTTCAGTTGGTGCTTCTGCGACCGCCGATCCAGGTGCACTTGGTAAGTATAAAGACAAAGGCAAAAAGAAGTAAGTGGAGATTATATAATGAAGATTGATACTAATACAGTAAATGTTTTGAAGAACTTCTCAAAGATTAATCCTTCGATTGTTGTTCAGCAGGGTAATGTTCTTAAGACCATTTCCCCAAATAAGACCATTATGGCAAAGGCTACTGTTCCGACAGAGTTTACTAAGAAGTTTGCCATCTATGATCTTAACCAGTTCCTTTCTAGCCTGAGTCTATACAATGACCCAGATCTAGAAATCGATGAGACTTTTGTTTATATGAAGGACTCTTCTTCGGAACAGGGCAAGTTCCTTCTTGCTGACGAGAGCACAATCACTAAGGCTCCAGAGAAGGATATTAACATTCCATCAACGGATGTTACCTTTACTCTAAAGAACGAAGATCTTAATAAGGTCGAGAAGGCTGCTGGTGTTTTGAGTCTGCCAGAAATCGTTGTTGCTGGTGACGGCAAGACTGTTTTCCTAAAGGCAGCTAACTCAAAGAATCCAGGTAATGAGTTTTCTCTACCAATTGGAGAAACTACAAAGACTTTTAACGCAGTCTTTAAGTTTGAGAACATTAAGATTCTTCCTGGTGATTATGAGGTCACCATTTCAGCACGAGGTATTTCTAAGTTCATTGGTAAGGACGTGGAATACTTTATTGCAGTTGAGCAGCACTCAACATTCTAATTTGAATGGGGAGCTTCGGCTCCCCTCTTTTTGATATGATGGAGTTATATTATGAAAATGCCAAAACGCCCAAAGAACGGCGTTGTTACTAGAAAGACTGCTGATGATCTAGCTACCACGACTATCTTTGGAACTAAAGAAGTTGTAAAGTTGAGATGTGTCACTTGTGGGAAATTGAAATTAAAATCAGAATTCTATCTTGAATCAAAGAGTAAAAGAAAATACGAAAATCAAGTTAGAAAGCAGTGCGTGATTTGTTGGGACGAACATAATGGTTATATGGGCGCTCCGAGAAATGTTTCTGGTAATACTATTGTTATGTTTTGTGAAGAGGTAAAGTAATGAACGAAGAATTTCTTTGGGTTGAAAAGTATCGTCCAAAAACTATCGAAGATACTATTCTTCCATGTGACTTGAAAGCAACATTCCAACAGTTTGTTGATCAAAAGAATATCCCCAATTTGATTTTGTCTGGTACAGCAGGTGTTGGTAAGACAACTGTTGCACGTGCCATGCTTGAACAATTGGGTTGTGATTATATCGTAATTAATGGATCTATGAATGGAAACATCGACACACTCAGAAACGAAATCCTTAACTTTGCCAGCAGCGTATCTCTTTCAGGTGGAAGGAAATATGTCATCCTTGACGAAGCGGATTATCTTAATGCCAATTCTACTCAACCCGCACTTCGAAATTTTATGGAGGAATTCTCGAGGAATTGCGGCTTCATTCTCACCTGTAATTTTAAAAACCGCATCATTGACCCTCTCCATTCCAGATGCTCGGTAATTGATTTTAAGATCAGCAAGAAAGCTATTGCTAAACTTGCCACGCAGTTCTTCAAGCGTGTTACTTTTATTCTAGAATCAGAAGGCATTGAATTCGATCAGAAGGTTGTTGCCGAAGTAATCAATAAGCACTTCCCAGATTGGCGTCGTGTTCTTAACGAGCTTCAGCGTTATTCAGCAACAGGTAAGATTGATTCTGGTATTCTTGTAAACCTTCAAGAAACTTCAATCAAGGAATTGGTTGGGCTTCTAAAGGAACAGAACTATACTGAGATCCGTAAGTGGGCGAAGAACAACATCGATACAGATGTTAATGCTCTCTATAATCAGTTCTATGAGATCTCTTCTGATATTTGTTCAAAGAATACAGCGCCTGTTCTTGTGCTTAATCTTGCCAAGTATCAGTATCAGAACGCTTTCGCTGCCAATCCAGAAATTAACTTCGTAGCATTCTTAGTTGAAATAATGATCAACTGCGAGTTTGTGTAATGTCTAAGAAGTTCGTCAACGTATTGGGAGAAGAAAGAGATTTCGAGAAAGAAGCAGTAGGATTCTTTGGTAATTGGGCCAAATGGGCAGAGGAACAGAAGCAACCCAAACCGAGGTATGATTGGCGTTATGAAAATTCAATTACGAGTGGGAAGAAGGTCGAACTTGACGGTGATTATAGTCAATGGAGAACCAATAACATACTTTCTAATTACAAGGAGTTAATATTTTACACCAATGAAATGAATTGTCATTATGGCGTAACAGATCAAATGCATTATGACTACTTGTATAATAGTATTCGTAAAACAAAACGTTGGTCAAAAGCAGAAACCAAGGAAGAAAAGAAAGCCAGAGAGAAGAAAGAAGCACTAATAGACCTTATTTCCACCCATTATAAATATAACGCAATCCGTGCAAAAGAAGCATTGAAAGTTTTAACGGAGGCGCAAATTAATGAAATAAAGAAAAAACAAGAAAAAGGTGGAATGAAATGAACGAACTCTTAGACTCTCTTGTAGAAGTCAAAATTGCAGAAGAAGAAGACTTCTTGAAGATTAAAGAGACGCTCACTCGTATTGGTGTCGCTTCTCGCAAGGAAAGAAAACTATATCAATCTTGTCATATTTTTCATAAGCAAGGTAGATATTACATTGTGCACTTTAAGGAAATGTTTTTGATCGACGGTAAACCATCAGACTTCTCAGAAGAAGATAAAGGTCGTCGTAATAAAATTGCCATGTTACTACAGGACTGGGGACTACTTAAAGTAGTAGAACCAGATCGCATAGGCGAACCACAAGCATCGATGAGTCAGATTAAGATTATCAATCATAAAGAAAAGCATGATTGGACTCTAGAAGCCAAGTATAACATGGGTCGTAAGAAAAAGTAATTGAAGGGATTATATTATGTGGCCGTTTAAAATTGAGAAAAGACCAAACACTCCGGCAGAAGAAAAGCTCGAGCAAATTAAACAGATTCTATTTCCTCCATGTAAACTTATGGAAGATATGGATGAAGGCGGAGAGTTTCATAAATGGCAAGTGGATTACTCTGCTGATTTAAATTTAAATGCTGCTTTGATCGATCTTCAAGAAGGTCATAATGATAAGGCGGTTCACAATACCATTACTGATATTGAAGATCGTCTTATTAAAGTCAGGGATATTCTCGACGAGCATATGCAGATAAGTAAAGAAGCAGAATATATTGTCGTAGAGAACTTGAAGGAAGAGGTTGATGAGTGACAAAGTATTCAGCAACGGCGAAACATTTGTGAAAATGTCGGATCTACTTCCGTTAGTGATAGAGGCTGTTGTCGATTCTAGATTTAAATATCTTAAAGAATTAGAATACGAAAATCATCGTCATGCGAGAAAAATTCTCGACGAAGAATATAAACCAGCTGTTGAAAAATTAAAACAGATCATAGAAATATTGACGTGATAAAAATAAAAGAATCGTTCGATGACAAATCGAAAACATATAACAAATATTATGTTTTTGACGAACAGATATATGAAAAAGAATTATTCGGCGATCAATATAGAAATGAAATGGGGAACCATTGGGATTTAGATGGCGAAAAACAATTAAATATGTTGATAGATAATGGCCTGAAAAAAGATATGAATTTTTTGGAGATTGGCTGCGGGTATATGAGGGCAGGATCTCACATAATAAATTTTTTAGATCCGTTTAAATATTATGGAATAGACGTAAATAAAAAATCTCTAATAATAGGTGTGAACAACGAGTTATATAAAAAAGGTTTAATAGATAAAATAACAGAAAACAATTTTTTAGCTACTGATAATTTTCATATCAACAATTTCGATATAAAATTTGACATGGCTCTGGCAAATTCGGTTTTCACTTTTTTGCCTATAGAAAAATTAAAAATGTTTTTGAAAGATTCTTATAATAGCTTTAACGAAAAATCTAAAATCATTATATCTTTTTGGATCGTTGAAGATTCTTTTGATACATCTAAACCTTTTGAGTTTTCAGAAGAGAACTATTTCTCAAGAACAACATATTATAACAGACCACCATATTATACAAAGATTTCGGATATTGAAAAAAGTTGCGATGGGCTTTGGAAATTCAAACAAATAAACGTTTTTCGATACCAATTAGGACAATCTTTTTTCTTGTTTGAAAGATTGTAATTTTCTAATTTTGTAGTAGAATAGAAATTCGATTGGAGATTTCTATGTCTATGCATATCTTACCTGCTTATTATACCACGACTGTTAGTAAACGTAAGCTCAACCGTAAGAGTAAGGCTAAGACTAAGCTAGTCTCTGACCACGATAGGTGGTTGTTATCGAAGGGTCTTCATCCCGATCAGATAAAGTTGAAAAAAGGTGTTGACAAAAACTGGAAAAAGAAGTATACTGAGGATATGAAGGTTGATCGTGAGGGTTACGTTTCCTCAGGTTTGTCAGGTTCTAAGTCTGCCTGTGCTAAACGGGACATCATGACCAACCTTCATAAAGAACCAGAGCATGTTCAGAAGGAAATTCTGAAGAAGGCTAGTCTAGTTATGCCGCTCTATAACAAGGGCGGTCTGCAGTATGCTGGTCCAGACGTAGATCTTACTACTGTTGGATCAAAATCTCGAAGAGGATGACTAAATAGATGGCTACGAATATTAAACTTTCAGAAGTATTCATGAATGTTTCAGAGGGTATCACACTCAATCGTTATGAGAACGGTTGGATGGTGGAGGTCTCTGGCAACGATCACGACGATCGGTGGCAGAATAAAAAGTTTATCTTCTCTGATCTAAAATCAGTGTTGACTTTTGTGGAAGAATATAGTAAGATTAATCTATCCTAAGAGGAGAAAACGATGAGTGGTATGGGAAATATCTACATCCAGAGACAAGATGATACTGGTAACTGGAGAACCTATACTGTTACATCTAATAATGATTTGCTGATTATTTCGGCAATGAAAAGCCTCAAAGATCAGTTTCCGGACAGTCGTGTCCGTGCTATCGATGAGAAGGGTATGTTAGTTAACATAATTTGACTTGAGAAAGAAAGAGGTATATAATGGTTCAGAATGCAACTCAGCTAGATAAGGTTTTCGAGGCTCTTGTTAATCGTGGCGAGGAACTTACTGCAGCGCAGATTAAGGCTCGTTATGGTGCAGGCAATCCGCACGATCTTGTCTATAAGATTCGTCAGATGGGTTATGCTATCTATCTAAACGAATCGAAGAATTCAAAGGGCGAAACTGTCGCTAAGTATCGCTGTGGTAAACCAAGCCGCAAGATTATCGCTGCTGGTTATCGAGCGTTGGCCGCTGGTCTCTGATTAATAGAGGGGCGGTCCTAGTGGCCGCCTTTTTTATGGGAGTGTGTGTCCGGAATTGGTTACGGCAAGGTCTGCAAAACCTAAAATATGTGGGTTCGAGTCCCATCACTCCCTCCAAAAAGTTGTTGACTTCTTCGGAAGTTTAGGTTATAATGAATATATAATGCTTAGATAGGTACAGGCTCGTGCGAGCAAGGCGCCAGTAAATACTGATGCTCAAACCTTGTATCTTTATCCGTGGGCTCTGGTTGCAACCATCTCCGTCCGAGATATAGTAAACCTGTATCTTTCTAAGTGTTATTATTGTTCCATAGCACAACGGTTAGTGCAAACGACTGATAATCGTTAGATCCAAGTTCGATTCTTGGTGGAACAACCAGAATACTCCGAGGCTACAACTACCATTTTAATGGTCTCGGGAAGGGTTGGGTGGTAGCAACCCGAGAGTTTATGGCTCCTTCGTCTATCGGTTAGGACACAAGACTTTCAATCTTGGTAGGGGGGTTCGATTCCCCCAGGAGTCACCATATATTCGGTCCGTGTGGTACCGTGCGAATCCTCGATGGAGGAGTGTCCGAATTAAAATAACCCGCAAGGGCGCTGTCTTTTCTCGCCATGGAAGGGTAAGATGGAAACGGTACAAGGAATTTATGGACCTGTAGCTGAGTTGGTTTTAGCAGGAGACTCTTAATCTCTTGACGGGGGTTCGAATCCCTCCAGGTCTACCATTTGGATCCTTAGTTCAGTAGGTTAGAACATCCGACTTTTAATCGGTATGTCCTGGGTTCGAATCCCAGAGGATCCTCCATTAAACACCGTGGTTTTATAAATAAAGCAAAAGGCGTCAGTTTATGAGGTATTAGATGCATTGCTTAAATTGCGGTAAAGAAATAAAAGCTGGTAAGTATTGTAATAATAAATGCCAGGGAGAGTTAAGAACCAAGAAACTATTACAAGAATGGTTTGATGGTAATGACAAAGGATATAAAGCTGGATTAAGAGTTAAGTCTCATATCAGAAGATATATGTTAGAGAAATCTAATTATAGTTGTTCTGAATGTGGATGGAATAAAATAAATCCAGTGACTGGTAATTCTCCTCTAGAAATAGATCATATAGATGGAGATTGTGCTAACTGTAAAGAAGAGAATTTAAAAGTTCTTTGTCCTAATTGTCATTCTTTAACTCCAACTTGGAAAGCCTTAAATAAAGGCAATGGTAACAAAGAAAGACACAAGTATTCTAAATTGATTTAATGGGGGCGTAGCTCAATTGGGAGAGCGCAGCACTGTCACTGCTGAGGTAGCGAGATCGAAACTCGTCGCTCCCGCCATATATGGGGGATGGTGTTGGTACACAGGGAGGTTTTATAAACCTTTCAGCGCCCGATTAGCGTTCTCGACTCGGTTCGAATCCGGGATCCCCTACCAATTGGAGAGTTGGCCGAGTGGTCGAAGGCACTTCACTGCTAACGAAGCGAGGGCGAAAGTCTTCCGAGAGTTCGAATCTCTCACTCTCCGCCAAAAAAGTTATTGACTTGTTAGAAAATTTATAGTATTATGACTAAATAGAATACTTGATAATACGCCAACGGATCAGACTACGGTTCGAAACGTTGACAAATGATACGGTAAGAATTGATCCAGACTAACCTGCGATGGTTAGCACCCGATGAGGGTGTAATAGCAAACGGTGATAAGGCTACCTATTGGTCATTGTTGGTCCGTTGGCGTATTATCAATGGGGGTGTAGCTCAACTGGGAGAGCAGCTGCCTTGCACGCAGCAGGTTGCAGGTTCGATGCCTGTCACTTCCACCAATTGGAGGATGGCGTGCCTGGGGCACACAGAGTCTTGAAAACTCCGCCACCGAAAGGTTGATGGTTCGATTCCTTCATCCTCCGCCAGTATCAGTGAAGTGTTACGGTAGCACGGGAGTCTCCAAAACTCTAGGCGAGGGTTCGACTCCTTCCACTGGTGCCAATTTAATGAGTCGGGGATGTATGACACAATTTGTGCCCTGACTCTATTTTTCGCTGGACTGCTAATCGATGGTTCCTAGGTCTGTCGAGGTGTTTACCAGTAGAGGGTCCCGATACCTCTATAATAACAGGGAAGCTATTTCGCTGGTAGGTCGGCAAGATGTCGAGGAGTCCTCATAAGGCTTTAAAGGTTGGTTTGATTCCAACTATCAGCACCAGGTTTGATCTAGATACACAGCCTTTATGGAGTGTCGTAATACTAGACAACATTCGTCCCAAGGCGTGAGGGACAGCGAGTTTTGCGGGCGGGAGGTATAGTATCTCGCTGGTCTCATAAACCAGTAGAAGTTGGTGCAATTCCAACGCATCGCATCCAGTATAATCCGAGTGTAGCGCAGCCTGGTAGCGCATCTGGTTTGGGACCAGAGGGTCGCAAGTTCGAATCTTGCTACTCGGACCAATTCGCCCGCTTCGGCGTAGAAAAATAGAGCGCATGTAGGACCGAGTGCAGACAGGACACAATTTGAGCCATACTGCGAAAGTGCACTAGTAGCAGGAAGGCGGACGAGTCTTCGGTCCAGGGAATTTTGGGGGATTAGCTCAGCTGGGAGAGCAACGCTTTTACACGGCGAAGGTCGGCAGTTCAATCCTGTCATCCCCTACCATATGTTCCAGTAGGACGGTCATAGACGTATGGCTTAGTCTCTGGCAGGGTGCTGGTTAGCTCGTAACTATCACAGACCCGTAAGTTTATGCCCCAATAGCCCAATTGGTAGAGGCGTCGGTCTTAGGAACCGAAGGTTGGGAGTTCGAATCTCTCCTGGGGCACCATGCTTCTCTGGTGTAGCTGATGCGCACGCTCGTCTGAAGAACGAGAGGACTCTGTTTGATTCTGAGGGGAAGCACCATTATAGGTCAGTGACGTAATAGTAACCGTGGCGCTAACGCTGGGCGCTGTTGTCTATTATCCGGATAATGGATAACGTGTAGGTGCAACTCCTACCTGGCCTACCATATAATGCTCCTATATCCCAACTGGTAGAGGACGTTGACTCAAAATCATCGCTAGTGTCAGTTCGAATCTGACTAGGAGTACCATATTATGACTATCTTTGTTGTTAGTGATACGCACTTTGGTCATGCTAATATACTCAACTTCAAACAGGCAGATGGTTCTCCTGTTAGAAACTTTTCTTCTGTTGAAGAAATGGATGAGCATATGGTTGAACGTTGGAACAGTGTTGTTTCTGACTCTGACATTGTGTATCATCTAGGTGATGTTTATTTTGGTAAAGGTCATCAGCATCTTTACAGATTGAAAGGGCGTAAGCGTCTTATTCTTGGCAACCATGATAATGCTAAGAACGAACACATACAGAATGTCTTTCAAAAGATTATGGTCTGGAGAATGTTTCCGGAATACAATGCTACTCTGTCGCATATTCCATTGCATGTTTCTAGTCTGTATAAAACAAAGTATAATGTTCATGGACATGTGCATCGTAATAGTTTGCCCGATGAAGCATATAAGAATGTTTCCGTTGAGGTAATTGATTACACACCTGTTCCATTACTGGATTGTCTCGATAGCTCAACTGAATAGAGCATCGGTCTACGAAACCGAAGGCTACAGGTTTGAATCCTGTTCGGGACTCCATTAATGCCGAGACCGCCTGAGTGGACGGGCACCCGACTGTAAATCGGACGCTTATAGCACGGTAGGTTCGAACCCTACTCTCGGCACCATTTTTGTTCGGGGATAGTTTAATTGGTAGAACGGCAGATTTTGGTTCTGTCTATCAGGGTTCGAGTCCTTGTCCCCGATCCAGTTTGCTGGGATAGTGTAGTGGTAGCACACGAGTTTGTGGAGCTTGTAGTTCAGGATCGATACCTGGTCCCAGTACCATTGAGGTTGTTATGAAAGTTTATTGGACAGCAGTAAATACATTCAATGTAAATGAGAGTGATAATCATTCGCTCCAGTTTTTGAATTATTACGAACCGATGAAAACTTCGGAACTGTTTAATAAATTACCTTCGAACGATCTAAAACCGTTGGACAATTTTAAGTATTGTCCTAGTATGAAAAGAAGAATTCATAATTCGTATGAGTTAAGATTTCCTATTGATTACACTTTAAAATTTACTGACGATGGCGATGTCTATTCTGATATGTATGATCAGAAATTTTTTGATGATGTTGTTAGAGTTAGAATGGCAAAAGAGAGATTGATCTCTCTTAATTTATACTATTGGTTTATTCCAGAACAAAGCGTAGAGATTCAGACGACTCCTACGTATCTCGGCGATACCGAGTTTGGTAAAACAACCATTGGTATGCCAGGACAGTTTAATATATATGAATGGATTAGAAACATAGAGTTTGCCTTTTTCGTGAGGAACGGATATAATGAGGTAACTTTAAAACGTGGAGATCCTTATCTTAATGTAAAGTTTATGACCGATGAAAATGTAGAACTGGTAAAGTTCTATCCATCAGAGAAAATTTTACATTTGATGCAACGAAATTTGTCTGCAAGAAATAATAAATATCCTTTGATTAGTCCTTTAGAATATTATTATGACTTGTTTAGAAAATCAAAACTTAGAAAACAGTTTATGGAAGAGGTTTTAGATAATCTCTTAGAATGAATATTCCCTGGTAGCTCAGTGGTAGAGCAGGTCGCTGTTAACGACTTGGCCGGAGGTTCGAATCCTTCTCAGGGAGCCATTTTTAGGATGTTGTATGTCTGCCTTCATACATGATTATTGCAAGGTCTATCCCAATCATTTGGGAGAAGATATTTGCGATGAATTGATTGCGATGTTTAAATGGAAACCAGATCTTCATATCAGATATGATGATGACGGTTTTCCGAATATGACGCAGATGAATTTTAGTCGTCATAAACTAATACATCCTACACTACATCAGCATCTAGTTGAACGTGCATTCGATGGTATCGAGAGATATCGTAAGGAAGTTCCGGAGACTAGGTTCTGGCCAAAGAATTTCGCATTCGAAGAGTTTAGAATCAAACATTATTCGGATGGCAGAGAGTATCCTAACAGACAGTCAATAGATCGGTTCGATGAACATATCGATTCGAATGATCTTATTTCTGGCAAACGGTTTATGATTTTCTTTTGGTATCTAAACAGACCAGAGAGTGGCGGAAATACCTGTATAACGAATATCAATCTGCATTACGAACCAGCAAAAGGTAAGCTGTTAATGTTCCCTCCTTTCTGGATGTATCCGCATGCAGGCGAGGCAGTATTAAGAGGCGATAAGTATTTACTAAGTTCGTATATGCATTACAGCGAGTGATTATGACAACTGTTCCAATTTATAATTCTGTTGGCCAAGTAGTAGACAAACTAGAGATTGATGATGACCTGCAGCATGTAAATGGAAGAGTGTCGAAAGGTAAAGAGTATTATTACAAAGGCGCTGGTGCTCCATATCATGGCCAGTTTTTGGATAGTAATCCAATCGTAAATACTTACGGTTATGATGTTGTAGATTTCTCTGACGTTTTTTATATGGGACCATACGCTCGTAAGTGGGCGTTCAATAATAAGAGTGGTATCTTTCAAGAGAAATATCAGCCACAGTTTACAGACTTCATTGGCTCTTGTGGCGTAAAAGAATTATCTATTATTGAAAACTCAGAAGAATTTGATTTGTCTTCTGTTAAAGTTATCAAAGCAGTAAATTACGATAAAGATAATCAGCAATACTATTTTGTTTTAAATTATAAATGTGATAGGATTAAATATCTAGAACTGGGCGAACCAAGCTGTTTGTATATGTTACTAGAGTATATGATCAAGAACGATTGGAACTTTATCTGGGACAAGACTTCTATAGAGGATATCTCATACAATGGCCTTGTATCGGATGTGGGCGACATTTTTAAATCCGGAAACCTTGGTAATAAACTTGGTACCGTTTATTCTGTTCTTTATAGTCTTGGTAAGTTATCTCCTGATAAATACGCAGAGTTTCTCCGAGAATGTAAACTTGACCATAACTCAGATATGTATTACATTGATAACTCTATATCTTTGTTACATCGGTTTGGGGTTGATGTGAGAGCTCTTAATGTTGGAGACCGCATAGCAAATTATAAAAATGCTGTCCTTAACTATCTCGTTACTGGTAGGAATTGCGGCGATTGTTGTTATATAGAACTTGGCGATAAAATTAGAGAGCAGTATCTTTTTCAGACAAAAAGACAGTTACTTGTTGACTAGTAGGATAAATAGGGTATAATAGAATTATAGATTGGGATGGACGCCAGAAATAGTCTCGTGTAGATCAAAGGTTAATCTGCTATCTTATGGAGATGAAGATGAAAAAGATTGTTGCTATTGCCGCTGTTTTAGGTATACTTACTACTCCTGCTAATGCCTGGTATCGTGGCGGATGGGGCTATGGCGGAGGATGGGGTTACGGTGGTGCTGCCATTGCTGGTTTTGCTCTTGGTGGTCTCATTGGTGGTCTAGCTTCTGGTCCGTATTATCGTGGCGCTCCGTATCCATATTACTCGACTGGTCCAGGCTATGCGTATGGTCCCTATCCGGGAGTTCGCTATCAGTATTACTCTGGTCCGTCAGGATACTACTATGGATATTAAGAAGCTCGCTCTCGCTCTTATTCTCTTCGCTACTCCTGCTTATGCAGGTCAAGAGATCGATGTATGTAATGGTTGCACTATCACATACAAGACAACTCGAGTTGTTAAGAAGGTCGTAAGACCTGCTCCTGTTGTAGTTGCTCCAGCACCAGTTGTGCAGGTTATTCCTCCACAATACGTTCCCAATGGAGTTGGCATTGTCAGTAATCAAGTTTACATGATGCCAGTTACGCCAACGGTAGTTGTTCAGCAAGTTCCTGTTCAACCAGTTTGCACTTCATATCCTGATCCATGGGATACGCTGGGATATATTTTTGGTGATCCTATTATGATCACCGTGTGTCAATAACGCTGGTATAGCTCAGACGGTAGAGCAGTTGCCTTGTAAGCATCAGGTCGAGGGTTCGATTCCTTCTGCCAGCACCATTCAGGAATAGTTTAATCGGTAAAACCACGGACTCTGACTCCGTTAATCTTGGTTCGAGTCCAGGTTCCTGATCCAATCGAGGATATATTATGAATCATAAATTGAGCGCAATAATCAAAATTATTTGTTTCTTTGGACTGATGATAGTCGCTGGTTTTATTCTTTCTGATATAAATATGTTATCTCAATGATACAAGAAACTCATAAACGTACAGTAGTAAGAATGATTAGTTATCGTTTAACCGCATGGGTGTTTACGATATTCTGGACTTTCGTTTTTACTGGTGACATTGGCAAGTCTACAGGATTTGCTACAATACTTCATCTTCTTCTTAGTATAGATTATTATATTCATGAAAGGATTTGGTTGAAAATTAAATGGGGTTTGCGGGTGTAACTCAGGGGTAGAGTCACAGTCTTCCAAACTGTTGGTCGCCAGTTCGATTCTGGTCGCCCGCTCCAAATTTTAGGATCAGTTCAGCAATAACTACTTTTCTTTGAACGAAAAATGCAAGTTGATCCTGTTTTATTGTGGATGGATACAGCAAACCACTCGGAGTCGTAAGGCTCCTCCGATGTAAGAACTTTGGTTCTTACTGTTCAGAGAGTTTCTCCACTACGGTGAGAGAAAATATTGCTAGTGAGAATCATTAGATAGGGAGAGTTGAAGGATATACTCGTACGAGTTAATCGGTCTCTCCAGAACAATAATAAAAATTCCTTCAACCATCCAGTTTAGTTTTAGGATATTTTCAGCAAACACTTCGGTCGAAGCATCTGTATTATTACAGAAGATAATAGGTTCAAATCCTATCGTGGTTAATAGCCATGGAGCTAAAAAATATATCCTGTTGTATAAAGTTTTGGGATCAGTTCAGCATTCAACTGTTGCTCACAAACAAGCCAAGTTGATCCCGTTAGTTCTAGGATAACTACAGCAAACCATCGCTGAATAAGCACTCGACTTGTAATCGAAGAAAGATGTTATCCTGTTATTTTTGCTTGACTTCTAAGCAAAGTGTAGTATAATAGTAATATAGAGTTTTAGGATAGTTTCCGCAATGTTTTGCTTTTACACAGCCGTGGTCGTGGGTTCGAGCCCCACCTTCCCTATGGGGGAGTAGCTCAGTCGGTAGAGCACGTAAAATCTATCCTGTTAATTTTAGATTGAGTTCAGCAATCCAATGAAAATCAAACTGATAATTTGACTCAAAGTTCAATCTGTAGAAAAGGAAAGTGAAATGTCTACTTTTGTTAATGCCGTGAAGAATCAGGAAGCACGTACTGAAAATGGTATGAAGGCTCTGAAGTCAACTGCGTCTCCGCTAGTTGATCTATACTTCAACATTGGTGCTTCTCGTGGTAAGGATATCATCCCTGCTTTCGTAGCTGCATATGTTACCAACAAGGAACTTGCAACTCGTATTGCTCTATGGGCACGTGATGCTCGTGGTGGATCTGGTGAACGTAAGATCTTCCGTGATATTTTCCAGTACCTATGCGACAACGATCCTGCACTTGCTGCTCGTATCGTGCATAAGGTTCCGGAACTTGGTCGTTGGGATGATCTCCTAACTGCAAAGGGCGATGTCCGTAAGGAAGCGTTCGAGTTTATCCGTGAAGGATTGTCTAACCAGAATACTGCTGGTCTAGTTGCTAAGTGGATGCCTCGTAAGGGTGAAGTGGCTGCAGAGCTACGTGCATTCCTTGGTATGACTCCAAAGCAGTATCGTAAGACTTTGGTTAATCTAACCAACGTTGTTGAAACTCAGATGTGCGCAAAGCAGTGGGAAGAGATCGACTACAACAAGGTTCCTTCTCTTGCTGCTTCTCGTTACAAGAAGGCATTCAACAAGCACTCTGTAAAGTTTGCTGAGTATGTTCAGAAGCTCGTAAAGGGCGAAGCTGGCGTAAAGGTGAACGCTGGTGCTGTGTATCCTTACGATGTTCTAAAGGGTCTATGTTCATATCGTTGGTCAAACGACTATGATGCCACTGAACTTGGACATCTTCAGGCTCAGTGGGATGCTCTTCCTAACTTCGTTGGGGATGCCCGTATCCTACCTTTGGTTGACGTTTCTGGTTCAATGACCACTCCTGCTGGTGGATACAACTCAAAGAGTGGTACTACTTGCATTGACGTTGCTGTGTCTCTTGGTCTGTATCTTGCAGACAAGAACACTGGAGCGTTCAAGGATACCTTCTTGACTTTCAGCGACAACCCACAGTTGCTGCACCTAAACGGTAATATCGTTCAGAAGTGCCAGCAGATGGTTCAGTCTAAGTGGGCTATGTCTACTGATCTGCACCGTGCTCTGGATAAGGTTCTTGATGTAGCTAAGAAGGGTAATGTGCCTCAGGAAGAAATGCCTGACATGCTGCTTATTCTATCAGACATGCAGTTCAACCAGTGCACTCGTTTCGACGATAGCGCATTACAGATGATTGCTCGTAAGTATCAGGATGCTGGTTATGATCTACCAAAGATCGTGTTCTGGAATCTAAATGCTGCGTATGGTAATCAGCCTGTGAAGTATGATACTTCTGGAGTTGCTCTTGTTTCTGGATTCTCGCCAGCACTGGTGAAGGGTTTGGCTAACGTAGAGACCTTTACTCCCGAATCGATTATGCTCGACACTATCATGAACGAGCGTTATGATTACTAATGTAGAGGGGGATCTTCCCCCTCTTCTCTTTGTTCATATACCTAAGACTGGTGGCATCGCTATCAGGTCTCAACTTAGAGAACAACCATGGTTAAGAACATGGCATATCGGTCACGATCCTTATCATGTTCTCAAACTTAATAATAACATTACTCCAGAAGTCTTCAAGTTCTCTGTCGTAAGAAATCCCTTCACAAGAGCGTATAGTTATTATCATCATTTTTTGCGATTCAATCAAATACAAATATCTTTTAAAAACTTTTTGTCCATGATTATGGTAGGAGAAGTTACCGAGAAAACTCCTCTTATGAAATACGATCAATCTTTTTATATCTTTGAAGAAGATATAACAGAGATGGATAAGATCTACAGATACGAAGAGCTCTGGGAGCTCGAGGTAGATCTAAACATTCGTATACCAAAAATAAACGTTGGCTCTTATTCAAAAGAAGAGTATAATAATGATTATGATTCGGAAAGCGTGGATATGGTTCGAAAGATCTACGCCCGAGACTTTCGTAATCTAGGATACTCAGATGAGTTCTCGTGATAAGAAATATATGGACTTTGTCCGTAGACTAGCTACTTCCAATAATATGAAGATGAAACTGGCAGCGTGTCTCGTTCTTCGTAACGAGATTATCTCTGTCGGTTTCAACTCAGATAAATCCCATCCTCTGCAGAAAAGGTTCGCAAAGAATATCGATGCGATCTTTAAACACGCAGAGGTGGATTGTATTATCAAAGCATTGAAAGTTGTCGAAGAAGATGATCTAAAAGATGCCACCCTATATGTCTACCGTGTTAAGAAACAAAACAAGGGAGACACTGGGTGGGTAAGTGGACTGGCCGAACCTTGTCCGGGGTGCCAGAAAGCGATCGAACACTTTGGTATTAAGAGAACAGTATTCTCTCTCGAAGAAGAAAACGCCTACGGCTCTATGTAGGTTGTGTAAAGATCTCTAATACTCTATTAACATATTCCGCACGATCCTTTACAAATAGTTGTGGCTGCTCGTTGTCCACTGCTATTAGTATTGCGATCTGCGGGATTTTTATTTTATAGATCCATTCGAACATCATCGAGTAACAAGTTGTCTGGAGGAAGTAGGATTCAATCCACTCCTCCTTTTTTGTTTTACGACTTGTTTTGAAATCAATCACAGAAGGTATACCATTAAACTCTGCAATAAGATCGCAGCGCCCAGCAGTTCTCATGGCAACAGAATATAAAGGCAACTCGATACCAAGAATGTTATCGACGTGTTTGTCTAAGAGCGATTGAATACCTTTAAAAGAATCAATTCCAGAAGGCATAGCACCCCGAAGATAATTCTCTTCATTGAGGACATAACGCTCTGCGATGGAATGTACGGCGGTTCCACGACGAGCAGCTTGGACAGTAATCTTTTGAGCTTCTTCGTGACCGACACGTTTCTTCCACTCCATTAGTGCAGTTTTGTCTAGGGCTGAATCTAATACAGTAGTTACCGAACGAAACTTTTGTCCATTCGGTAACACATAATATCTTTTACCGTCAATAGTCTCAGTAGTAATATCTACTTCTGGGACTATATTATGTTTGAATATCTTTCGCAAATCCGTTTTCCATTCTATATTTCGCATCCATTCTATTAGTTATATATATCTTATTTCCAGACGCTTCTTTAACGGTTGAGATCCACTGAACTGCTACGGGGCCAATACCTCTGGCCATCCAATATCTGGCACCACCAACCTTAGATCCCCATGCTTGTTGATACACTAATGTGACGACGTCTTTATATGTTTCGCCGAATGCATTGGTCCACTTATCAATCTTTCTCTCATAAACGAAAGACTGTATACCATTTAGTAACTGTGGTGGCGAACAAGCAAAGAAGTCTGACCTAGGATTGTTCTCATATTCTTTACCAATCTCGCAATAGTTGCCCCACCATATAGGATTCTTATCTTGGAATACAATCTTGTTTCTGTTTCCAAAGATCTTAGTAAAGATACTTTCTTTATCAACGATATTATCGTCTCGCCATTCAGCAATACCATAACCAAGTTTGTAACGTAGATACCAAGTGTCTTTCCATTTCATATCCTTGTCATAATCGACATATAAAATAGACTGACTGCTCTGATCCCAAGCAAACCAAGAATGCATATCTGGCATTGTAGCAGTTAGATTGGTGTCTGGTTCTCTACCGACATCGATGTAATGGAACTTAGCAATCTTATCTATTGGCGGCGCTGGCCAATAGTCCCATGCTTTGATAATGTCTTTTGCTTCTGTCATGATAGGTTCTCCAAGAACTGATCTGTCGCCGCTTCCCAAGAGAATTTAGCTGCACGAGCAACAGCGTCCTCTGGTTTTAGTGTTTTGGCGACCAATATACCTTCTTCAAAATCCCAATCCATCAACGCACCTGACTTTTCGTCTATGATATATTCGTTGACATCATTTCTAAATGCTGCTACAGGTAATCCGCATGCCATTCCTTCTAACACCACTAAACCAAAAGTGTCTGTTAGAGAAGGCCAAGCAAACACGTCATGCTTTGGTAGTTCTGCAGCAATTTGTTTAGCGTTCATCTTACCGAGAAAGATAGCTTCTGGATATTTAGATTTGTATTCTTCTAATTGTGGTCCATCGCCAATAAGAGTTTTGCTGATTGACGGATTATTGATAGAAAGAAATGCTTCTAAATTTTTCTCGGCTGATATTCTACCGCAATATACAGCCGAGATATGTTCGGACTTTGGCTTTGGGTAAATTGGATGGAACAGTTTTGTATCAACGCCACGTGACCAAATCTTTAGATGTTTGATACCCAATTCTTTACAGTAATCAACCATACTGGGGGTTGTAACCATAACAGCACTGCTGTCTCTATGGAACCAACGAAAATACTCACCGCTAACTCTTGGTGAAATACCAGTATGTATCTTAACGTATTCCGGATACTTAGTGTGAAAGGAAGTTGTAAAAGACTTCTTGTATTTTTTACAGCTATATCTAGCGGCAAGACCTATGGCTCCTTCTGTTGAGATGTGAATCTTGTCAGCATTCTTTACTTCTTCATCAGCAATACCCATGGGCAAAACTGGCATAAAAATGCCAGTAGATGGTTGTAGTGGTATCGTTAGTTTATAGAGACCAGGATGAATCACCTTCACTACGTGACCTCGTGATTCGAGATGCTTGATCGTTGTCTTCAGCGTAGTGACAACGCCATTGATCTGCGGATCCCAAGCATCAGTAAAAATAGTAATATTCATTATAGTTTCCTTATGATCTCAAATTTACCATTGTAATGTTCAACAATGGCAGTGCAGGATTCCACCCAGTCACCGCAGTTTACGTATTCAATACCATCAATAGTAGATATATTAACAGAATGTATATGACCGCAAATAACCCCATCGACGCATCTCCTTTTGGCTGCATCGGCAACTACCTTTTCGTAGTCTCCAATGAAGTTTACTGCTTCTTTGACATTAGATTTCGCCCAAGCAGATAGAGAGAAACCATTTATGTTAAGAGCATTATAAACCCATTGTAAATAACGGTTTATGTCAATCATTCGATCATACATCCAGCCGCCAATATATGCTAACCATCTTGCGTTTTTAGTGACAAGGTCGAACTGATCGCCATGTATGACTAGATATTTTTTATTATTTTCTCCATGATGTATTACTTCGTTAACCAGTTTAATATTACCCATCTCGGTTCCCGAATATTCACGAAGGAACTCATCATGGTTACCTATGACAAAAATAACTTCAACAGATTTCTTTGACTGTTTTAAAAAGAATTGCACGACTTCGTTATGTTCTTGTGGCCAGTAAACGTTTTTGCGCATCATCCAGCCATCAATGATATCACCAACAAGATAATATCTGTCGGCTTCTGTTTCTTTTAAAAATTCTAATAACAATTTTGCGTTAGAGTGACGGGTTCCAAGGTGCACATCAGATATAAAGATCGAACGATAACTTTTCTTTTTATCTTTTGACACAACTCCTCCTACGTTATAATTCTCATCTTGTCTTTAAGGATGATGTATTCTTTAACAAGAGCAGAACGAACAATATCTTTGGCTTCGAATTCTACTAGATCAAAAGATTTCATAGAGCGAACCACTCTCATGAAGTCGGTTAGACCGCTCTTCTCGTGTTCTCTTGTGAAGTCTGACTGTCTGAAGTCTCCGCAGAATACTACCTTACAGTTGTGACCAATACGAGTAATAACAGAATCCAACTCGTGAAGAGTAGCATTCTGCATCTCATCAACAACGACAATACAATCGTTGAGTGTAATGCCTCTGATAAAAGAAGTAGAGATAAACTCAACTACGTTTCTCTTCTTTAGATACTCGTATGCATCACCTCTACCGAACAACTCGGTACAGATGGCATAGTAAGGCGCTTCATAAACTTTAGTCTTTTCTCTGTCACTACCAGGAAGGAATCCCATATCTCTAGTAGGAACAACAGATCTTACAATAACAACTTTCTTATAGATACATTCTGGATCGCTGAGGATCTGTTTCAAAGAAAGGTATAATGCCATAAAGGATTTACCAGTACCAGCAATACCATGTAGCATTAGATTTTTATCGTCATCAAAAGAATCAAATGCTAATTTCTGATTCTCTGTAAGAGGATGAAAATGTTTTAGATTAAAATTTAATTTCTCTTGGTAATTTTCCTTTGGTTCTTTACCTTGTTGACGAAGAAGTCTTTTTTCTTTGCGAGTTAATCGACGTGTTCTTGTTTCTTCTTCCATTTTTCCTCTACTAGAATGTGTTAATAGTGCTCCTCGAAATACCTTTTTGGTTTCCCTTCTTCATATGTTTAAGCAGATCACGGAAACCCTGATCGGGTTTACCCATGCCTCTGCCAGAATGGATCATAGGAGCGCCATTTACGAGTTGTGTTACATTTGGATTCTCTTCAAGGTAAACTTCAAGTGCACTGATGCTCATGAAGTCCTCATATTCTTCGCCAGTCTCATTATTTAAAAACTTATATGTAGGCATTAGCAAATACTCATTGTTGAGTTATTACAAGTAACCGTATATGGGGTAGTTGGAGGCGATACATTTGGACCATACCAAACAGGTGGCAAATTTATTCTATTTGGATATGGATTTTCTGGAGCAGAACTTGGATTAGGCTTCCAATCTTTAATGATTTCCTTTTGCCAATCAGGACCAAGTCCAGGATATGATGGAGTAACCTTATTAAAGACTGTTGCTAGATGATCTCTAATAGCTTTCCACTGCATATCGTTTGGTGGTGTGCCACTGTTTAATTCTGCAAAACCTTGCAGCCAATAACAAAACTGTAAAGGATCCATTGATTTAGTTTCCTGAATAACTTGTAGCATCTAGAACAGGTTTCTTTACTGAAGTAGAGTCCTTATACTTAGTCTTCATGGGAGTGTTCTTTCCCATGGTTCCAGTAACCATAGGTGCTCCATTGATAAGAAGTTCGACATGAGGATGATCGGCTAACTTCTGTTCCATCTCAGAGATAGAAATTAGCTCTTCCCATTCTTCTTCAGTCTGCGTATTGCGTAGCTTATAGATAGGCATTAGTCAGTTTCCTGATTCCAAATAAACTGGTAATCATCACCAGATTCATAATCTTCCTCGACAAGAGAAGAAATATCTTTTGTCTTTAGCGCACGTTGTTCACGCTTTGCCTTGCGCTTGTTCTCACGTTCACGAGGATCATCATGATACTCGTCACGGTCTGAATAATCATTCTTCTTGAACTTCTTTAATGCTGACTTACTCATTCTGCGATTAATCCTGGTAGTGCTTCTTTAACATGTCCGATTGTAATGCCAGGGAATGGCATCTTCTTGTCCTTGATTGCGACTAGAAGTTTTGCATCGAGAGGATCTACACGTTCAAGCATTTCAATGAACATCATCTCTCGCTTATTCTGGTTGAGGTCTGGATAGAAACCTTCTACGAAGTAACGTAGCTTTTCTGCTTCTCTGTGGAGCACATGCTGCTGATCAACTACTTCGGTTGGCTTATATGGAGGCTCGCCTTCTGGGAGAAGGAACTTAATAGATGGGTCAAACGCAGCTTGAAGAATAATTCTTAGTGCGAATGTATCATTAGCTTTTAGATTGTCTACTTTTTCTTGTGTCTTTTTTAGTTTAGATACACGATGTAAAAATTCATACATGCCGAGAACAGCCATTATTTTCTCCTTAGAACTCACTCAAGTGGTCAGTTAGATTTTTTAGTTTGTTTGCGATAAAGTAATTTAGTAGTTTACTGCGATCACGTCCTTCTTGAGCATTGTATTGTTCCATAACTTTCTCACGAATAGTATCTGGGGTAAAACTGAGATCAATAAGGTTAGCATTACGAGAATAATTTCGGGCAAGAGTAGTATCCATTTCTTCTAGGTCTGTGCCCATAATCTTTTCTAGCTTCTTTGCTGTCAGGGGTCGCTGGCGATCACCCACAACAAAAACATTATCAGGAGAAAGAACATTAGGAATACCATCTCCTGCATCTCCCTTTAGAATATGTTCGTGTAGATATCGTTCTGGATCATCATGTTTAATCCACTTCTTACGGGTGGGGTCATACTGTTCTACGTTGGCATAAACATGCAACTGAATGAAGTCCTTGTCACCAGAAAGAATTAGAATCTTCTCGCCAGTATTTAGTTCTGTACCGAATTTAGAGACAAGAGTTGCGATAATATCGTCAGCCTCTGCGGACTCTACATCAAGAACTCGGTAGGGGAAATACTCTTTTAGCTCTGCACGAATCTTATTCATGCATTCGAAAATGCTCTTCCAATTAAGCTCAGAAGCCTCAATATTCTTTTTACGATTAGCTTTATAGTAAGGGAAGCGCTGCTTACGCCAGTAGTTGGTATTGTCGCAAGCGATAACCATCTCGCCATATTCGTCGCCGAACTTTACCTTATAAGAACGGAGAGAGTTTAAGATCATATGGCGAACCATATTTTCTTCTACTTGAGCATTGGTATGATTACCAAGCTGCATGAGTAGATTGGATAACATAACCTGATTCAAGTCAACAATAATCACAAATCACCTATTCGGTTTCAGTTTCTGTTTCTTCTGGTTCAGTTAGATCTAATTCTAGATAATCCACAATCTTATAAGAACCTTCTTCGGTTAATTTATCTTCGAAGATATTCTCGATGATTGTTTGGAACGGATGGTAGATACCATAATACTTACACATAACTGCTCTTAATGCTTCAACAATAAAAGCGCCATCCCTTACATCCTCGTCTTCATCGTCGGTCATTCCAAAACCTGCGATGTCTAACTGGTTGAAAAGGATTGGCGCCATATTAAGAATTGTCTCTTGAATGTGATAATGTTTCATCATCTCGAGATTGTTATGAATATGTTCTACAGTCTCCGCTGCCATAACAATCTTCTTGTTAGACTTTGGAAAAGATATAACGTTGTTCGAACTATCAGACAAATTATAATACCTTATCTTGACTAAAATGTCAACAGTATTTATTAATTAGTATAGACCATATGAGATCCAGACCCGTAGAACTCGAAGTCATAGATCCTACAATCTTTGTGTTTGGTAGAGATCGCTCCCTCAACCTTTGTTCTACTTTTTTCTGGAACGTAGAAGATAAAGAATCCTCCACCACCAGCACCGAGTAGCTTACCACCAAGAGCGCCTGCATCTATAGCTGTCTGATAGATCTCGTCGAAATAGTCCTGCGTAATTTCTTCACAGACACCCTTCTTATCAATCCAAGACTCGTGTAACAGTCTACCGAAGTCATCGATCTTTCCCTTGTGGATTAAGTTCAATGCTTCGAATGCTTTATCCTTTGATCGTTTAACCTTGTTGAACTTATCTGCATCTAGCATCGCCTTCTGTTGCTTCTGTAGAATGTTATTAGCATTTCTACTTCTGCCAGAATAAACAAGCATTAGATTCTTTTCAAGAGCCATTACATTAGGATTGGTTAGTCTAAGTTCTTCAACTTCTACTTCACCATTCTTACGGAAACGGAATAGATTAAACCCACCCCAAGCTGCAGCGTACTGATCCTGCTTACCAACAGGATAGCCACACCTTTCCATTTCTATCTGACATGCAATGTCGGCAACATATTTACGTGTGCTGTTATCGTATTTTGTGGTAGATAATGCTTTAACAAGACCCACTGTAAAAGCAGAAGAGCTACCAAGGCCAGAACCCTTAGTAACAATATCAGATATTGAAGCAACGGTCATCTCCTTTTTGATGTCATAATACTTCAAAGTCTCACGAGTGATTGCATGCTGCATCTGTTCGATATCATGTTGCTCTTCAACGTCATCATACATACAACGCACTCCCATATGTGGAACCTTATGAGCAAATACGTAAATGAATTTGTTGATGGTGACGGAGAGAGCAGCGCCGTCCTCCTGTTCATAGAAGGACGGCATATCACTTCCTCCACTAAAGAACGATACACGTAGCGGAGTCTTTGTTAGAATCATTTCATTATGCCTTGTAAGTAAACATTTCCTTTGGAAACTTTCTTGATTCCTCGTCGGGATAATGAGCAAGTAGCTTTTCTAGATTTGCTTGCCAACGAGTCTTAACATAATCGATATTGTAACGGCTGTCAACAAAGATTTTGTTAAAGCGAATCATCTTGTCGTGGTTCTTTGTTCTAACAAAATCAATAGCAGCGTTTAGATTACCAGCAAAGGCAGCTGCATGATTATTAATGTTAGTAAGATCACCCTGGAACATTACGTTTAACCCACCGGAAGATTCCGGTAGAGCGCCAAGATTAGGATGAACACAAACCAAACCAGCGGACATAGCTTCGAGCATGGCTCGGCAGGATGTCTCTGTCCAAATAGAGGGGTAAGCGAAGATATGAGACTTGTTAAGGTGCTCTTTGAGTTGTTCATTCGGAACGAATCCATGATATGTCATTTGTGGATGATTACGAATCTCGTCGTACAACGGTTCGAACTGCTTGTCAGCATCATCCCAACCATAAATCTTAAACGAAGAGAATACATCAAGGTGAATATCTGGATGCTTCTCTGCTAGCTCCTTGAATACATGAACAAGAATATCAAGACCACGTTGTGGAGTTGATGTGTATACTAAACGAATCTTGTCGTCTGGCTTATCAAAACAAGTTTCAGGAGCAGGAACAATACCTGATTCTAGAATTAGAGAATTCTGATCATAAGGTAGTCCATGCACTAACTGATAGCGTTGATACTGCCAGTTAGAAATAAAGATAAACTTATGAAACTTAGAACGCCAATTAGCGTCACGGAACTTAGCAGACTCTGGATCTTCTGGAAGATCATGACACCAGAATAAACGAATCTTGCTTTCGTCTAGATCACGAGGACGTGAACAGATAATCTGGAAATTCTCGAGCAAATCTTCTGGTAGAATCTCTGCCAACTTACGCTTGGCAATCTCTGTACCACCAAACGCCTTTTCGGAAATTTCGTTTTCTTCAAACCCCTTCATTATACTTCAATCCTATATCCAGATGCAACAGCATCATTATAAAACATTTCAACAGTTTCCTGAGAAAACTTTGTTAGATCTTTACCTTGTAGGTTTAACTTCTTGATCTGATCATGAAGCATGGTAATGATATCACAACCAGCAGCTTCTGCCATCTGCAGATGATAGATTTCTCTACAAGAAGCCCAAAGGAACTTAATCTTATCGAACTCTGCTGGCTTGTTGTTTGATTCACCAATACACTGCTTAGTCCAAGTAATAGGATTGCGTAGAGTATCAGCAACACGGCCAGAGAAAATAGAGATAATAACGGGAACATCTGGGTTAGTAATGTTCTCTATAATATTGTGAGTTTGGTTAGGAGTAAAGACCGCAGTAACGTTTACCTTTACGCCTTCTTCGTTAAGCAATCTAATTAAACCATAATTTGGTTCGCCCTTTGTATTCATAACTGGAATCTTTACGAACACATCGTAGTTACATTCTGCTCCCCACGAAGCAATCTTTTTTGCCTGTAGATACATATTATTTGTATCGTCAGCGAATACTTCAAGAGAGATATTAGTTCCTGGGCGCTTTTCAGCAAGAGAACGAATTGTATTCTTTGCGAATAATTCATAGTCTGTAATACCAGCTTGCTTCATTAGTGTTGGGTTAGTAGTAAATCCTGTAACTCTTGGATTCTCAGCAGCCTTCATAATACCATCAAAGTCTGCACCGTCTGCATAAATCTCAATCATTGTCCACCTACATTTTGTTGAATAATTGTTACTGCTTCAAGAAGGTTTTTGGCATAGAAATCTGGAGTAATATGCAAATATTCTTGAGGCGCATTGTATATATCACCAAGGTATATAGTCTTGACGCCAGCACGATTTCCTGCAACAACGTCACGCCATGTATCACCAATCATCCAGCTACGTTCCTTACTTACCATCCATTCTTTGATGATCTTATTCAACATACCAGGATTAGGTTTATACTCTTCAGTACCACGTGTTCTTGCTGCCTGAATTGTATCAACCTTTAAGTCGTTCTTTAAACAATCATGAATGACATTCATAGTTTCTTCGGTTGTGTATCCATCATCAACGTCTGGCTGATTGGTCACAACGTGTAGAGAAAATCCAAGAGATCTCAATCCCTTAATTGCTTCCTCTACACCATTGATGTAATTGAACTCAGAGAAATACCAAGGACAAACGTGCTTTGGATTATCTCTACCATGGACTAGCTCGTTGAGCGTGCCATCACGATCAAGGAATACTGCTTTTACCATTTGGTTTTGTTCTTCTGTAGGACAGGATTAGAAACTAAGCAATGCCAGACTACGCCCTGGAATGCTTCGGAGTGAGGAGTAACTCTATCAGGAGATAGTTGCGGGACAACTACAACAATGTCACCATTCTTAGCAGCATAACCATCTTTCTTACCAACAATACCGAATACCTTCGCACCGTATTCTTTTGCTAGATCAATGGCATTAACTAGACCAACTGATACATTCTTCTCTTTATTACCACCGCCTACTGATAAGACGAACAGCGCATCACGTGAAGAAAAATTGCTGACTTTGAGGTATTCTGTAAAGATGGTGTCGAAGCCCTCATCGTTAGTCCTTGCGGTAAGTTCCGACACGTTGTCTGTTGGAGAGTATGATTCGATTCCGCATAGTTTACGTAGATCATTAACCATATGGGAAGCGTTGCCAGCGCTACCACCAACGCCAAGAACAAACACACGACCAGCATGCGCACCGACATCTGCAACAGCTTTAGCCAGCTTATCAATTTTGTTCTTATCGATTGCATTTGCGATGTCTACTACTTCGTTAAAATATTGATCACTAAATGTCATTATGCCTCACTTATAAATTCTAAACGCCACGCTTTCTGCATGAGCTCTACCGAGCACTTCATACTTATACTTAGTCTTTTCTAAGAATTCATTCCATGCTTTCCATTCATGATGCTGATAATTATTATATATGATAAATTCGTCAAAGACAATAACAGAACCATCTTGGAACTTCTTTTCGAACTTATCAAGAACATATTTTGCAGAAGAATAGATATCGCAATCAACATGCATGAATGCAACTTTTTCTTCTTTGTGTTGTTTGATAAATCCTGGAACAGTTTTCTTGAATAGACCTTCTACGATTACTACATTCTCTGGTAGGTCTGATGGTTTCTCACAAGAAAAATGCCCAGCGTTGTAACCGTTAGTCCAATCTTCTGGCAAACCTTGGAACCAATCAAATCCATACACAGTTCTGTCTGGTAATGTTGATGCAATTCTTTTGATAGTTCCGCCTGTAGCTACACCAAACTCTAGAACCAAACCATCAAGGTTCTGAGCTTGTTGTGCGAAATATTCAAGATGGATTATTGGAGCGTTTAGACAACTCTCTAGCATATACTTTGCCTCTTAAATTTGATGAAGAATAATAGTGTTTGCGATCAATATATACGACTTCAATCTCTCGCTGTCTGCAGACATCAGCGGCATATACGAATTGTCCCTTATATTCTTCGCCAAGGAATCTCTTTTTAACGTCCAGGATACTTAGCATATTTGCTAAATCCTCTTCTGTGTCGTAGGGAATGATCTGGTCTACGAACCGACAAGCAGATAACTGCGCATATCTTTCAAAAAGAGATTGAACTGGCTTGTTCTTTGTATCTGGACGGTCGATCGTTGGGTCAGACTGCAACCCAACGATTAGATGATCACACTGCGCTCGACATACCTCGAGCATTGTAACATGGCCAGCATGCATCAGATCAAACGTTCCGAATGTAATACCATTATTAGGACGCCACTTTTCTGCATGGTTATAACAAGGTTCTGCCATAGGATAAGTTGAACGAACGTTAAGCATTAATCCCTCACAACATAATAATTGTTATCACCATCCCACTGCTTCATCTGCTCTGAACCAAGTGGAATCTTTGTCATGTTCTTATCTTTGAAGAAGTTAGTAAAATATTCGTCATTTACCTTCTGTCCAAAGATTTCAGACTGTGCCATGATTAGCCAGTTCTTTGACTGGTCGATCTTTGGCATTAGCTGCGCACGATATTCGAGTGGCGTTTCTGATAGAGACCAAGTAGCAATTACAAGATCAGCATGAGAGACGTTGTCGTCTTCGAAAGACCACTTTGGAGTAATGCCCTGCTTACCAAGATAGAATTCCTGAATTGGCTGAGTCTCTGGAATATCAACGATAGTATATTCGCCCTCGAAACCAAGGTCGTGGATTAGTGAACACATGTCACCATAGCCAGCACCAATTTCAACAATTGACTTGATAGAACGTAGCTTCTCCTTACCGAACCCAGTAATCATAAGATGACCAAGGTTCTGGATACGCTGCGTTGATGTATCAAAATCATTAGTTGGGCGAAGTGCTTCTGCCATACCTTCTGGAATACCAATCCAGTTTTCTAGCAGAGCATTATAGATTTCTTCGTCACGATAAGCATGATAGAATGCTTCGCCAAAGAAACGAGATGTTCTGTACTGTGTTACAAGAGGAACGTTGTGGATACTAGCCCACAAACGAAAACGATTGAGCGGGAGTGTAGCACAATCATGCTTGAACACTTCCCGCATCGTTGGCCAATAATCTGACCCGTTTACCGCTTTAGCTTCACGCTGCTTCACAGACCATTCTGAATTCGGATCAAAGTCCGACCAAATAATATTCATTACCAAACTCCAATTATGTTATGCTTGTCTTTCTAGATATGTAGTATTTGATCTAGTAGGTAGGAAATAGTCATCAACAAGTTGAGCAACTACGTTTTTATCAAAAGGCTTGCACGAAAAGACGTCTAGGTACATATCACCTGAATCGTCGCAGAAATGTGCACAAATGTTACTTGTTTCGATTAGCTGGACAAGAGTATATCCAGACTTATTACCGTCGCCAAAGTGAACGATCTGTGGTTCGCCATAAGCAACCATGTCAATCTTCTCAACTAGATCGGTAACGAATTCGTAAATTGTTGCTGGACTTGTTACTGCTGCTCTATCGCAATCGCCCGCATTGATGATTAGGTGATAACCCCAGTAGGTCTTTTCGTTCATTCTTGACTCCTAAAAATATTGATATGGATCTAAAACTTGAACATATTCAATAGAGTCGATACGGAATGAACGCCATCCACCCTTCATCACGTCCCATACAGCAAGAACTTCTTTGTTCTCGTCATGGAATTTCTTTACGTCTTTTTCTTCTTCGACATATGTCGGAGGAAGTAGACCTGGCATGAGAGTGCAACGCATCTCTCGCTTTTCGCCATTAACCTTTGTGAAATAAACTGCAACAACATTCTTGCGTAGGTCTTCTAGCAGAGTGTCACGATCGTAGGTAGCCATAATTTATGCTCCGTGGTAATTATTTTCCAATAGAACCTTGCGAGTGTCTGAAGTTTCTTCAACAAGATGCTGCTTTAGCTGCTCATATCCGCCGATGTTAAAACCATCAACGACTACGACAGGAAAAGTCTTAGCTTCTGGAAACTTTGATAGTAGAATCTCACGAGTAAAGTCTTCGTCTAACTTATACTCAATGAAATCTTTACCGTGTGTGCGTAGGATTTGCTTTGCTTGATCGCAATGCACACAATTAGTCTTTGAATAAATCTCAATGGCCATTAAAGTAATCCTCCCAATACAAATTGACATCAGCAGGGTTATACGGATTATAGCCCAGCAAAATCATGTCCGTCTCAACCATAAATTCTAGATCACTGCTCATATTCATGACAACCTCCAAGTTAGATCAGAACATTATAACTTATTTTTTAGTGGAAAGCAATATTTATTTTAGCGAGAGCTCTTGATCTTGGACGCCCTTATCATAGGCATTCATCTTATCCAGATATCCTCTGTTACGTAGCTCTTTGAATACTAGGTTCTCTCTGGAATATTCACCATACTGCTGGATGCCAGCGGCTCGCATGTTCTTTAGTTTTGTTTTCAAAACATTGACTGCACCCTCGCCCATCTTATTTTTGATTAGATGGTCAATGGCGTGCATATAGTGCTTAACCTTCTGTTTAAGAAGGTGATCGTTCTGATAATCGTAGTCGCACTTACCAGGTTTCTTTAACCATTCATCGTTTTTAAGAGAATAGACGCCCTGATCTTTCGGATATTTAATACTATTATCTTGAGCGTAAGGTTCTAGCGGATATCCATATACATTAACATCGTGAGATAGAGTCCAGAGAGATTTTTTATCCTGGAGATATTCCTCTACGAATTTTGGATCGCTAAACAATTTAGAACGGTCGACGATAAGATGAACATCAATATCAGATTTAGAAGTGTAATTGAAGTTAGTGTTACCACCTGTCATTACGATATCTTCAATCATACTCTTGGGAATCTTAGCAAAGTCAGCCCAAGTCTCGCCGAATTTTATAAGAGCCTTACGAACTTCTGGCTTTATTTTATCGCCATCCCAGAGCTTCTCATTAAGCTCTTCGTGACATTTTAGAGTTATTTTTAACTCGGCAATAAATTCTGAGAAGTTCTGCATATTGATTCCTTTTTGGATTATTTATAAGAACCAATACTTCCACAACCCAACTGCATATATACCAGTAACTATAATTTGGATTGTGATTAGAGACAATTTTCTCCAGTGCCAACCTATCACAAACCACAATAGATTACCAGCAGCACTTACGTATATATTAGCTGGATAGATATTCCATGAAGTCAGAGCAACACCTACGATTAGAACAACAGTTGCTACCCACTCAATAAAAATCCACAATTTCGTCTGCGATTCCATATTTCACTGCTTCCTTTGGAGTTAACCAAACATCTTCTGGTGGTAGTAGATACTTCTTAATAGTTGCTTCGGTTTGACCAGTGCACTTCTTATAATGATCTACAATGCGCTGACTGGTATTATTAAATTCTTTGACTGATGCCATCAATTCATGTTCTTTACCCATAGATCCCCATGAGAACTGGTGGGATAGAATTGCGGTATTTCTAGTAATGTAACGATGTCCTTTTGCTCCCGCCATAAACGTAAGTAGACCACAAGAAGCAATTTCACCAAGTCCATATGTATATACCGGAATCTTTGAACCCTTCATCGTATCGATGAGAGAAAAGGCTGAGGGAACTTCGCCGCCAGGAGAGTTAATAATAAATTTCATAAACTTCGGGCGGTCTTTTTTCATTAGGTTACGGGCAAGAATAAACTTTAATGCTTCGCCCGTAGAACTTGCGTCGAATGTTGAGTTGAATAGATAATAGTGGTGGTCTTCGATATTCGGAATGTCTATTGTTTTGTCTTCTTTTTCTAAATTCAAAATAGCCTCCAAGAAAAAAGGGTGGCACGGACATTGCCACCCTCGTTGTTATTTTTGAATATGCATATGATTATAGTGACCTGGAACTCTCCAGAGCACTGTGTAACCTTCTGATCTTAACTGAGCAGCAAGGTGATCAAAATTGTGTGCATACGCTGAGTGAGCCTCGAAAACGCCACGACCAACATTTACGTCGATCGCACGCCCTGCGTAGTGTGCCCAACCATGATGAACATGGTGCACTCCACCGAATGATGGATGCTCAGACACACGGAGACCCTGATGCTGAAGCTGATGACCAAGAGCTACGATCGAACCTGAGTATCCATCGTCCGCACGCTCAAAGCCATAAGTTGCTTCTCTACGCTCGCTGTAAATGCGAGCCTGTCGTTTGTTTTTAAAACGTAGCTGAGGAGTAACGTCTCCCCAACCATCGAAGATCGATCCAATCGGATCTGGTTCTTCGAGATTTGCTGAATACTGACTATGTTTGCCAGGATGAACTTTTGCTTCTGCCACACTTGCATACGCAAGCACAGCAGCTGCTGTCATCGCAGCTAGAATAATCTTCTTCATTTGGGATTTACCTTTCTGTTATGTGCAACCGACCCTTAACACGGATGGTAATTTAGATGTGCGGTTCCTCGGAAACCAAGGGCACGAGCCACGTTTTGATTGACGTCAATTGTTCTTCCTCTGACGAATGGCCCTCTATCGGTTACAACGGCTTCTACTTGCCTACCATTCGACGGGTTGTGGATACAAACCGTTGTTCCAAATGGTAAGGTTCTATGCGCCACCCCATAGTGATGACGCATACCGGATGCTGTCCGTCCGCTCCGGTCGTTATACCACGAGGCGTTATGTCCGCCACCAGTGGAATAGGTATTTATATGCTTGGAATGCTTGCCATAGGCGACTTGCTGGTGTTGATTCCAACCACCAAATAGATCATCCAAGAAGCCAGCGTTTGCTGTTGTAGAGAAAAGCGCAAATGCTAGCACAATAATATAACGCATAATATATCCTTTCAGATTATAAAGGGAACCAGGAAGCAGTACAAGGCAAAACACCTGTATACTTAGATGAAACTATGTTAAAAGGAATAGTTATTCTGGTTCTATTGTATGGCCAAGGATAAGTTCTATGTTCATCGTTATCGTTTTTGGCCATAATCAGAAGATTATCTTTGTCTTCTAATTCGTAAATATCTTCTGTGTCCAAGAATTTATAGTATGTCGAAGAAGGTTCAACGTCTACGCAAAAGAAACCATGCATACCAAGAAGCATAGCAAATCTATACGAATGGTTATGCCATGGAAAATTACCATTTTGATCGCAAAGGTTTAACCAACAATGTATATAATGTTGCTCTCGGGAATTAGGATTTATTTCAAAGAACATATCTCTAATTTGTTCATGTAATAAACTAAACCCTGGATACCCTAACCTGAATAAATTATATTTGTAACTGACATATCCTAAAGACCACTGTCTGTTGTGTTTAGAATTTTTATCTATATAATTTTCTTTGATTATATCGTATGCAGACCAACATTCTTGTTTGATAAGGTTAAGATCTAAAGATAATTGTTTTTTGAAAATATAATTATTGATCGATTGCATTATCAAACCTTTGGTGGTACTCCGGGAGGGATTCGAACCCCCGATGGAACCGTTATGAGCGGCTGGCCTTAACCACTTGGCTACCGGAGTTTATTATTACGCCAGCAATCTATCTGCAGCAATAGAAGCTGCGAAGGCGTTTGGTTTTACAAAAGGAATGACATTACACATTCCCTTGATGTATCCAACTGCTTCTAAAATAACGCATGAAGATCCATGCTTTTCGTCAGGGTTGATGTCCAGATGTATTTCTGTTTTTCTTTGACCAATAGCTTCTGCTAGATCCAAATACATCTGCGCAGTACGCTGCACTTCATTCATCAAACGCATACGTGGGCGATTCATCTTCTGGTCATAGTCTCTTTCAGATTCTAAATGACCAAAAACTTTACATCCACGGTTGCCATCATAGTGAACAACAACTACAGTACAGTATTCAGCAAACCAAACTTCACCCTTACGGTAACGGGCTGAATCTGAACCGATGTAGATCTTTGTTGACAATGATGTGTTGACAATGAACTCTCTGACTTCGTCCAGATTCAGCTTTTTCATTGTTACATTCCTAGAATGCCGAGACCTAGAAGGCCACGCTTACCCTTTGGAGTAATGTCAACAGAGACATCATCACCATCGTTATCAACGTCAACATCTGCACCTGGAGGAGCAGTTACGACGGTGCCATGTGGAGTTAGCTGAATAGCTGGAGCGAACACGCCCTTGCTCTTAGCAGCGCCTGGAACAGCAACGGTTGTTCCGTTATGTGTCTCGTCCTGATATGCACCAGCGGAAACTGTTAGACCCAGAACGATTGCTGCTGCTAGAAAAAACTTATTCATACTTATTCACCTTTCTGATTAAAATTACTTACGCTTACGACCCTTCAAACGACGAGCCTTGCGCTTCTGACTGCCGACTTTACGGCGACCCTTGCGTGGTCGATTCTTACTTGGCCATGGCATATTATACCTCCAAATCAAAATTGTAGTTTACAGTTATCCTCTCCTTGATATTAGTAGGGCAGGTGCTCGAATGATACCTATTACCTTGGAATATCATGAAACGATTTTCTTTAGACTCTACTTTATCGGCGACCGTAAATCCGCCATTATCCATAATTTGTTTATAGCGCTCGGCACTATTAATTTTACGGTCTAAATTATACATTTCATTGTATAATACTGTTTCGCCATCATTGTTTGTTAGATAAAGTAATCCTGTGTAGTGAGGTATTTCATTATCCACATGAGGCATATTAATGATCTTACCATCTTCTTTGGGTAAAATCAACCCTAATCTTACTCTATAGATATTTTTGATTTTTAGATTTAATCTCGATGCAACTTGCAGTAAAGCATCTTTGCACAATCCACCAATTTCTGAGACAACTCTATTGTCTACTAGACCCATACTCGAGAAACTATCTTTATATTTATTCTGATTGGTGTATTTTCCAGTATCTGGGTCTAAGAACCATGGATAGTTTGGATCATAATCTATGTATCGTTTTCCGACAGGCCAATAATCCCACCTAAATTCGGGCTTACGCACGTGTTCGCATATCTTTTTAAAAGATAGGTTATCTATTGCGTTATCACAGACAAGCGAAGGACTACCATTTAATATATCCATATTATACCTTCTTTTTCAGAAAAGTCAAATGTTTCTTATGGATCTTACAAGAGATCCAAGAATTATACCACTGATCTGATTCTAAAACATCATACTGGAATTGAAGTTTCGCTTCAAAATATGACATCTCGCCTTTCGAAGAACAGAATCTAAGAATCTCTCTTCTAAAAGCATCTTTGCCAAAAATATTTACGTGATGATTTAATTCTTCGTTGGAACCAAAGTAGTCTTTCCAATCAGACTCTACTTTGTATTTCTTTTTCTTACCTTTGACTTGCTTAGTCTTTGAGAAATAGAAATTTTTCTTACCGATATATTTTCTTTCGGTGCGAAGATTGGTAATTATATAGACGAATCCAATATAATTACCAATATCTTCTACGATTTCACCTTTATATGTCCACATCCCGAATCTCCTTCGGGATATTTATTAGTCGTCTTCGAAGTCTAGTTCTTCTTCGTCTTCATGATAACCAATAAGATCACAAATTTGCTCTAGTAATTCTAAACACTGTAGTTGAAGAGAATCTCTATCGTAAATCGTTTCTGGACAAGAAATTTCGTTTTCTCTTATAAAGTCCTTACATAAATCAAATAGTTCTGAATCTATTCTCATTAGTTTTCCTTCTTAGATTTCGCAATTGCCTGATGTACATGCGAGAGTTTGAACTCCTTCTACATTATCATCCATCTCGACAAGAGCATCCCAATCCACAGAAGTTGGAATAGTTTTATTTAGATCTTCGTAATCGGCTTCGGTAATGGTTTCATATGGAGCCTGACGATAAGTTCCACCATCATAAGGTAGGAACGAAACACCTGACATTTCGTCAAAGTGATCATAAACCCAAGCACCAACACGTGGCCATTCGTCTTCAGTTACGTTAATTGTTACTGATGGCTTATGCTCGCACCAATGACGCTGATACTTCAACCAAAGTTCTAGATGATCAATAGCAGATACATTCTCTCTTGTGATTGAAGTTTCTGGTAGTCTCATTGGGAAACTAAAGACAGTAGTAGAATGAGGTTTAGTAACGTCTGGCTCATGAGGAACGCCAGCATCAATAAGATGCTTTGTAAGGGGATCCTTGTTGTCGCTACGAACACGGCGGATATAGTGCCTATCATGACCTGGATGAATACCAGAAGGACTAAGGACCAATTGACTGACTGTTCCACTTGGCTTAACGCAAGTAATGGCGACTGATTGATTAATACCAAGTTTCTCGCTCCATTCCTTATTTGTATCAATAGCGACCTGTCGTAGACGTTCTAGGCGTGCAGGTAACTCTGGATCATTATAGTCGTTCATGATTGGGCAATCATAGATGCCAGTGAATGATACACCGAGCAATCTTTCTTCTTCTGTATTCTTCTGCCAAATCTTACGTAGATATGGGAAATAAGTCATAGTCGATTGGAAAGTTCCCAATATCGTTGCGACTCTAATCTTTCTAGCAAGAGATTTCTCACTATCAGTGCTTCGAATAACGACCTCTGTAAGATTGCAAAATTGGTAGGGTCGAAGGATAATCTCTGAGCAGGGGTTAGTTCCGAATTCAAACGATGAATCTCTGCGACCACTTCTTTTAGCAACTTTTTGGCTTGCTTCTCTGGAAAAGATTCCACGCTCGCCCGACTTAGATTCATAGATTGCAAGCCATTCAGACATAAACTGCCCGACTTCTGGCTTTTCTGTATAGACTGCTGAGTTGTTTGAAAGAGCTCTTTGAACATTTGCTTCCCACCACTGTCCTGCTTTTGCATGGCGCATGCGATCATCTGATAAGTTAGATAGGGAGATCATTGCTGAACGTCGCACTCCACCAACTACAACAACTTCACCAATTTTACACATAATGTCATGGCATTCTAACGATGTTAGTTTACGACCATGTGCATTCTTGAAAACACGAATAACGAACTTGAATAGATCGTTCAATGGATCTGGACCAGAAGAACGGCCACCAAACACCTTTAGTGGTGCACCAGCAGGACGAAGGTTTGATAAATCCCACTTTGGAACTTCACCAGCGTAAAGGAGTGAAATAAGCATACGTAATGCTTTTGCCCAACCTTCCTTGCTGTCACGTACTGTGATCATGGTATCACAGTCAAAAAGCTGTTCTGGAATTTCTGGTAGCTTATTCACATACTGACGCTCAACAGAGAAGCCAACACCAGTGCCATTCATAAGAATGCACATGGCTTCATCAAAAGCCTTTGGATCGTCAATAGGAAGATAAGAACAATTGTAGCCAGCGACGTTATCACGATCTAGAGCCTTACCAGCAGTCATCAATGCTCTCATTGATGGCATTACTTCAAGATTATAAATTGCGTCAAATACTTCTTGCTTTAGCTTTTGATCAACCGTCCATCCCTGGCCTGTTGAAACTTTTGTGAACATATAATCCACATAACGCTGGACCGTTTCATTCCAGTGTTCACGACGATTCTTCTCTGGAAGGAAACGTGCATAACGGGATTTGTGGATGTACTGCTGGTAAACTGTAAAGTCTGTCATTATTTTGCCTCTTTGTTCTCTTTAGCCTTGTATATATATCTCTTCTTTTCGTCTACTGTCCATATAGGAGCGGCATATGGATTATGTTGATCAAAAAGTTCTAAGTATTCTTCTTCAGTTACTACACGATGTGATAAGATGTTTTCACCAACATGTTCTTGTGCTACTTCATCAAATTCTGTTTCACCACCAGTAGTAAAATACATAACATCTTCTACAGCATAATCTGCTGGTTGGTCATCTTCAAGTTCTACAGCGTATATATGCCTGAACGTGGAGACGGTTTCAACTAATACGATTTTAGGCATCAAGAATCTCCGTGATTTTCAAATATAAAGGTAGCTCTGGATATAGATAACCAGAATATAGCTGTCTGATTTCTCTACCCATGAACCTGCTATTCACTTTGCGAACGGCTCTGGCGAATTTCTTAAAGTCATATCTATCGAACAGCATTATAAACCAAACTTCTTTCTTGACCACGGAAAATTATGATATTCGTCGTGCCAGATAAACCACCTGCCATCATCAAGCGCCTTTATAGACCTGATTGTTTCTCCATGGATATTGATCATCGTTACGATTCTATTCATGACCAGAACTTCCATGTAGCAACCGTGGCAACTACCAGTGAAAATACACCTATGCAAATTAGATAAAGAATCTTATATATGTCATGAATTGCTGTGACAATAAGCATTGCATCTTCGTGTGTCATGACCAAAATCTCCACCACCATGATTTAGGTTCTTCTTCCGACTTATTCACAGGAACACCATGAAACCAAGGCTCTGGAAACCAATATTCTTTCAATGACGGGAAGTGTTTTAGAATCTCTTCCTGTGCAGCAAGAGCAACCTGACGGTGTTCTTTCTGTGTGCCTTCTTCGGCTCTAACGTCAATGTAATGAATCCAAGAACGAAGCGTCCCTGACATATATAGACGGGTTGTGGTTAGACCTTCTGGTAGAATTGCTCTTGCTTGTTCCTTTGCTATGCCAAGTTCAATAGCCTTTTTATAAGAATATTCTGCCTGACTTTTTACTAGGTGTTGATGAACATCCCATTCTTCTTCCAAATCTTTATCATCAACCTCAATACTATTCTGACGGTTCTTGGCGTCCTGTAGTCTTGCTTCTCTCGTTACAAACTGCATGTCCTTAGTGGGATCGGCATAACGCTGGCTAAATTCCTGAAACGAAAAAGAACGATGGCGAATGATCTGGTGAGAGATATCACGAGTTGTATTGATTTCCATTGTGATAGAAACCATCTCAAACGGAGACCAGTGCTTATGTTCGATTAGATACTTGAGGAGTTTTTCTGATGTTAGTGTGTTATGCTGATTGGATGGATTAGATACTCGGGCGGTGTATGCGATAAATTCGTTGGGTGTCATCTTATCACAACGAATTTGCCCAACATCGTTTTTGTTTTCAATAAGCGGTTGTGTTACTGCAATAATCTTAGCGTCGTTCATCGTGCTTCTTCCAGTTTTTTCTTCATATCAAGAAATTCAATCACTCTCTCATACTTGAGTTTTTCAGCAGTATCTTTAGGAAGAAGATTATATATGGGCGATTCCACAATCTGCTTTACAAGTTCTTCTCTTGACATATTAATAACGTCACCAAAGAAACGGTTAGCAACGTCTTTGCTAACATAGTTGAGGTCCATTCCTCTCCAAGTCATAGTCATTTGTTATCTTCCTCTATCAGTTTCTTACAACGCTTCTTCCAATCGTCACGTTGCCATTGTGCTTTGTCGTGCGACAGTTCATGATAATCATTAGCGATGAACTGAACCAGCTTCTCATACTTTTCAAGTCGATGCAATTCATTTCTAACTACATATGCTATATCAATCTTGTTCATATTTTAATCTCCAATGTAGCTTCTTTTACGCAATAACCACGATCGATCCAATATGTCTGTTTCCTATCCCATTCATAATCATTAGGATGAATATTCATAAATCGAATCCATGCTTCTGTTGCAGTCTTACCAAAAGAATGTTCACGAGGAATCCACGGAAACTTGTCATCGCTCTTGGCCCAAACGCTGCTGGGCATGCAGATGACATATCCTTTAACCTTGATCATCTTTTAAATATCCATCTCTTGGTCGGCGTTTTATCTTGCGCCATTTTTTACAGTTAGGAAACTTCAAAAGAATCATAAGACTATCCCAATGAATCGCTTTTAGATATTTGCGATGCTTTTTGACATAATCTTTATATTCTTTTGATCCTTTCATTCCGAAATTACCTCATAAGTCTTTTCAAAGATAGCAGGAGCGCATGGATAAAACTCTCCGGCAACTCCCTTAATAATATAATCATTAAGACGAGCAGTCATCATACCCTCTAGAGTCATGATCTGAATAAATGGTTCTGTGTTTTCTCCACGAGAGATTAACAAACCATTACACCAATCAGAGATTTCTTTTGCTTTCTTCTCAGTAAAAAGAAATGCTTCCACTTCAACTGGCTTCTTACGAACGATCATTTACTTGCCTCTTCAATTTTACGCAAAACTTCTTTAGCAGATTCTTCTACAATCCACCGTGTGCCATTTCCTGGACCACCAAAAACGATAGTCGATAATGAACCATACTGTTCGCTGGATTCTTCGAAAACGCTGGTAATCCAATCAATGTTAATATAAATCGGATCGCCCCTATACTTACCAGTATTAGAAAGTTTAACAAACTTCATACCTTACTCCATTTCTGTAATGCCAGTTTCGCTGACAAATCTCTATATGTATTCGTTTTAATAATATGTTCGATAAACTCCGGAGATAATCCTGCTAGGACCATATCATTAACGTCTTTGTGTTCCATTGTTTCCGGCCAAATACAGACATTATAACCATTCATGATAGCTTTGTCAAGTTTCTTTTTAGTCTCTACAGACCGAGGCTCGTTGTCATATACGATCGTAAGTCCTGATTTGTCAAAATCTCTAATTGCGCTAACCAGATCACCTCCAGCAGTAGCAATACTATTAGGAACGAACATACTATCAATCGGACCTTCAAGGACTGGTATAATACGGTTACGATCCACAGTGTCCAAGCCATAAAGTTTAGGTACTGACTCATTAAGTATAATTGTAATATATTTAATTCCATTAGACGATTTGAGGGATCTACCTTGGAAGGCATGCACGCTCTTATCAGAATCCAGAAAAGGGATAAGCAACCTTGTCTCATCCCGAGCCAAAGACTCAACTGGAAACTTGTTGGGAACCAAATTATTAACATAATGCTTAAAATTAGGACATGCGAATAACTTGGCATGGTAAACATTAGGGATCTTTCTCTCAACTACGAATTTCTTAATAGGATGATCAGGAGAAAGTTGGCTAACCTTCTTAAGACCTTTCAATGGACCAGATGTCATAAACACTGGCTTACGCATCTTCTCAACGAACTTTTCGTATTCATCTTGTTCTGGAGGCTTTTTATCCTGCAGCCTCTCCAGCTGATATTCATTATATAGGTTGACGTCTAGCATCTTAATGAAGTTTGGAATACCCATCGTCGCATTACAATTATGACAATGGAACATCATCTTACCGTCTTTCTGGTAGATGTATCCTCGTGCTTTATTTTGATGTGATTCTGAATCTCCGCAGATAGGGCAACGGAAATTGTAAAGGTTCGAACTTTTACGTTTGAATTTCTCTAGACGTGTAGAAACAATACCAATATACTTGTGAACAAGCCAATCCATAACAACTCCATAATATAACCTCAAATATGATTATACTGGGTTTTTCAAAAAAGACAAATTAATTTTTTAGGAGAAGTTTGGCTACATCGCCCCAGTTTGCGATAATGAATGCAGCAAGAGCAAATCCACCACCATACACCCACATCATCTTCTCAAGAGCATCTATCTTTTTCGAAACGCTTTCAAAAGATTCATCCATTTTTCTAGTGAATTCATTTTTTTCTTTTTCAATAGTTTCGTAAATAGCTTCTTCTTTAGCTTCTACTTCATCTCTTCTTTTTTCAAGAATGATCTCGATGCTATCGGTCATTTTCTCTTGTTGAGTTATACGTAGTTCGTGCACTGCAACCATCTTGTTGAGGTCTGCAGAGATCTCAGTAAGTTTAGTTATAGCATCTTCGATTTTAGCTTGTCTGAATTCTAGGTCTGCCATTATTGAGTTCTCTTGAATTTAGTGTTTAACTTTTTCAGAGTAGAATTACTACCAATAATGTCGGATAGTTTTTTCATATCATGAACACGTTGAGTAAGGAATGTGTTCTGAGTGTTTTTCTTTTTTCCCAATAAAGGTTCAAAAGTTGCAATGCCGCCTTTACTGTCAGAGGCGGAACTAGAAGCGCCCATCAAATTGTTTGGAACGTTTGATGCGACTTCTTCTGGAATAGGAGAATCTTTAAAAACTTCTGGATTTTCTGTATTGAATTTTCTCATTAGTCTGCCAGCAAGAGCATTAGCTTGATCTTCTCTCATTTTCTCGCCCTTTGCTCCTCTGTGATTCTGACTATAATGTGTTAATTCGTGTGCAATAGTTCTCATAATATCCCCTGGATGTCTACCAGTAACTCTCACCCAGATTGCATCGCCTTTAGAATGACCAAAGGCTGAATATTTGTCCTCTTCTTTACCAACCAAATGTATTTTTGGTAACGAAGGTAACTGTAACTCTTTCGCAGCAAATTTAATAAATTTGTTAATGTTTTCCATTAAACTTTCCTTAACCTTGCTACGATTTCTTCGTCCATTTCTATCAAGTCTGTGTCAACAACGGTTTCACCACCAACATTAAAAATTCTATCAGGCAATATATTCAATAATATAAGAAATGGTTTTATGTATTTCATTTGAGGCTTTAACTTGAAATAAAGTATTTTACAACAAGCATCAGCTCCAAAACAATTATTCAGAACAATAATATGGTTGAGTATAAGTCGCTCTTTCAGTTCCCCATACTCAACATATCTAGTAATAAGTTTTTTAATATATTTAATTCTGTTAAGATCTTCTAAAAAATCTTCAGTCGATACATACTTTGCATTATCATAATGATGAGCGCAAAATAACAAAAAGTTTTTATCATTCAAAATATCATTCATTACGACCAAGTGCTAAGTTGTGCTCGTTTCCATGTGTTATTGGCCACACAGACATAGATGTAAGAAGAATCGTAACGAATCGTTCCAGGCAAACCAGAAGCGTCTGCAGTGCCTGGAACAGTATTTGATATGATTAGATTAGCAGCAAAAATGCTCACATTAACAGTTCTTACTGATGGAGTCCCTGAAGGGTCTCGGAGGACTAAGACCCTATCAGTTGACGTCACATTAGCAGCTGTTGGTAATTCAGAAACTTTTTTGCTGTTATCTGTCATCTATCACCTATTAAGCTGTAGCAGTAAACTTGGCTGCTGTAGAATTGACGCTTGCAGCGCCTGTAGCAGAAACGACAGCCTTGACCCAAACGTTGGCACCAAGAGTTGCTACGTTTGCGCTTAGAGTTGCAGTTGTCTGGTTTGAGAAGCCAGATACAGCGGCTGTAGTGTTGAATGTTACGTTGTCTGTTGAATAGTACCAAAGGTAGCTTAATGAGGCTCCTGATGGTGTTGAAGCAGCAGCAACAGTAAATGTTCTTGTTATATTACCAGAAATACTGCCACTATTGGCTAATGGATTGGTTGTAATTGTTAAAGTATAATCTGGGAATGGCGTATCATCAGAAGCATCACCAGTGATACCACCAGCAACTAGAACTTCTGTCATTACACGGCCAGCACGTCCTCCCTGACCAACAGTTCTTAGAACCCAGCCAGTGTGAGCAACCTTGCCACCACCAGCTGCGATTTCGTTTGAGTCAACTGCATACTGTCCGACAGTTACGCCGTCGAAATAAGCATTAGCTGTTGTATTACCGAATAGAAGATCTCTATTGGCTGTGTTTGGTGCCTGCTTCATCTGCGCTGGTGCGTAGATAGTTGAATTAGAAGCAGCGTCGTTTTTACCCCATAATGGCATTTGATATTCCTCCTAAAAGAATTCTATTTCTCTATTTATTTTTTTCGAGAGCCAACATATCATTAAGATATTCTGACTTTTTATTAATCATTTTATGAAGCTCTCCGTCTTTAATATGATGATACTTTTCTGGGGCTTCTTCAATAACAGGTTTTGGTTTTTCTTCTACAACTGAATGTTGTCTAAGTTTTTCAAAAATACTAACATGTTTTGGTGGTTCCGGAGGGGCTGCTGGTTTAGCAACCTCTCCTAGAACGATATTCTTAGCAATAACGGCCATTAAACCTTTAGTCCTTCTGCACTGTCATGCATTTTATTAACAGCAGCTTGACGATCAGCTGGCTTTAGACCATTAAGGTGAGAAGTAATTCTTCTACCCATACCTGGTGTAATCTTTGAAGTTGTACCATCATTGTGATGGAAGTCAACAACATTACCAGCAGCAGCACGTCCTGCCTCTACCTGAATATGCTTACGTGGATCACGTTCAGTTGTTTCAGGTTCTGGGTTCTTCTTTGGACGACCTTCTTCAAGAGTTTCCTCTTTCATTCCAACTGCTGCTCTTTGACTTGCAGCGTTTTTTGTAGTTCTGGCTTTATATTCTTCGTCCGATTCACCAGCTTTCATATTAGGCTTATATTTGGCCATACTAGCCGCAAGAGCTTTTCTTTTTTCTGAATCTAATCCACCACCGGATGATAAGCTCATTGGTCTTGGATGAGACATTCTTGAACTGCTCCAAGTTCCTTCTTTTAGTTTTCTTTTTCCACTTTCAGCTGTCGCAGTAAGATCATTCTGTGAAAGTTTTTCAGAAGTAGGTTTGGCCTCTGTAGTTTCTGGATCTACTGGTGCTACAGAGGCTTCAAGAAAAAAAGAGTTAATATGGTCGA